TTCTATTAGAATGGGTAATATTTTGTTAGAACATATTGATGAAATTAATAATAGTGATAATGGCAGTATACATTTAAATTATCGAAATTCAGGTAATGTTAGTTTATGCTATGGAGGAGGTAGTGTGGGGATTGGAACTCCCACTCCTTCTTACAAACTTGATGTTAATGGTTAGATTAGGGCAAGTGGATTTCATCATGCTAGTCACAATGATGATAGTTATGTATTACTAGCAGGAGGTGGAACGAGCCACATTAAACATGGGTCAACTTATTGGTCTACTGCTATATAGTTTGGAAATTATGTATGGTTGATGCTGTAGATAAGTGAAGCCTCAAACGGTATTTCAGTAGTGCCTACTAATATTAGTAACCCAACTAAAGATATATATGTTATGAATGCATAGCTAGGAAGATACGACAATTCTAGACATGGTAGATATCGTGTAGCACCTAATGGTGTGCTATATTACGTAGACGGTGTCGATGGAATGTAGATATATACAACAATTTGTTATGTAGCAAATAGTTAACACTATTTAACTTTTACTCTAGCCCAAATAATATACAATTATATATGTTTAATAAAAATAAATGATTTATGACTTTAAATGATGTTTTGACAAAACAGAATCTTATTACAAAGATTCTTTTAGCTGGTAACGGCAAAGAACTCTCTAAGGAGTTAAAGGTAAAGATTATGAGGATTAGAATGTCTTATAATAAGATTAAGAAACAGTTTGATGAAGATACACAAGAATTTAGTAAGCAAATTGTTTCAGATGAATTAAGAGATTTAGCTAATAAGACAGAGCGTACTCCTGAAGAGGAAACTAAGTTTAATGAGTTGAATAATAAAGCTAATTCAGAATATCAGGAATATCTTGTACAAAAAGGTAATGAAGATATTAAGGATGCACCTGAAGACACACTTACAGAAGATGAGTATGGCGATATTCTTGATGTAAATTCTGGTGGCGAGTATGAGATTAATGGTCAGAAAGTAAAAGCTGCTGACCTTATGGAGGCTTTTTATGAATTATTTGTTAAGTAATGGAAATAACAAAACAAAACGAAATTTATCAAATAAGTGATTCTACAGAAAAATATAATATCTCAGGATCTTTGAATATTAATTTAGATAATTCTTATTCATTTAATATTAGCATGACAGATGCTAATAATTCTAAGACTATGAGTTATTATAAAACAGTTACATCAGACCACATTGATGTAAATTATAATGCACCTAAAGATTCTGAGGAAGATTTACTTAATTATATAAAAGATAATATGCAAGTTATTTTAGATAAAGTGAATAAACAGTAACATTTTTAAATTATTACGACTATGAGAATTATTAGAAAAATTTCTAAATCTTTGACTCCAAAAGAGTAGTACTTGGAAAAGTATGGTAAACATTTTACTATTAAATTAGCAGATTTTGCTAGTGAATAGATGGTTAATTCCGATGGAACTAATAAACATTGGGATGTTTCAGATGTAAAATAGATTATTGATGAGTTGGGGTATATTATTCCAATTAGTAGTACTGTAGGAGATATTATTTATACTGCTAATATGGCACATGCAGATTTTTACCCTTTATTGTTAAAAGATGCTAAATCTTGTATAATATATGCTATGGAAGTAGCAAATGATAAAGACGGATACGAGGGTATTTAGTTTTGCAGATGGATGGCAGATGTAAAGAATAAAAATTTAGAAATTGATTGGAAATCTTTCATTTAAATTTAATTAACAAATAAAGTAATAAGGAATTATTAGAGGTGATGACTACGTAGTTATTATTTTTAATAATTCCTTATTTTTTATTTTGGCTGAACATTATTTAATATATATTAACAATACAATTAGATACTAGTATTTATAGATGAGTTTTTCCTTGAAAAATTGAGTAAATTATTTTAATTATAAGCGACACTGTAGAAAAAATTTATTGTACTGATAACAATGATGCTTTATTGGCTTCTGTTATGGGTAAGAACAACAATGATCCAATGGCAATGGCTGCTATGTTAAACAACAATTAGTGGATGAACAATCCTTTTATCTATTTAGTATTCCTTATGATGTTTGGAAGAAATGGATTATGGGGAAACAATGCTAATGGTGTTTAGAATGCAGAAATTTAGGGATAGTTAAACGCCATTAGAAATCAAATGTCAGATAACTAGAATAGTGGTCTCCTAATGGATGCTGTTAAGGGTAATAATAACGCTATTACTCAGCTAGCAAGTAATCTGAACTGTGATTTTAATTCACTTAACAACGCTATATGCGCTGTACGTTCTGGAATACAGGACGTAGCTGGCAAAGTAGGATTCTCTGCTGAGAAGGTAATCAATGCTGCCAACTTAGGTGATTTAAATATAGTACAACAGTTAAAAGATTGTTGCTGCCAGACTTAGCAGAATTTATTAAAGATGGGTTATGAATAGCAATTAGCTACTGCTAATCAAACAAATACTATAGCTAGTAAAATCTGTGACACTAACTATTCTTTAAATAATGCTATTAACACATTAGCTACTGGAGTAGAAAGAGGATTTGCATCTACAAACTATGCTACTCAGACACAAACTTGCGAGATATTAAGAGATAATCAACGTAATACTCAGCATATAATTGATACTCTTAATACACATTGGAATCAAGATTTGCAGTAGAGATATAATGATGCTAGACTTGAACTTAGTCAAGTTAGATAGAATCAGTATTTAATTTCATAGTTGAAACCAACTACAACTACAACTACTACTGCGTAAACCATAAGCCCAGGAAGTCTAACTTCTTGGGCTTTTTATTATCACGATATGATATTTAGAGACATTAAACAACACAACAAAGTATACATTCTTGATAAAGTGAATGTAACTATTGACGAAGGTATTGTTACTGCTGTAGGAATACCTCAACCTAACATTGAAGGCAAAATAGTAATTGATGTTACTATAAATGTAAAAGATAAACAAGCTACTTATACTATACCTGAATAGTTATCTGTTACTAGAGCTAATAATTTAGTACTAGCTACTGATTAGAAAGATTTAATATAGGAACTTGAGACAATGAAGACTAATGCAAAACTTATTATAGATTCTGTAGATACATAGAAAACAATATTACAAAAGGCAGATAAGCTTCTTCTAGAACTCAATCCAGTATTAAAAGAAAAATAGCAAAATGAATAGAGATTTAGTAAAATTGAAGATTCTCTTTCTTAGATAGCTAAACTAATGGAGAAGTAGCAAGAAACTATTAATAATTTTATAAATGATAAAAGTTTTAGTAAAAAGGATTGCTAAAAAACCTAATTACACCATTGGTAAGTTATTTATCAATGGTGTTTTTTTTGCAAATACATTAGAAGACACTGACAGAGGTTTAACTTAGAATATGTCAGAAGATGAGATTAAAAAGAAAAAGATCTATGGCTAGACCGCTATCCCTACTGGTACTTATAAAGTAACTTTAGATGTAGTAAGTCCTAAATTTAGTAAAAAATAGTTTTATAAAGATACGTGTAATGGCAAAGTCCCTAGGCTTTTAAATGTCCCTGGTTATAGTGGAATTTTAATGCATGTAGGAGATGGGCCTAGAGCTTAGGATCTTACGTATGGGTGTATTTTGGTAGGGAAAAACACTGTGGTAGGACAATTAACAGATGGTAAAGAAACTTTTAAAAAAATATATAAAGCTCTACTAAAAGATAAAAATAACATAACAATAACAATAGAATAATATGGAAAAATTCTTTGGAAGAACTTATGAAACAGTTGGTAATGTTAGTGGAGATTTATTATTAAAAACTAGAGGAGGAGTAAAAGTTTAGATAGGTTCTAGTTTTATAGACCTAGTAAAAAATGGTAAAATAAATGTTGATATTGATATTATTAAAGAAGCTTCTTCTAAAGATAGTATTATTGATAATGGTTTTTATATAGTTAGAGATGTTTTATACGTAAAATATTAGGATACTGTACTACCATTAAATAGTGATACTGGGGAGAATCAAGTATCTTATTTACCTTAGTTAAATATTACTTAGGAGTAGCAAATATAGGCACAGAAAAATATTGGAATATATTATGATACTTTGGAAGAAGCTTAGTAGAATATAAGTGATGGATATGTATATATAAAAGAAAAAGGATTATACGTTATATAGTCTTCTATACCTATGTAGATTATAAATAGCAACTAGTTCTCTTCTTTAAATATAGGTTTAGATTAGTATACTGAAAGTATAACTAATTATTCTAAAAATCATTACTTTAAAATTAATAATACAAAATTACTTAATTTATCAGCAAATTCAATATCATGTGAAAGACCTTTATATATAAGTGAATTACAAGATATTAATAATTCTTTTTATATTACTAGTTCTGGAGGTAAGTCTACTTTAAAAATAAATAATATAGTTGCTGATATTGTTAGTGCCAGTAGTTCCAATAATTTAGATAATTTATAGTATCATTATAATTATAATAATATTATAACAGATATTATAGATAACTCTACAGACTCTGAAAATCTTTATTATACTTTATATTTAAAGTATTCCACAGATAATTATAAAGTAGGAGATTACTTGTACTTTAATATTTATGATGAGGATTCTTCTTAGAATGAAGAATATTTAGTTACTATAGTGGAATTTTCAGGAACTTCTATTAAAATATAGTGTGATAAAGATATTCCGCCACTAACTTATTAGCCAATTTGTTACTATAAATATAAAGATCCTACTATTTATGGATTTTCTACAGATTATAAAAAATTCATGTATAGTAATAATACTCATTCGGTAATAATAGGAGATATAACTGAAAAATATAGTAGTAACTCTTTAACAAATGGATTTTATTCTGATTGTACAGTAACAAAAAATCAAATTTTAATATCCCCAAATCTAGATAATCCAAATTTAACAAATACAGTATTTAAAAAATCTGATAATTTTCCTAGATTAGAAGAAGGGTGGGAATTACCTAAAGAAGATAACTCTCAAAATTTAGCTACTACTAAGTGGATAAATGCTACTAGATATATATTACCTGTAGCTACTACCAGTACTTTAGGAGGAGTTATGGTAGGCAATGGCTTATCCATTACTAGTACTGGAGTATTATCTGTAGTGGATAATTGGACTTCTACTTTAAATACTATTTCTAATAACGTGAGTACAAATACAAGTGATATTACTATATTAAAATCTTAGATAGCTAACTTACAAAAAGCAGTGAAAGATTTATAGGATAAATTAAAATCTTTAACTGAGTAATTTTGTTATTTTGACTTTTATTTTTTTTAACATAGTATAATATTATTAAATAATATACAATATGGCAATAGGAATTAATGATTTAAATGACGATTTGATGGATGCCGTACTGATTCCTAATAACTAGGATCCAGACAATGACTCTAATCAAGATAATAATGTCCCTAACAATGATAATGATGAGGACAAACATTAGGAAGATGAAGATGAAGACGTAATCACTGCGTTACTTAAAGAACAAAACATTACCGACCGAGATAAAATTTAGTACGAGGATGAAAATGGATAGATTCAAGAATTACCTTTTGATTCTCTGCCATTAGAAGATTAGTTGAATATTTTAAAAGGAACTCGTGAAGATACTCATAATGATTCTGATGACCTTGACGAGGATGAAATACAATTAATCAATTATCTTCGTAGTAATAATTTAACAACTTAGCAATATGCTGATTATATTGCTTAGGAAGCAGTTAAGAACTATCAGTAGGAATAGCCAGTCTCTTATAAAGTAGATGAACTTTCTGATGATGACTTATACTTACTTGATTTAAAGAGTCGAGTTCCAGATGTTGATGATGAGACAGCCGCTGCTGCTCTAGATTCTGCTAAACAAAATGAAAGTTTATTCTCTAAATAGGTAGAAGGTATTCGTTCTGAATATCAACAAAAAGAGAAAGAATTAGCAGAACAAGAGTAGGCTCAAAAATAGGCTCAAGATTCTGAGCAACTTTAGTAGTTTCAAGAAGCTATTATTGGTTCCATAAACAACCTAGATTAGGGTAATGACTTTGCGTTTAGTTTATCAAATGCTGATAAGTAGGAGTTATATAATTTTATGTTTTAGTAGGATGCTACTGGTATGAGTTATCTTAATAAAGCAATTAACGACCCACAAACTCTTACTAAAATGTCTTGGTATGCTCTTCATGGAGACGAAGCTATTGATAATATGCGGAATTACTACGAACATTAGATAACAGAAATTCGCCGTACTTCTTATGCCAAGGGCTTAGAAGATGGTAAAAGTGGTAAGAAGACCGTAATATTTGGTCCTAAAGAAACAAGAAAGACTGGATTGGTCTCTAAACCTAATAAATATAAAAATATTTACGATTTACAAGATTAATTAAATTATGTTAGTTGCAAATTTTACTACACAAGTCCCTACTATGGGTAATACTAGAACATATGAAGATTTCTATAAGTTCTTAGGTGTAAAACCTGCTCGTTTGGGAATTGTTGCAAATCTTTATCCTTAGAACACTGCTGAGTATTTAACCACTTCACTTAAAAATGTTATTTATAATAATACTAAGAGTGGTAACAAGTTCCAGCGTTTGAACTCATTAATGTATGAATATGAGATTCAAACTAATCAAATTAAACGTATTGGATTCGCCGCTGTGCCTACAGAAGATGGTGCTAATGGCACAGAAATTACTTTTGCTTTTAAAGAAAATTACTATCAAAAGTATGACATCTTTATGATTGAAGAGTCTAGACAGCAAGTTATTTGTATCACTAGACCACAGAGACGTGCTGATAATTATTGGGAAATTCAAGGACGTTTGATTGATGATGATTACAGCTCAGTACTTGATAAAGATGCTTGTCAGATTGGTATGTTGACAAGATTCTAGAGTAACTCAATGCCAGAAATGCATGAAGAAGGTTACTGCAAATATCAGAGCAATATTTCACGTTTCCGTGGATACATTACTCAGTTCCGTAACGATGAGACTTACTCAGCATTATATGCTGCTATGGAAGATACTTTTGTAAATATCTCTCAGGGTAAAGGTAATGGAGCTATGCAAGAGACTGTTTATAAGATGGACAAGAAGGAAAAAGTTCTGCTTGAGAACTTTATGTTCGTTAAGAATAACGGTCTGTTGTTTAATAAGAGTTCTATTGATAAGAATGGTAAGTCCACAATTCAGGACCCAACAACTGGTAGACCTATTTATATTGGTCCTGGTTTGATTCCACAAATTGAAGCTTATGCTGATAAGTATGCTTATAATAAGATGACAGTAGATGTTCTTAACACTATTGTTACTACAATGGCATAGAAAGCTAATAATCCTAAAGGAAATAAGTGGGTATTTGTTATGAATGAAAAAGCTGATGCTGATATTACTACAACTTTGGGAGAATATCTGCAGAGCTTCCATACAGACGGAACATTCTTATATTCTATGAAGGCTAATGATGAAGTAGAAGTTGGCGCTAAAGGTTATACTTCTTACAACTATCTTGGTAACACATTAGTATTCACTGTTGATAGAGCTTTCTCTCGTGAATATGGTAACGAGAAAGGATTTATTGCTTGTATTGATTTAAGTCCAGATGATTCTACTGGTAAGCCAGGTGTAGCACAATTCACTTTCAAGAATGGTGAGTTCATTCAGAATAAAGTGCTTGGTGTAGGTGGTGCAGATGGTTTATCTTCTGGAGAAGTTTCTAGTGCTATTGCTGCTAGTAAACTTATTGTTTGGGGTTATGGAGGTATTGGTGTATTTAACCCATACAAGTCCTTTATTGCTCGTGAAGTTTAATATAAGACTACGTTAGTTTTACTATAAATATAGTAAACAACAATTATTAAGATAAAAGTAGGCAGACTATTCTGCCTACTTATATTTTGTATTTGATAATAAGAATTAATATGACATAGGAATATAATGATAATATTGTAATTTTACGTAGTGTTTATAGTAAAGTAGGTTCTAATATTACTATAAATCCATGTAGAGATAAAGAAACAGGTTCTTTCCCTAGCTGCGTAAGAAGAGTGGATGATAGAGGAAATATGATTCTATCAGAATCTGATAAAGAGAATTTGAGTGCTGAAAAGGTTTATTTAGTAGCTGAAAATGCTAAAATTAAAATTTATGATGGCATTCAGTTTAATCTTGAAAATATGAAAGATGCAGCTTTATGGGAATGTATTAAAAATTGTTCATATATTGCTCCTGACCGTTACGCTAAAGACTCTAATGGTAACTATTTAATTGATGGTACAATGGGATGGAAGAATCCTCATCCACGTTATGGTTTGGCAGAGTATTATATTGAACATCCTGGACTTGATTCTGTACGTAGAGTTAAGAGAACAGAGACCTTGTCTAAGGCATTAAAATATATTATTGACGATAGTAGAGAAGGTCAAATTACTAGAGCTAAAGTTCTTGGTAAGAAGATGGATAATGTACCTAGTGCAGATATTACAGACTTCTTGATTCAGATTGCTATGAAGAATCCTGCTAAGATCATTGGTCTTTACGAAGATGCCCGTTCTAAGCTGCGCATTCTCTTAATTGATGCTCGTGAAAAGAATGTTATTATTGTAAAGGATAATTTACTTTGCTATAATGATAATGTTTTAGGTGCTACAGATGATACGGCTATTAATTGGCTATCAAATCCTGATAATGCTAGGTTAAAGGGACTAATTATGAGAGCCACTTATCCACAATTATATGTACAAGCTGACAACACTATAACTCCTAAAGACACAGAAGGTACAAAAGATACAAAAAATGCTAACCAAACTAAATAATAAAATTTAGTTATGACTGCAAGACAAATACTTGAATCTTGTTTAATTGAATTATCTAAATAGCACGCTCCCAGTATGCGTTTAGATGAATTCAATTATTATATAAATAAAGCTGTTAATCAATACATAAATAAACGTTATAATATTTATGATATTAATCAGCAAACTACTGACGATTTAAGAGTATTAAAGGCTACCGCAGTTCTTACTCCTAAGGCTTCTGACATATATACTACAGCAGGTATTACCGAAGTTCAGAGTGATGCTTTATATTCAAATGCTAAAAATCCTTATGGAGCAGTGTTTGAAGTAAATCTTCCTGACGATTATCTGCACATGCTTAATTGCATTTGTATATATACTTTAAAGAAGTAGCACAAGTGTTGGAATGCTAATTCTGATGTAGCTTTTGCTGCTAAAAGACTTACTTCTGATAGTTGGTCTACAATTATGAATGATTTTTATAATAGACCTCTTCCTTGGAGACCTTATTACTACATTCATAACGTAAATACTTCTGATAATCTTCCTACAAATCCTTATGTAGCTCCTGAAGATAAAGGACTAGGTACTGGAACAGATGGTTCTAAGAAATAGGATTCCACTGAAGGAGTAGCTAACTTTACTAGAACTATTAAAATTGGAACTGCTGATTAGTCAGTGGTAGAAAAAAATGCACCATTTAGATATGGTAATAGTTCTACTGTTAGATGCGAAATTAGATATGGTCATGATATTTCAGTGTTTGCATTAACAAAGGTAGCAGTTGATTATATTAAAGCTCCGTAGTTTGTTAGATTAACACAAGAGCAAATGGATTTAACAGAGGATACTTCACAGATTATGGAGTTTCCAGATTATGTATGTCAAGAGATAGTAAACGAGTTGGTACATTTAGTTATGGAACACGACGGTGATCCTAGATTACAATCAAATATACCTATTTCACAATCTATTGCTTAGCCAGCTCAACAATAGGAATAGCCTCAATAGGCTCGTAGACAATAATTAAATTAATTTAAATTATGTTTTAGTTTACAACAACTACTGTAATTAACAGTGCTAAGGATTATACAAATCCAAGTGTGGACCTTTTTAAAGGAGACTCTAAGTACTTCGATGTAAAGAGAGTAAATAGATTTAAAGTAAAGAATATTCGTTCTGTTTACAAACAAGACCCAGTAGCTCAGTCTAATGCCGTAGCTACTATAGATATGGCTAAAGTAGCTGCAGTACTTAAGGCTAATAAAGCTACTAAAGGTACTTTTAGAGTAGAAATTTATGTACACTTAGCACAAAGTAATAATAACCCATTGTATTCTAATACTTGGGTTGTTAAAGGTCGTCCTTGGACTTTTGAGTTCTCAGCAACCTCTACTGAAGAAGCTGGAGATATTGTAGATAAGGTAATCAAAATGATTACTAAGTTTAAGTTGTTTACAATGGATACTGAGCAGCTTAAAGCTACTAAAGATGACACTAAATTGAAATTGACTGCACAGGATCCTTATCAGATTTTCTCTAAGGTAGAACTTCAATATTTTGATCCTAGTATTGGTACTACTACAGGATGCTGCACTCCTAGAGGTGAGTATGCTCCAGTTGAAAACTATGGAGTAACTGATGTAACTACTATTACTCCGGGTAATGAAGGCTTTGGAACATTCGAGTGGATTATGCGTAATCTCAGACTCCCAACTGCTGAGCAAACTAGATGGAACGCTCTTTATCAGGATGATAGACCTATGGTAGGTGCTACTTATACTCAATATACTTTAGAATATTGTGAGAATAGAGGTATTCTCGGCGGAGACGCTGTTGGTGAAGAAACTAAGAGTGTTACTACTCATGTATTCTTTGTAAATCAAGCTGTTAAAGATCAGTTTGAAGCAGCTCTCACAGCCGCTGGTATTACAACATTGGCTCCTACAGCTGGTGCTGTAGAAGTTGATGCTGCTGCAAAAGCTAATCAAGTAGCAGCTGATTTAACCGCATTTAAGGCAGAAGTAGAAAAAACTTATGCTAAAAAAGTTGGTGATTAATTTTAACTAATTAAATAAGAGGCGAAGGCAGTATTGCCTCCGCCTTTTTTATTATATATGATAATGAACAATGTATACTGGGATAATTTATAAATACACTAGCCCTTCTAATAAAGTATATGTAGGGCAGACTATTAATGAATATAATAGAAAAAATGCTTTTAAAAATATAAAGCATTTATATGCAGGTGGTAAAATTGATAAAGCTAGATTAAAATATGGTCCTGATAATTTTCAATATGAAGTTTTAGAAACTATTGAGAAAAATTCTAAAAAAGAATTATTAGAAACTTTAAATAATTTAGAAGTGTAGTATATTACTAAATATGATTCTTTTAAAAGTGGATATAATTCTACTCCTGGAGGACAATACCTTTATGAGTATACTTCAATAGATAAATAGAAAATATCAGATTCTAAAGTAAAAGCAGTGGTACAATATAGTTTAGAAGGGGATTATATAGCTACTTATAAATCTTCTAAATAGGCTTAGAAATTTGTAGGAATAAACTATTCTTCTATAACTAAGTGTTGCTCGGGGAAATATACTCATGGGGGAGATTTTCTTTGGAAGTATCTAGAAGATTTTGAAGAAGGTATTCCTTAGCTAAAAATTACAGGTTTACCTGAAGATAAAATAAATACTATAAAAAGTGCTTAGCAATGTATGAATACTACAGATTCAAAAACTTATAAAAAAGTTATATAGTATTCTATAAAAGGCGATTTTATATAGATATTTGATAGTTTAACAAATGCTGCCAAATCTGTAGGATTAACTAATACTACTAGTATTACCTAGAGTTGCTCTTCTGGAAGTGGCTCCAAAGGATATTTTTGGAGATATTATACTGAAAATTATCCTAAAAATATAGATGTAAAAGTATCTAAACATTGTTTAGCTACTATAAAGCATAAAAATATTTATTAGTATACTTTAGATAAACATTTAGTAAACACTTATCATTCTTATAAAGAAGCAGCTGAATCTGTTAATGCCCATAGCAGTGGTATTAGTTTATGCTGCAGGGGTTTACAAAAAACTTGTAAAGGATATTTATGGGAGGAAGATTATGATATTGGATAAATTAGTTTCAGCGATACATAATGATGTTGTTGCAGGATTGCGAGGTTATCATACTAATATGTCAATGTCTAGAGAGTAGACAGCCGATGATATAGTAGATATGAGACTTTAGGTAATAAAAGAATATAGTTTAAAAGGAATATTACCTTATAAAGATTTACTCACTGAAATAAATTGCATTCCTGTAGATTGTAAAAATATAGAAAATTGTAGATGTAAGAAGGAATTTGGAACTCCTACTATGCATTTTGAAATACCTTAGTTATTAAATGACTATGGAGAATAGGCTATATAGTATATAGGTTCTACAGATAAATAGCTACCATTTTTATGGTACACTTCTTTACCTTCATTTATTTATAGTAAATATAGAAGACGTAAAGTCACTAAACCTATGGTTTTTATAGACACTACTCCGAATGAGAATGGTATGTATGATTGCTGGGTATTTAATGCTCCATTATTAAAAGAAGTTTCTATTATAGCTATATTTAAAGATCCTAGACAACTTGAGAGATATAGTTGTTGTTCTTCTGAAACATTAGAAGATGATAATTTTAATTTTATTAATAATGAAATTAAATAGAGATTAACAAAATTAAAATTATATTATTATAGACAAGTTGCTCCACCAAACTTACCAAATAATCAAGAATATGCAGCTGGTTGATTTTCATTATCCATTAGTTCTTTTACACTAGATGTATGGTTTAGAATTAACTGAAGAAGATTACGAAGAATTAGCTTTAGTATGTTTTGAAACTATCGGAAATAAAAGAACTAGAGTTTATAAATATATAGGAAATATAGATTGCAATAACACTTTACCTCTTCCATGTAATTGCTACGAAGATGATATTGAGGCAGTATTATTTCCAGGAGAGGATTGGAATAGGACTACCAATAAACATTCTTTTGGAGATTTAAATTCCCATTGGACTGAAGAATATATTGAAGCTTTTAAACATAACACTAATATATTATATGGGCATGGACATTTTGCTAAATTTTAGTATTGGGATCATGCCTTACATTTTGAAGATGCCGCAGGAATGCCAGTGCTAGTAATATATCACGGAGAAATATTAGATGATAATGGACTCCCAGAATTAACTAATGATGAAGCAATAGCAATAGCTGACTATTGTGCATATTGGACATTATTTAAACGTTCTATAAGTACTAATAATCCTAACATAATGCAAATGGCTTAGTAGGTAGAACTTAAATTAAATAAACACTTAGATGCTGCAAGAGTTCCTAGTCATATCAATCAAAATGAAATGAATGAGATACTAGATGCCAAAGTAAGTTGGCATAGGCACAGCTATAACAAATCAACTAAAAGACAATGAATTATGCTTTAGGTTATGCTTTTACTTTAAAAGATTTATATACTAAATTCCCATTTTAGAAATTAAAATTTAATGGATGTTCTTTTGAAAATATATTTAAAACAGCTGATATGTGTATTATATGTTCTAGAATATTATGTTATTGCGTATAGTTGGTAATAACTGATATTATAAGAAATAATACTACATTTGTACTACCTACTGGAAAAAAGTATGCAGAAATATATGTAAGAAGAACTTCTCAAGAAGAATTTAAATGTAGAAGATAGAAAGGTGGAGATTAGGACATTGATTTCTTAGAAACTAATTTTACTACTTATAAATTATCTTTTAGATGGATGGGAAAATGTTTAATGAGATCTAAACCTTGTTATATAGGAACTTCTTTAAGAGATGAATTTATAAATAATATAAATAATGGTGTGAAATACTGTTAATGCAAGTAAAGACTTTAGATGATTATTATGAATAGGTTTATGCTAAATTTCCTTTCATTCCTCATTCTGATATATAGAGGATATTAAAATATGGATGGAGATATATTTATATAATTAATAGTAGGGGAGGAGATATACTAATTAATCGTCATGATTTTTGGTTTTATATGGGTAAAATATGTACTAATCCTCTACAACATTTTTATAAATATTATAAGAAATTAGCATTTAAGATAAGAATGTTAAGTATCTGGAATAAGAAGAAATATAATGGTTATTATTATTTTGGTATAACCAAATAGTAGTATGAGAAAATAGAATAGTCTAAAAACTCTAGAGGAAGACCTAAGACTAAATTTAATTATGGAAATGTAATACTTTATAAATATTTTGAGGAATGCAAAGTGGCACAACCTTCTAAATCCTATTTTTATAAAATTCCTTACCCTTTAGATGTTGGTAGTACTAGATACAGAGCTAACTTTATAAGTAAAGATGCTATACTGATATATCAAAGAAATCCTTTAAAATTTGAAGATTTATCAGTTACTAATACTAAATATGAATTTGTAAATGCAAGCACAAAATACATTCAACGAAGGGATGGTATTAGATAATCATCCATTAATGACTCCTAATACGGTGTTAACAGATGCTTTAAATGCTACTTTAGTTACTATGAATGGTAACGAAATGGTATTACAAAATGATATGGGTAATGCTAAAGTAGAAAATGCTAAATTACCTCCAGGATATATTCCTATTGGAATGAAAGAATATGGGGGAATTATTTATATAGCTTGTTATAATCCTTTAACAAATAAAGGTTAGATAGGTTGTTTTCCATCTCCTTAGAGATAGAAAACTGCTACACAAATATCAGAAGTAACTCCAACTTTTAAGTTCCCGGATGTTACTTATATAAAAGAAGAGAATGGAGAAGAATGGTATAAAATTAATAGTCTTTTAACTAAATGTGAGATATTCCCTAAAGGAACTATTATTAGATCCGGGGATAAGTTCTCTGTAGGACTACCTATATCTAGTATGTTTGGTACAGATAATATCGATTTTACTGGAGAAAATTTTATATCTAATTATAATAATGTAGAAAAGGGATTAGTAAAAACTCCAATGAATAGAATGTATACTTTTGGAGTAGCTACTTTGGATAATAATGGGCAATTACGTGATATTACTAATCAATTAAAACGTTATAAAGGAGGACAATAGATTTAGTTTTCTAATATTGATTCTGATTTATATAAATTTAATTGTGGATATTGGCAGAATGAAATATCTACAGAAGACAAGGATGGTTTGATATCTTCTGAGTTAATGGATTAGACAAGTATTTAGAGTAAGTTAAATACTTATAATAGTAAATTATTTGGTAGACTATTTTTATATGCTAAATATAACACAGTACAAAGTATTGAAGTCAGTGTAGTTGGTTATAAAAAATTAGATGATAATGACACTATTAATAATCCTATATATACAGGAACAGATAATGATTATTCTGACGTTGAATTACCTTTAATATAGAATTAGAAATATTTATAGATAGATTCTAAAATATTATTATTAATTTATGTAAATTACAAATATAATTGTCCTGATGGATCTAAAGCTTTAAACTCTAAAAATTTAGTAAAACCTTTAGAAGGTTATGAGTATTATTTTGATAAAAATGATCAAAGTATTATTAGAGGTATTCAATTTATTATAGACAATAATTCAATCTATAATTTACCATTTGCAATTCCTAGTGACTATAATAAAAATTATAATTTAGGATATGGATATCCTTTGTATGATAAAATTACTGATATTTACTCATTTTCACAAGTATACGCTCTACCATTAAATACTACTAATAAAATTTCTTGGGAAGCTTACCCAGTAACTTATTTTTATGATAAGGGTTTTAAATTCGGAGAAATTCCTGATGAAAATATTTCTGGAGAATTAAATCCAGATAACATAAATTCTGGAAAAATGGAATTAAATGCTTGGAGATATTATATAAATAATGATAGAGTATTATTAACTTGGGGATTTGAATCTTACCCTAGAGAAAATGATATTATCTCAGAAGTTTCATTTTCTTTTTATGATGTAGCTTATAACACTTTAAAATGGAAATTCTTTACTAAAGAAAGAATAAGTTATAATGGAGAATTTAATGAAAATTTTGATATTTCTAATTTTATTAGTAATAATTCTAATTATAATGACTCTGTTATACCTAATAAATTATTTTATGTAGATATTTCCTGGAAGTATAACTCTCAAGAGAAACATACTTATAGATGGATGCTTATAACTGGATTATACAACCCATCATATTATGGAAATTCTGAATATCCAATAATTAAAGATTATGATTCTTTTTTAGATTGTTACTATACATTAGATAATAAAAATTATATATACAATACTAAGGTTTAGCCTGAGTATTTGCCAGTATGTACCGAATCTAATGCCAGTGTAGTCGATGAACAAAACACGCCTATTATTGCAGAATTAATATCTAACAAAAAAAATTATAAAGGTTGGACAGAAGCTAAGGAATAGGATAATATAAAAGATAAATTAAAAATACCTAGTAATTATTTTAATTATAACATATCTTATAGTTTCAGTAATACTCAAATAAGCAATATTCCAGAATTATTTTAGACAGGTGATAAAATATTTACTAATATTGATGATAAGGTCCATTAGTTAACTTAGGGATATAATTTTAAAAATACTTCAATAAAAGCTAATATTAATTATTTAACAAATTAGGATTACCCTATTAATATAAATGTAGAATCTAGTATGTTAGATACAAATTCTACAAAGGTTGGTATAAAATCAAATACTATAACAATTGATTATAATAATACTAAATCATCTATAAATTCTAACATAATTACTTCCACATTTACTGGAAAAGCTGAGACAACTTATGAAGCTAAATTAGGAAAATCTAAAATAACTAAATTATCTCCATTAAGTTAGCATAAAAATTTTTAGGATTTATTAATTCCAGATGGTCAATACCATATATCAAATTCTTATTCCATATACGGCAGATCTGAGACTTCAGGTTATGATAACTCTGAGGTATTAATTAGAGAAATTAAAAAGTATGACTCTGTCGGAGACTATACAGGATTAGTTGGGGCATAGGGTAAACATGATGCTACAGATATTTCGACTACTTGTAATTGGTTATAGTATGGTTGGTTTGGAAATACTAAAAACACTTATGGAGTAAAATTACCAAACACAATTATAACTATTTTAGATTATAGCAATAGAAATGTTATAGCTATATGTGGTTTAGACTATAAATATGATTCTAGTTGGTAGGGATCTAATGGTTAGTACTTAAAAAAATTAAAACCTAAAGATGGATATTATATACCTGACACTAAATCGCCGGGAGTTTATCCATATAGCCCAGTACTTCTTGTAAAAGATATTACATAGGGATATGCTTTAATTAATTTATTTGGAACTAAAGGATCTTATACTAATTCAAGTGGCGATGTATCTCCTAGTAAATAGAATTATAAAGATTACACTAATGATAATTTAGAAGTAATTTTCAATGCTTTAAATAACTATTTTATATCTTTAAATGAGGAGTCTACAATATTTATTCCTAATAAAGACATTAAAAGTGCCGGCTTAATTACAGCTGCTATTACTATAAACTTATCTTTAAAATTTAATAAAAATTCTATTGATGCTAGTTTTAATGAATACATACAGAATACATTTAAAAATGATAAATTGTCAGCTTTAATTAAACCAAATATTTTTGTAAAAGATAGTAGTACTGTGGAAATACCTATTATAGAAATACCTGACATAAAATAGAATATTTTAGATTTACAAAATAATACTTCAGTATGTATAATAAGTGAAAATTAGATATATACTCAAACATCTTCGGGACAATCTCTTATACCTGGAAAAGTTTATAGGTTAGATACAGGTAAAATTTATCAAGACTCTAATTTTATTATGAAAGATGATTAGATTTATGCTAATAGTATTGCTAATAATCTACCTAAATCTATATATGGATATTGTTCTCGTGTAAATGATAATGAAACTGCAACCTTTACATTTGAAGGAATTCCATATATTAATCTTATTAATGCCCCGAAAAATTCTCAAAAATTAGTATAATGGATATTACTATTAAACCTTTTTTATACCAATTAAGTAACAAAGGTTATATGGCATGGGAGTATAACCCATTTCATAATTTTAGAATCACTGATACTAAAACTTCTATTAATAATAAAGTATTAATATATAATATAAAAAATCAATTTAATATTAGTATTAATACATTAAAGTTTAAATTAATAAGAGCTAGTAGTCAAATAGTTTATGATTTAAACTTTCATACTAAGGAAGATTTAAAATGTTAGAGTATGTCAGATACTTCTCAAATGCGTATAATAGAATCTGTCCCATGTATGAAATACACCTATTGTTATTTAGATAACACAGGAAATATAAATGAATAGATATATATTACTGAAGAAGTATTTTTTAATATAGATACTTGTTAGTATTCATTTCCTAACAGATATATTTTTAATTCTGATTCTTATATACGATTAAATTCTTCTCAAGTATTACCTAATAATGTTAGTTCTATAAGTGATTTATATAATTGTAAATTTAATATAAACGAACAACATAAAGTAGATTCTAATATTTTATATACTTAGATAGATTCTGAAGAATCTAGTAATGTAGAAGCTGGAAGTATTGTAGACTTAGATACTCCTTTATTAAATTTTGACTTAGAACATCCAGTTACTATGGATATATAGCCATCTTATGATGGCACTGTAAATGTCATTTTTAATGATAATAAAAACGTTCCTAGGTTAATTAATTCTAGATTTTCTACTACAGAATTAAATACTTACGAACTAGTTGATAGAGTTGGAGATAATGATACTAATATTTATGATTAGGATTCTTTTGATTTAGACTCTTCTTTGTATAAACGAATAAATAGTATTCCTACAGTTAAATTTATAGGAGTAAATTCTTCCGGACAATTAAAGGTAGGAAATTATAACTTTTATTTTAAATATTCTGATGCCGACGGTAACGAAACAGACTTTGTTGCTGATTCCGGGGTAGTGGCAATATTTAAAGGTAATGATTGCGACCCATTTTCTATTGATGGGGGAATTAGTGATGAAAATGCCTTTAAAACAGTATCATTTTAGCTCAATAATATCGATTACAGCTATAACTATATAACTGTTTATTATACTAGAAATACTGGAGATAGCTATCAAACTAGAAGTACTAAAGCTTATAAAATAAATGATAAGTATATAGTTAAACATTAGATTTGTACTATTAATGTAACTGGTTTAGAAGATTCTACTGAAATACCTATTTCAGAAATTAATAATTAGTTCTTTTAGGCTAGTAAAGCTAAGACTAGTGCTCAATGTTAGAATAGATTATTTTTAGGTAATGTAACTAAACCAGATATTCCGTATAAAGATTTATCGGATTTAAGTTTACGAATGCTTCCCACTTTAGAAAAACAAGATTCTAAAAATATAATAGGATAGGTAGATTATGATTATCAAGATGATAGTAGTATTACTAATAGCTATGAATATTATAATACTAAAAATATATATTATAATGTAGGCTATTGGGATAATGAAATATATAGACTTGGAGTAGTATATATAATGTCAGATAACTCTTTATCAGAAGTATTTAATGTTAGAGGAGGTAACAATATTTATGATATTAACAGCTACACTACTGTAAGCAATTCAGAAATAAATCCTGAAAATTTATATGATGATACTGGTCAGAGATAGTATATAACGGTTGATGAAGATACAAATTGTATACATGGAGGAAAAGACTTAGAGAATGCTAAAGGAGTTGTAAAATTCAAATCTACAAATGAAAATAATACTGATGAATATTTATACTTTATAAAAGTTTTGGTGCCTACAGTAGTACTTAAATATTTAAAAGATACTTATGATATTAAAGGATTATTTTTTGTAAGATAGAAAAGAAATCCAACATTATTAGCTTAGGCTTTTACTATGCCTTACGATTAGGAAGCTCAATGTCCTGCTATTAAAGCTGAAAATGTTTATATAGAATCTTTCTTAAATTAGCAAACACCAAAACTCCCTAAACCTTCAAATTTAACAGAATTTTTAAAAAGAACTATATATAGTGATTATTCCAGAAAATTATCTAATGAGTACGATAAACATTTATGCTTAATTAGTAACTATAATAAATCTTCTAATATATTAACTGCTATATGTCCTGAATTTATGCTAAACTAGTCTCGGTTTAATTCATTATTTACTGGAACTAATTATATAATAAAGGGGGATAATCATTCTTATGAAGATTTATAGTGGAAAACTACTAATCATAGATTATATTATCCTAAAATTGCCTCTAATAACCAAAAGTCTTTAAAAATTTCTGCTAAAATTATATCTGTAACTGATGATGTGCCTTCAGTAGCTATAGATGAAACTATTTTTAGAAGTAAATTAGGAGATGCTGAAGAAGCATATTAGTTTAGATATATTGAATCCAATAAAAGGTATGATAGTAATGCTACAAACTTAGTACGAGGTATCTATTCTCCTTATTTAGGCATAAAATCTAATGGAAATATTTTATATAATTCCATAATAAATATTTATATTCCAGGATATTCAGAATCTTAGATGACTAATTATTTTGCTATACGTTATGATGACAATACTGCTTACTATTCAATAGGAGATAGAATTGATATAAATACTGCTATACATGATTGGAAACACTTAAATGATGTTACAGATAATCCTTATTAGTATACTACTTTAGCTAGAGGAGACTGCTATTTATGCACATTTACTCATAGATTAAATCGTAATTTTGCAGATTCTTCTAATCCTTATAATGATGAGATATTAGATGAAGATACTTGGAAAAATAATTACGATGCTAATAATTCCGAAAAATTATAGAGAATAAATAGAGGAGATGTAAATGCTGTATAGCTAGGTAGTTGGATTACCTTTAAGTTAAGAAGTTCTACTAACTTATCAATACGTTCTATTGATGAAAGTAATATTAATGAAAAAGGTATATTTGGTAGACCTAGAGCTTGGTATCCATATTAGTAGGATTTAATTTCAGGCAATAATAAAATACCAGAATCTTATTTATATAATGATGGTTTAAGAAGCACTTTAAATGAGAAATATTATTTTAATGTTCCTGAAGTACCATATATAAAAAATATTTATTAGAATCGTATTATATATTCTGATATATCTATAAATGACGCTTATAGAAATGGTTATAGAGTATTTAAATCTACTAACTATGTAAACTATACTAAAGAATATGGTTCTATTATAAAATTAGTACCTATGGGGTCTAGTCTCATATGTGTATTTGAACATGGTGTAGTACTTTTACCAGTAAATGAGCGAATACAAACTGGTGAAGGAGATGGTGGGGCAATTTTTATTAATACTAAAAATGTTCTTCCTGAAAATCCATAGATAGTACTTTCAGATATGATAGGTTCTTAGTGGGCTGAGAGCGTCGTGAAGACTCCATATGCAGTATATGGGGTAGATACTGTAGCTAAGAAAATTTGGAGGACTGACGGAAAGAATTTAGAAACAATTTCTGATTTTAAAGTAAATAAATTTTTAGTAGATAATTTGTCATTATCTGAACGAGAGACAACTCCTATTGTAGGAATTAGAAATGTAAAAACTCATTATAATGCTAATAAGAATGATGTAATGTTTACCTTCTATGATTAGAAATATGGATTTGAAGATAAAGCTTGGAATTTATGTTATAATGAAATTACAAAATCATTTGTAACATTTTATTCATGGCTACCGTCTTATTCTGCCAATATAGATAATATTTTCTTTACCTTTGATAGAAGTGTATCTAAATATATAGCAAAATTAGGATTGAATGATATGATGAGTAATAGCAAGAGTGGTTTAATTGTTAGTGCTAACATCTTACCAGTTAATTCTTTAGGAAAAAATATGAATGTAATAATGCCTATAAAAGGTATATATGATAGATACATACCAGAAAATATAGGATAGACAAAAGTTACTCTAGAAATTTTACCTGGTTTAAATCATTCTGAAAAGTATGTGCAGTTTTAGTATTTTACTCAAGAAGGAGGCTCTACAGTAAGTAAATCATCTATGATATTACCAAATGTAAATATTGATTCTAATGGTAATATTGAAGATGGAAAAGCTTATATAGAAGTTAAAATAGCTAGTATAATAGAGGAATGGGATAAACGATAGTCAGAGGAAGAGAAAAATAACGTAGCGACAGATAAACGAGAGTATTTAGTTCCTTAGGATATTTCTTAGGCTGGATTAAGTAGCTATTATAAAATATATAAAATCTTAAATGATAAATTATTAGCTATTAATATAAGAGCTACTTTAGGTACTGAAGAATCAGGTTCTGCAAGTACTTTTAATAAAGCTACTTTAATTAATAGTGGTTATTATGATTTTACTTTGTATTTTACATTCTCAGAATTTTTTTATAATAAATAGGAGACAGAAGTTACTAAGAAACTTCCAGCATTTTTAACTAATTTTTGGAAACATGGATAGGCTGGCATAATAGATACTCAAGAACATATTAAACCTTGTTATTGGTATAATAAACAACATCCATTCGAATTTGAATTTGTTGTAAAAGATAATTCTATAAAATAGAAAATTTGGGATAACTTACAAATTATATCTAATAAAGCTGAGCCTGAATCTTTTCATTTTGAAATTAACGGAGATAGCTATGAGTTTAGTAAAGATAAACCTAATATGTGGTATAGATAGGAATTAACTAAAAATACTTACCAAAAACTAGGTTCAGATATTACTTATGATCATTTATATAATGATTCTAAAAGAGGAGTATCTCCTTAGTAGTATCCTAAATCCACTATATTCCCATTATATTATAATAGATTAGATTCTGTTAATGAGATAGAAGATTATTATCATTCTATGCGTTCTCCTTCAGATAGGGATTACTCTAGACTTTCAGGTTCTGAAATAGTTAGATATGAGGATTTAAATTAGTATAATATTTCTACTCATGTTAAAAACTTACCTATTCCTAAACATGGAATAATAAAAGGTAATTCTTATTATTAGGAGGATGAGTGGTATATTTAGATACCTTCTATTAATATTGCCCAAAAGAACGAGACTACTTGGAAAGATGGTAAACCACCTATTGTATTAAATTGGATTCCTAATGATTTAGATAAAACTGAAGTTAGTGATGAAGATTTGCCTAATACTTATAACTTAGGAAATGTAGATACTACGGGATGGACTTATCGTTAGTAGATTCCTATGAAAGATAAATATATAAAAATAAAGATAAGATATACAGGAAATGACTTAGCTATCATTACTGGAATATTAACAACATATAGACTAAGTTATGTATAAAAAAATTAAAAAATTTGAATTAGGGGGAGGCACTGGATAGTCTCTCCCTAATCCTACTTCTTCTTTTAGTCCTAATCTTGCATCTATTACAGCTTAGCAGAATTTATAGTTTAGTACTCCTGATATAGGTTCAATGGCTAGTAATTAGTTTTTTAATTTTTCTTCTAATATTACTGGTTATAGTAATGTCCCTCAGACAATAACATCAGAGTCTGGATTTACTAGACCTGATATGAAAAATATGAATCTTCAATAGATGGAAGCTTATACAACTCCATCATTTGGATAGCAATTAGGATCTAATATATAGAATTACGCAACTTCTTATGCTATTAATAAATTAGGAAATTCTATTGGCTTAGAAAACTCTATTAATAGTTTAACTAATGGACTTACTAATTCTAATGGAGTTGCTACTAGAATGATTGGTGGTGCAGCTAATTCTGCTTTAAAAAATGTTGCTGTAGGAGCAATTGCAGGTGCCTCAAAAGCTGCTGGTAAATCTTTAACTACAGCAGCTATAGGCTCAGGATTAAAAGCCGGAGCTAAAGGAGCTTTATCTTCTATGGGAAGTGCTTCTGGTATTGCCGGATTAGCTAATGCTGGTATTTAGGTTGCATTCGGTAATTAGAGAAAAGCAGGTTGGGAAAATGCAGTAAATACGGTAGGAGGTATAGCTTCTATGATTCCTGGAGTAGGATGGGGATTAGGTGCAGGTTTAGCTGCCTTTAATCTTATTGGAGGTCTTACAGGAAAGAAAACTATAGCTGCTACTGGTAAAGATTGGCAATCTAGACAAGCTCAAAGTTCTGTAGCAGGAGGTTATGGTGGAGCAATGGAAGATATTGCAGATGCCGAATCTAGAGAAGGCTCTTACAGTGGATGGAACTCAGGTGCCAGAAGGAAAGCTAATAGACTTATTGCAAAAACTAATGATTGGAAAAATACTATGTGGGATTGGGCTCAAAGAAATGATTTAAATGATATTAGAAGTAATCAAATGAATTCTATTAATAATAATTAGTACTAGACTGATATAAGTGGAGGTTATGATTTATCTAACTCAGGCAGAATGTTGGTTGCTAAAGAAGGAGCTAAATTATTTGATTCTTACAAATCTATAAAAGAATACACTAAAAGAATAAAATCAGCAAAACAAGGTTCTAAATTAGTAAAAGAAGAGCCTAAAGTGGAAGAGCCTATTATAGATAAAGAATTAGAAAGGTATTATGACGACCCATTATTCTCTACCAAATCTAAATATAATGATGATTTTCATTAGGGAGGAAGTTGGTCTGAAGATGGTAAAACATTTACTCCTTCTGAATTTTCTTTATTTAATTTCACACAGGAATAGATTGCTGAAGCATTATCTAAAGAATTTCCAGAAGCTTCTTTAAATATTACAGATGAGGTAAGAGCCTTTAAAGAAGGAGGAAAAGTTAATTCTAGAGATATGAATGTTATTCCTGAGGGAGCTTTACATGCTAGATTAAATCATATGGATAATGAAGATTTTACTAAAAAGGGTATTCCAGTTGTTGCTAAAGATGGTGATAAACTAGAATAGACCGCAGAAATAGAAAGAAACGAGATAATTTTTAATTTATCAGTGACTAATAAACTAGAAGAGCTAATGAAAGATGGTTCTGCAAAAGCTGCATTAGAAGCAGGTAAATTATTAGCTGAAGAAATTCTTCATAACACTATAGATAACACTGGACTAATAAAGGAGGTAGAATAATGGCAGAAATAAATGATAAAGAATCTAACTTAGTAGATATTACTATAGGAGATAAAAAATATAAAGTAGAAATTGCTGATACTCCTGAAAAATAGGAAAAAGGTTTAATGGGTCGAGAATCTTTACCTGAAGATTAGGGAATGTTATTTATATATGATGAACCTCAAGACTTATCTTACTGGATGAAAGATACTCTTATTTCATTAGATATAATTTTTATAGACGATGATATGGAAGTAGTATCAGTTAAATAGGGGCAGCCAATGTCCGAAGAGCCTATTACTGAAAATGACGTCCAGTATGTTCTTGAAGTAAATAGTAATTCAGGTATTGAAGAAGGAGATTAGCTAGTAATAGAAGATTCTGATGATAGTGAATATTCTATGCATGTTCTTTTCCCTGACGGATCCACTCAAATGAATTTAAAAGGAGGAGAACGTATTGTAAGTAGAAGAGAAACTAAGATTCTTATAAAGAAGGCTAAAAAAGCAGAAGCATCTAAGACTGATGGAGCCTATCGAGCACTTGGTCGATACATCTTTAAAGTTTTAAAACGTCAAGATTCTAGAGAACCTGAATATGTGGATAGCCCAAAAGATAAAGATAACACTGATGAATAATTTAACGTTATAATTATATAATAATAGTTTTAGTTATTATTATTTTGTACGAATAAAACTGTGTATATAATTATAAAAATGAAGTTTAATCAATAATTAATTATGGAATATAAGTTTATTAAAAAGTTTTAGGAAGGTGGAGCAATGCCTCCACAAGGTGCACCTCAGGGTGCAGAACAAGGTGCTCCAGAGGAATAGGGTGCTGGTGCAGAACAAGATCCAATGGCTATGTTGTTGCAAGCAGCAGCTTAGGCTTTGTAGAATCAAGATTGTAATATGGCTATGCAAGTGTGTCAGGCTTTGGTACAGATGGCTCAACAAGGTCAAGGTGGTGCTCCAGAAGAAGCAGGTCAGCCAGTATACCGTAAGGGAGGAAGACTTGTACGCAGAATTAAGAAATAATTTAATGTAAAAAATTAATAGGGGAGCATCTTTTGGTGTTCCCCTTTTTTAATTTATGGCAGAAAAGAATATAAAAATTTCGGGAATAGGTGATGTAACTCGTGCAGATTTTGTTAGAGCAATTACTGACCCAGATAAATTTAAAGAATTTGCTGACTAGTAGGGATGGGGTAATAAACGTCGTCAGTTAGCTTGGAATTCTTTACATAACTATGCTCAAGGAGTATAGAATGGTGAAATAAATGAGATAAATGACATGCACTAGATAGTTGATGATACTGGTGCTAGAACTAACAAACAAGAAAAATATAATTGGATAGGAAGTAAGTTTGATGCTAATGGGGCAACTGCTGCTTTTATGAATTAGATAGCTAAAGGTATGTAGACTGCTCCTAAACCTGCTGATAAGTCCTTAAAGAGTATACCTAGTGTTACTTCATATTTAAATCAATAGTGGTTTGGTAGTAATAATCCTGATTGGGAATTATTTTAGAAAAATGATACTTTGACAAATGGAGTATATGGCATCGCTAACAGAAGTGCTAAAATAAAAGAAGGATTAACTAAATATAAAAATGAATTAACTACTAATGGTGCTTAGTATAATTGGGATGGAGTTGATAAAGATACTCTTTATAAAAATCTCGATGCTGCTATAGCTTCTTCTAATGTAGCTACTTATGCTCCATTAGGTATTACTTCTGAATATATTAGTAACGCTTTAGCTACTAGAGATTTAAGTACTACTTAGGAACAATCTTCTGAGAATGATCAAGATTCTGCTAGTTAGAATTCAAATTCTGAAGGAATAACTGATGGACAATTACTATCTTTAGAAAGTAATAAAGATTTAGCAAACCTAGCTTAGGCTAACCCAGCTAAAAGAGCTGAATATATAGCACAAGCTAGAGAACGATTAGCTAATCAAATTACCTTAAGTGAATAGGAAGCTCAAAGAAATACTAGAGCTTATCAAGATAAAATAGCAGCATAGAAACAATAGTAGTATAATTAGGAAATGCTCAACTGGTATAACTCATAGACATTTAAACCTGAATATACTGTACAATTAGGAAGTTCTTATGTCGGAACTCCAGGAGGAAAGGATCCTAGTATCTATTTAGATAGTTTAAATTTTAGTGATAAAGACTTTAAAATGAATAGTCATAGAACTATTTCTGCAATAGCTACTTCTACTAAATTTAAAAAACCTGAAATACGTACTGTTAAAACTAATCTTGGAAATTAGACTGTAACATTAAATAACAAATTAGATGTATTAGCTTATATGTTATAGTTTAATGCTAAATATAATCCTAATTTTAAACGTGATTTTACAGATGTATCAAGTGCTGCAGGTAAATCAGCAGGTTCTATATATAGAATAAATGCTCTTAAAGGAGCAGATGGGTCTTATGTTTATGTAAGAAAGAATGGCAATAATTATGAATTTTATCGTTCTAAACCTATGGACATCTTATATAAAGAACATTTAGCTAGAAAGCATAAATTAGGAGGTATTATTACTAAATTTTAGCAAGGAGGAGCTGCTGCATATATTGCTCAACGTAAATAGCGGTAGTAGCAAATTCAGCAAATGAAAGAAAAACAAATTCAATCTTAGCCACAACAAGTTCCTTTTGGCAGGTCTTCAGTAAAAAGTATGGGTAAAAATACTAATACTCTTACCACTGCTGATAAAATAGCTATTGGAGCAGCAGCTACTGATTTTTTAGCTTCTTTTACTGCTAATCCTATAGCTAATGGTGCTGGAACTATCTTAACTACAGGAGCTGATTTAGCTAGTGATATTAGTCATGGAGCATCTCTTGGACAAGCTGCGGGAAATGCTGCTATGAATTTAGGAATGGGCTTAATAGGATTTATTCCTGGATTAGGCACTGCTACTAAAGCTAAAAAATTAAAGAAAATATTATAGGTTTCTTCAGGAGCTATTCAAGCTTATTTTATTGCTAATAACTTTAAAGAAGGAATTAAATCTTTAGATAAACTACGAGATGGATCTGCTACAATACAAGATTATAAAAATCTTATTTATGGATTATAGGGAGCTAAGGGTGCTGTTAGTTCTATGGCAAATACAATTAAGCGTAGAGGGGCAGCCAAAGTAATAAAAGAATTGCCTGATAAATTTAATGCAGGAGAAGCTAGATATACTTTTAAAAATAATGGAAAAGAAACTCAAAGATTAACTCAAGCTCAAGTAAAAGAGCTTTAGGAAAAAGGTTCTGCAGGAGTTTCTAATGAAATTAAATAGTTACTTAATGGAGTAGTTGTAAAACCTTCTAAAACAATAGAAACTAAATTAGGAAGTATTACTTGGACTAAGAAACAGAAACCTATTGAATATCAATACAAACCTAAAGGAGAAATATAGAAATTACTAGATGATTTATAGATATAGTCATAGAAATCTAGTATGTGGAATCCTGGTAGATAGGACTATTTATCTATGACTTCTGAACATAATTGGTCTTTACCTAGTATATCCATAGGTCTTGGTAAAAATAGTACTAAAGAAGTAATTAAAAGAGGTAAGCAATCTTCTAAACCAAATACAACTCCTGAAAGCTAGCCAATAATCACTAATAATCCTGAAAGACCTTTATAGACACATACTATAACTCCTGAATAGCAAAAGAAAGACATTGAATTACTGAGAAAAAGATTCACATCAAATAAACTTCTCCCTATTGATAATGCTACTAGAAAAGCCTATGAGCACTACAGAAAGAGACCTATGACTGATTAGGAGATTAGAGACTTAGAAATAGAGTAGCAAAAGAAAAGGTTTATGCGAGATTAGTATAAACAATAGAAGCCTCAAGATTAGATTTATGCTGAGCGTAGGGATGCTTTATAGAAAGACTTATCTGAACGTAAATCATTAGCAAAAGATCTTGCAGATGCATAGCAGGAAATTAAATAGGCTAAAGCTAATACTCAATTTAAAATTAATCTCGCTGAAGGTAATGCCAGAGCAAAAGATTTGCCTGTTCCGTCAGCTAGAGTTATAGTAACTCCTGAATCTGTAAGAACTTAGGCAAATAGAGAATTTGCTTTAAATTGGAAACCTATTGAATTTAAACCTGAATTAAAGGGAGCAGCTAGATCTAAAAAATAGGCTATGTATGAACGTCTATTTCCTCCTTTTGCAGAAAGACAAGGTACTGGAAGTGCTATACAACACACTACTAGAAAATCTTTGGAAAGAAGACAAAAAATGTAGAATGCTGTATAGTAGGAATTCTTAGAAAGACAGAGAAGATAGAATGCTATTATATTATCTCTTACTGAAAGTAGATAGGGAATGTATTAGCAAATGTTCTCTCCAGTATTAACTAACTTAGATAGTTAGGCTAGGACTATGGGATTGAGAGCTAAACCTTCTAAAGCAGATGTTAAATCTACTAAATCCTCTGAATATAAATAGTAGTAGAAATAGAGTAGATAGTAGAAGGCTTCAGAAGTTATGGAAGCTTTTGGTAATACTAAAAGTAATAATACTAAAGGACATAATAAAAATACTAATCTTCCACATAAATAGTCTAATAAAAAGAAGAAAACTAGTAGAGATAATAATATTAAAAGACGCTAGGATGGAGGAGTATTATATGATTATGAATTCTTAAAATCTGTTCACGCTTTTAAACAAGGCGGTGTTATTAAAGCCCAAGGAGGTGTAAAATTAAATAATATATGGGCAGGTAAAAATTAGGATTATGGTTATAATACTTATCTAAATAGAATTTTTGGTAATTAGGATGTTTTATCTTGGATGAGAACTCATTATGTAGGAAATGACGCTACTAAATAGTATGCTGATTATGTAATGAAAAATGTCAATGATCGTAATACTTATGGTGTAAATAATTACAATAATGATTCTACATATGTTGCTAATAAAGGTATTAATACTTTTAATACTGGCTATTAGAATGCAGGTAATACTTTAAATTATACTTTATTTGGAAATAATACTAAAGATTATACTGATAAAAAAGGAGTTGCTTATGGTTTAATTAACTTTACTAGACCTGATAAGGCTTTAGCTACTGGTGATAGTTATAATGCTAATCCAAGTAAAGCTTATATAGATAATGCTTTAGGTTTGTAGACTTATTCTCGTGTAGCATCTTTAACTGATTCAGGTATAAAAGCTGGAGGTTTTGGAGATTGGGGAAAATATTGGAAAGAACAAGGTAATACTGGAGCTTATTATTATATAGCACCAGGTGATACTTCTGGTAAAGGTCAATGGATTCCTACAAAGGATAAAACTTTAAATGGTTATCAAGATTTTGAAGCTGCCCCACAAGAAACTACTAAAAAGGATGGTTCAGTAACTACTCCTGGTATTGGTAAAAAATCTATATTTGATAAAGGTAAAGAATACTTAGCTAAATTAACAAGTAATCCAGGTAATCTTTATAATGCAGTTGAGACTGGTAAATATTTATTAGCTAATAAAGCTACTAATGATATATTCAAAATAAAAGCTCCAAATTATGTTATTTCTCCTAAGCATACCAGTTATCAAGTAATGGATAATTTAGCTTAGTAGAATGCTTATCATAATAAAGCTGCTGAAGCAATGAATTAGACTTCTAGACCACTTACTTCTAGTGGTTAGTTGTAGACCGCTGCTTAGCAAGAAAGTATGAATAATGCTAATAAGTTATATTTACAAGGTAACGCTGAAAGAAATACTTGGTTAGAAGGATAGAAACAGCAGTCTTATAAAGCAGGACTTTACAATATGGAAAGTGCTGTTGATACTGCTAATGCTAATGCTCAATAGGCATATAAAACTAGAATGCTTAATGAATATCAAGACCCTAGAGATAGAATTAGAGGACTTGCTACTAATAGACAAAATTGGATTAATGCCTTAGAGAAATTTAACGTTATTGACCCATATGTTGAAAGAAAGAATGCTTAGTAGCAATATGGTTTAGCTAAAGCTTAGTGGGATTACCAAAATGACGCTGATGTTTTAGCAGCTCAACAAAAATATTATTAGTTATTACGCCAGCATTAGAATGACTTAAACTTTAATGCTTAGGATACTCCTGAATATAGAGCTTTAGTGGAGGCATAGAAGAAGGCTGGAGCAAATTATTATAACAATATGTATTAGGTATATGGTATTAGTAATCCTGGATTTAAATACAAAAAAGGAGGTAAATTTGAAGATATATCAAAGTTTAATACTAAAGAATTTTATAATACTATAAGACATAGTATTAATACTGCTACTAAATAGAGCGGGGATTTAAGTAAACTCATTAATACTTTATTTAAAAAGAGTAATAAGAAATGAATTTAAAAATACAAAAATTTGCAGAAGGGGGAACATCCTCCTCTGCATTTTTTTATTAGCCTTTAGCTATGGCTACAACTGGAGTAGAAGCTGAGTCAGATACTGCTAAGTTGATAAAAGCTATGACTGCCGCTAATAAAAAATCATCTAGTGATGAGGATAAAGGAAAGATAACAGATAAAGATTTTCTAGGATTATTAAAAGATATAAATGGTCTTCCTAGTGATATCTTAAAACTATATACACAAGCTCAGAACTTTTGGGCTGATCCAACAAATACAGGAGATACAAATTATTCAAATTTTGCTTAGATGTTAACTAGAATATCTTTATAGGCTAAAATAGCTAAATTTAATAAAGAAGTTTGGGATAAATCTAGAGATACTATGTTTACCAATCATTCAGAAAATGAAATGGCTATTACTGATTAGGGAGGAGTTGTAATACAAACTAGTGATGGAGGAATAGATACTATTTCTGTTGAAAAATGGAAACAAAATCCTTATGTTTATAAAACTCTTACTAATGCAGATATAATGGAATTAAGAGCTTAGAAATTGCCTGGAGATAATTCTATTCTTAATATAGTAAATGGCAGTACCAGTGTAGAAGCCATTACTAATAAATTATAGAAAATATTAAGTAATGCCCAATCTAGTAGTGTTTCTTCGTATATTAGTACCGATGGTTTTAATACTAAGTCTGGATTAACAGTACTTAAAGGATTATTATAGAGAGGATTAGATCCAACTACATTAACTATGCCAGGAGTATATAAATATACTACTAAAGAAAATGCTGATTAGGTAGCTAATTTATTACAGTATGCTTGGGCGTCTTTATCCACTAAAGAATAGACCCTACTAACAGCTAGAGCAGGAAAAAATAAAAAAGGAGTAGATTATTTATTAAAATTATTAGCTACTGGTAATACTTCATTTAATACCAATATGGAATATTAGGATTAGTTAAATCCTGATGGTACTAAAAAAGATGCTAAAACTGGAAAAAGTGGTAGTAGTTCTGAATCTCAAGAGGGAGATTGGGAAGAGAAAGCAGAAGCTAATCCTGCATTTATGATATAGAATGGTATTGGAGGATAGGATAGCACATACCAATTTATGCCAGATTCTTCTAGTACTATGATGACTTTATATGGTTAGAAATATGGAGATATTAAAGATGTTTAGGATAAAAAAACTATATAGAGCACTAGTTTGGCAGACATGCTTAGTAGATCAGGACTTTAGGGAATAAGTGACACTAGAGCTATTTACTTTGGAGATAAAAGAGTTGATGACCCAGAAAAACTTAAAGATATAGTTTACTTAAATTAGGGAGGTATGAGGGTGAACTTACCAGCTAAATCAGATAATTATGGTAATAAAGTTCCTGATTTTGAATTAATTCCTAAATATGAGTAGGCTATGAAAGAAATCAGAAATATTTAGACTACAGACCCTAAAGCTTATCTTATTAGAGAAGCATAGATTCTTAAAAAGTATGGACTAGGTGATTTAGTTGATTCTAAAGGATTCCCTAATAAAGACAGATTTGGAGCTTTCCTAGTAGTTAATGGACAAGCGTCTTCTGATGCTGTTGGAAATCCTACATTAGCTACTACTGTAAATAATATGGATTCAGATTTTGAGAATATGTCAAAAATACTATATCCTGATGGTAAAGGAGGAGCTTCTTAGGAAGTTAGTGGCTCATCTGCCGCTCCTTTTGGATGGTTTAATAGTAATATTTATAAAGCCCCAGTCTATATTCCATTAGATAATAATCCTGTATCTACTATGATATTAACTGGTAAAGTAACCCCTAATATGCTTAGTGCTATGGAAGGGTTATATAGAGCACAAAATGTTCCTATTAATAATACTAGCTCTAATGTTTTAAATAATTAATTATGTTAAATAACGATTGGATAGTTGCCAATATAAATAATCCCGATTATAGTACAGAAATGTTCAAAATGAAAGGGATAGATACTGATAATACTTAGATGTTAAAAGAAGAAAGTTATCTTAAATCTAATTTTATCATAAATAATCCAGCATTTGCTGATAACAATGGTAATTTTAATAAAGATAAATTTCACGATTATTACCAACAACAAGCTACTAAGTGGGGAGAATTATAGAAAGATAAATCTGTACATACTGTCTACGATATGTTTGATGTAAGATAGGCTCCTGGAGACTAGATATATAACCCATTTACTGGTACTACCTAGGGAATGAAAACTGATAAATAGAATCCTTTAGGATAGTTTATTAAACTTACACCTAACCCGACTAACTAGGGTGTTGGTATTAGTGGTTTTTAGGAAATAAGTAAACAAAGTAAAAGTACTAGAGAAATTGCTCAAGGCTAGAACATATTTGATTCATCTACTGGAAAATTTTTAAACGAAACACCTGATAGTATATCTTTATTTTCTAACCCTATTAAATATATTAAACAAATATTTAGTGACCCATTAGTATTAGCTACATACGATTCTGATGGAGAAAGTATTGATCCAATTTCAGGAAAAAAATTAAAACATTCTAAAGGAGAAATAAAATTAAATTCTAATGGTAAACCTTATTATGAAACTTTAAATGGTAGAAATCCTGCTACTAAATAGGTTTTATCAATGGGAGATATAGTGACATCAGAAGCATCTTCTTTAAATAAATATGATTTTATTGACTCTGATGATATGGATAAAAGTGTAAAAGGAACTATTTTAAAAAATGTAGCTTCTGTATTACCTTTAGCTATTCCATATGTTGGAGAAGCTTATAGTGCAGGTTTAGTAGTGAGAGAACTAGCTAAAACTACTCCTATGTTATATGGCATGATAAAGTCCTTGTTTTCAGATAAACCAGCTAATAGTTAGTTTCTTAACTCTTTACAAGGTAGAGCTACTGCTATGTCAGGCAGTGTTTCTGATGCCGGGTAGAGTGCTATGTGGACTTGGGAAGGAGTATTTAATATGATGGGAGATGTAGCTACACAATGGGGTTAGCAAAAAGCTGTAGCTAATTGGACTAAAAAATTAATAACTGGAAAGTAGGATTTAAGTAAAGTAGCTGAAGAAGAAGCTAAAGCTTTATATGAATCTAAATTATAGAACATATTAAATAATGCTAATACTGCTGAAGATAAATATAAAGCATTATCATTATATGGAATGGAAGAAGGCTAGATAGCTAAAATATTAGAACAAGAAGGAAAAGCAGTTGGAGACGCTTGGAAATAGACATCTATAGGTTCTGCAGCTTTACGAAAAACTTTTGACGTATATAAACCTAGAATAGAAAAATTAAACAGATTAGGTGCTAATGCTTCATTAGCTTATATGGCATTAGTTTCTAATACTGATGTATATCAAAGTATGTTAGATTCAGGAGCTACTCCTAGAGAAGCCGCTGCAGTAGCTTTAGGATCTACTTTAGGTATGTATACTGTAGACAGACTAGGTATTGGAGAAATGTTCTTTGATGAATTAGCTAAAAATGATATGCGTCAAATAAGAACTGCCCTACTTGGTGAAAAAGAAAATTGGGCTAAAGCTTTAGGAGTTTCTACTAAAAATATTCCAGAAAATACTAATAAGTTTAAAAAACTTATATTATCTGGAAGAAACAAAATGGTTAAAGCTTTATAGGATTATGCTGACGATATTAAATATCATACTACTGGTGCAGTAGGTAAAGCTATAGGTGAAGGTCTTGAAGAAGTTTCTGAAGAATTTGTAACCGATATGTCTAAAGCTACCTATGAAATGCTCCATAACTTTGGAATAACTACACAGGCTAATGTTGGTGCTTTTAATTATGATCAAAATCTTAACGGAGAAGGAAAAGGCGGATATAATATAGCCCAATTACTCTCTAGATATGGAATGAACTTTATTGGAGGTACTCTTGGTGGAGGCATGTTCTATGGAGTTGGCGTTTTATAGGGTAAAAATTTTCATATAAATAAAGACTCTGGTAATATGTTATATTTAACTAGAGAAGGTAAGGCTGAAGATATGGTCAATACTATAGAACAAATGCGTAAGAAAGGGCAGTTTGGCAGTACTACTATATCAGCAACTAATGCTACTACAGACAGTGATGGCTAGTAGGTTAATATTACTGTTGATGGAGATTTATCAATAAATGATTATATCGCTAAAAGACTTACTAATTAGATTCGTTCCTACCAAACTATTATGGACGATAATAATTTAAATAAATCTGATGAAGACTTATTTAACCAAATGATAATGTAGGATAAAATTTTTAGAAATCTACAAGGATATTTACAAGAAGAATCTTATATTACACGTTATCAATAGGCTTGGTAGAAATTAGCACAACAAGTAATTATAGCTCAAAAAGGTTTGGAAGTAGCAGCATCAGCTAAAAATGGAGAAATTCCAAAAGAATTAATACCTGAATTAGCCACTGCTAGTAGCTCTAAAGAACTAGTTGATAAGTTAGGAGAAGCACGTTTACCAGACTCTACAGAACGTCATAATAGTGGAGAAGAAGCTAAACGTAATTAGAATATAGCAGCTTGGTAGGATTACTTAAATAATAAAAAATAGGAGTTATTAAATTTTGAATCTCCTGAAAATTCATCATATTATACTGAAATGTTAATGTTTGGTATAGATCCTATTATATCTTCTACTTTTGGAACTTATGATTTTAATTCTTGGTTATATAATACTCAACACGGATTAACTGTAGACAAATTAACTTAGCCAGAAATAGAACAATATAAAGCTGATTATTAGACTTATTAGGCTAATGCATAGCCTCTTGATTTATAGGAATCTTTTAAATTATTTAAAGATTGGTAGTAGAAAATCGATCCTTATTTATAGTAGATGGCGTAGTAGTCTTAGAATTATGATAGTTATTAGAGAGAAGTCTAGGAATTATTTAAAGACGGAATAGATTGGTATCAAAATGCTAATCATCCAGAAAATAAGTAGTGGTATGAATCTGATGAAGAATATGCTAAATCAAAATAGCAAGAAGGAGAATCGGCTTAGGATTATAAAATACGTCAAGAACAAAGAACACAAGAAATAAATACAAAAGTTGAGTAGAAATTATAGGATTTAGTCAATTTTGTAAATACTCATATATTAGATCCAATTACTTCTAGATAGATTAAAACTATGTTAGCTGCTAGAATTAAAGATATTAGAAAGAATGTAGTATTAACTAATTTTTCAGTATAGCAAGACAACTTAATAAAAGAATTATCGGGGGATTCTTTAAAAGATTATAAAGGTAATGATATGGAATCTCTTAGGACTGCAATTATTGGTACTAAAAAAAAGCCTGGAAAAATTGATTAGTATTTTGATAAATTATATGGGCAGTTTATCCATCCTGATTATGAATATGATGAAGATTTAAACACAATGATACCATTTACTTCTTTATTTAATACTAATACAGATAGTTTTAGTAATATAGTAGTAACTGATTTATTGAATTAGAAGGTTATAAATGAGGATGCCTTACCTGAATTTGATGGTACTAAAATAGAGAAAATATAGAATTTATTAAGATTGGCTTCTATAGGTTTAGACAATATTTATAGAGGGTCAGACTCTCGTTATCAAGGTAAGTCCTATAAATATATATTAACAGAAGTATTTGGAAAAGATACTGTAGATAGAATTGAAAATTCTATAGAAAATTCTGAATATGTTGACCCTAATACCGATCAATAGTATAATTTACAATATATAAATCCTTATAAATATATAGCTAATGGAGAATAGATTACTGATGAATTAATTGAAAATTGGTTATAGGAAAATAAAGATGTTTCTAATAATTCTATACAATCTTTAATTAAATTATAGCCATTAATTACTAATAAAAATGGTAATTTTGATGATGCTAGAAAATCAGTTAATGATAGTTACAAAGCTTTTGTTGAAGAAGTACTTGATAATGCTGAAAAAAATATAAATAGTAATTTATTATATCAAACTTTAACAGGATTAACAGAATCATTACCAAATCCTATAGTAGAATTAGCTAAACATTTACCAGTGTATAATGAAAATGTAGAATCAGTAATTTAGAAAATGTATCAACATTTTGAAGACGATGATGATATTAATACTTTCCAATTAACTGGACAAGAAATGCAATCTTTACAACAAGTATAGACTGTTTTAAATCTTGCTTCTACATATATGCGAGCAGCTTCTACAGATTAGGATTTAACTAATATTTATGGTCACAATAAAACTATAAATAGATTTAATCAAGAACATAAAATAAAAGCAAATCCTTTAGCTGAAATTGATGAAAACTATGCTAATATATATTAGATAGAAATAGGAAAATATTTAAGTATGATAGACCCTAATAGTTATTCTTTACCTTTTATATCTAATATAAATCAAGGAAATATAATAGGATAGTTTGATCAGGCTAAAGAAAAATTTACTTAGACTAAAAAAGAATTTTTTAACTCAAATAGAAATAATTTCGAAGCATGCAAAATAATTGCGTAAATCTATTAGAAGGTTATTCACCAGATGTGGACTTAAAAGATATAGAAGCTTTATTATATGAAAATTATTATAAATATAAAGCTTAGGGGTATGAGGTAAATGCTATATTTGATTAGTTCATAGATAATATAAATAAATAGGAAACTACAAATCTAGATTAGACTGTTTCTTATACTACTTTTAATAATTATGATAAAATATCTTACTTACTAGCTACACTAGGAGTAAAGTCTGATGATTATTTATCTTTTATAAAAGAAGAAGTAGATAAATATAATAATATAGTACCAATAGATGCTTAGCTATATTTAGCAAGAATAGGTATTGCAGCTATAAACAATCCTTCTTTAGTATCTTCTGTAATAAGTAGGATAAAAAAGAAATCAGATATTAAAGTACCTATACTTGATAGATTATTATTTATTAGTGGTATTGGAGGTTCAGGTAAGACTTCAGTAGTAGCTAAGTATATAACTGATTATGCTAAAAATAAACATATAATAGTAGCAGGACCTACCGATACTCAAGTAACTGGATTAAATAAATCCTTAGGAGTTACTGATGGAGTCAATGCCAAATAGTTATTATCTTTAGTTATAGATGATGCTAAATATGATAAATTAAATGGAAAGTTTAATAATCTAAGTAGTACTGATAGTGTAGATTCTTTAATTAATAATGTTGATGTTAAAAATCATGATTCTGGAATTTTAGTTATAGATGAGGTAACTCACTTCAGTACTTTGGATTTAGCTTTAATAAATAAATGGGCTAAAAAGAATGATATATTTATATTAGGTTTAGGAGATGATACTTAGTCTGGATATACTACTGATAAAATGATTGCTAATATAGATACTGACAATGTTTTTTGTTTAAGAACTCCCAGATTAGCTATATCATTACGTAATGGTAATATACAACAATCCTCTGATACAAAATTATTATACGGATTAACCTAGTAGGTAAGAACTTTAATAAATGATGTTATGCCTAAAGATAAATATGTTTAGGCTCGTAATGCTATTAAAAGTTATTCTCCTAGATATAGTTATTCTTCAGGAGAGTTACATGGAACTATAATTACTGATTCATTTGATCAATGGGATATGATTCCCCAAGATACTCCTAAAGGAATAGCTTATATTGGACCTAATGATATTACTAGCAAAATCCCTACAGCTAGAAAATTTAATAACATTAAAGAATTACAAGGATAGGAATTTGATTATTTAATATACGAAGGAAATATTAAAGCTCAAACTAGGGAATATGATGATACAGCAGTAGGAGATTTATTAAATAGCTCTAGAGAATTATATACTTTAATAAGTCGAGGTATAAAGGGAGCAGTTATTATATCTCCTAATTCAGGATTTACTAGTACTGAGGAATTTTATACTGGAGATACCACAGATTTTTCTTAGTATGCTAATGATAGAAGAAATAGTTTATTAGAAGAATTAAATAGTTATACTTTTAATCCTTTAACTAACACAACTCCTACAAATACTAGTACTACAAGTGCTGGTAATAATACTGGTAGTTCTTCTTCTGTAGAAACTGTTACTTATTATAATATGGCAGATTTAGATGATATGGTTCAAGATTTGGATATTACTCCTACTGATAAAGAATCTTTGGATAAAGATAATAAAGAGGCTTCAAATTTTACTTTAGAATCTATAGTAAGTGCCCCTAATGAAAATAGCTTTGATAGATGCTATGGTAATTTTAGTTTATTAGGTTTAAAGAGAGGTTCTAAAAAGGAGTGGCTTCAAGACATTACTTCTAATGAATTATCTGATATAGGAGTTGTGGCAAGATTTAATAAAGCTAATCAAATTATATCAGATGGTAAAGAAAAAGACCGTCTAGTAAGACAATTACTCACATTAAAATATGCTCTAATGTAGGTAAGAAGAACTGATACTAAAGATAATGAAAGATGGGATGGAGTAAGTTTTTTACAAAATCACCCAGAATTAGATCAATATTTTGATTCTCCAGAAACTTTTGAAAATTTAAAATATTACATAACTTTAAGAGAAAAAAAAGATACAGATTCTTTAATAGGATTTTCTGATTTAAATAATGATGAAATATCTTTTAATTACAATGGAGAATAGATAGTAGCTGTTGTTGAAGCTAGGTGGTCTAGTATTGACCCTGATGGTAATACGATAAATAATACTATTACATTAGGAAGTTTACCTAATCCTGATAAGAATGGAGCTTATTCTAAGTATGCTGAAGACCATAATGAATTATTACCAGCCTATGATAATTATGTAAAATAGTTTAAAGCTATATATGATGAGGGAGGGTAGAGAGAAATAAATGCTCCTAAAAATTTAATAACTTTATTAAAACATACTAATTCTTAGATTCCATTTTAGAAAGTTAGACCATAGTAGACTTGGAAATGGGAACGCACTATTAATGGAGAAACTTTTAAGGGTACTACTGAAGGAACTTTAAGAGATGCTGACACTATAAATAAAGCTGCATTAAAAGATAGAGGGTATTTATCAGTTTCTGAACCTATCGTATATATGGGAGGAGCTAATAAACTGGAAGGAGTAAACCCTAAAATGGAAGGTCAAGTAGTATATTTAGTATCTAGTTTACCTAATATGAGTACTGAGGAATTAGTTCAAATGTATTGTAGTAATAAATTAAATACTAGCTCTGATAATCTGGATAGAATGAAAGTACGTATGATAGTACCTACTCATAGAGGATTATCTTTCTAGGATTTAACTAATTAGGTATGGTAGGATATGTACACTTTAAAAGCTACTGATACTGAGAGTGCTAATAAATACCCATAGGATTAGACCTAGTTAGGACTTAGAATGTATGCACATTTATGGAACACTAGAGCTAATTTAAAAAGAGTACTTAATGCTTTATAGGTTAATCCAAATGATGATTTACATATATATAATTAGTTTAGAAGACTAAATCCAGAAGGATTAGAGAATAAAAGTCTTCGTTACTATATAGGATGGGATGAAAAAGATAGAAATGATGCTTTCTTTAAATATACCAATGGTGTTTATAATTGGAATGATGATGCCCCAGTAGTAGAAACTTTTAAAGAAAATTTTATAAGAGAGTAGAGAGAGTTAAAAGAATCTAACCCTAACAAATTAAAAAGTTATATATACGCTACTCCTGAATATATGTAGCAAATGCTTAAAGTAGTAGAAGGAGCTTTAGCTCCATTTAAAGACTTTATTAATTTAAAAACTCTTAATAATGATGGCACTACTTCTGAATTTGATGAATTAAATTATATAACTTTTGATAAAGAAGGTAGAACTAATGATATCCGTAAATTATTTATGCATTCCTTAAGAGATTATTAGGAAAATAGTAGAACTTATTAGTTTGCATTTCCTACTTATAATGCTGATGGAAACGAACGTACAATATTGGTAGAATTAGATCAAGATGTAATTAAATCTCAATAGCAACTAGCAGAAGCTAGAAATAATTAGTATAAACCTTGGAGTATATTTAAAATAGTTCCAATGATATTAACTAAAAATTATAGATTTGTATCAATGGCTATGTCTCCTCAAGGTAATAAACTTTGGAATAAAGATTCTAATAAATATAAATATAAATATATTGACTCCGAAGGTAAATCCCAAGTAAAAGTATTACCAATGTAGGATTTAATAAAAGCAGGTCAAGATATAGGGAGTACTACAGAATTTACTAATATTATAGATTTAATATTTCATGGTACTACTAAAGTTCAAGATCCTAAAGTTTTTAGAGAATCTACCGCTCCATTTAGATGGGGTATATGGGCATATCCTAGAGTAGACTATGAGTAGGGGTCAGAATTATTATATAAAAAGAGTTTAGCAGATAGAGGAACCGCTTATTTTAGAAAAGTTAGAAATACATCAGGAACTAATAATATAAATAGCTTATATATGTCAGATGTTATTCCTATTCCTTTAGCTGATATATCTTTAGAAAAACGCACTGATACAATTACTAAAGAATAGCCTACAGCAGCTGTAATTTCAGGAGATACTAAAAAAATTAATAGTATTAAAAATATTGGAGTAATTACTGGAAGTTATTCTACTGTTTAGGAGGCTATAACCGCCCACAACTCAAAGTTATCTACGTTAGATTCTACTTTATTTGGAGAATATCCTCAAGCATCTTTAATATATTTAGAAGATGGTAATTTAAAATATATTGATTTTGATTCTGAAGAGATTACATAGGGTTTTGACTTTAAATCTGGAAAAATCAAAAATATATTTAAAAGTATAGATACAGGAAAATATTATATTATAAGTAATGATGGTATAGTAGAAGAATATAAATTAAATTCTGATGATTCTAGTAAAAAGAAAAAACTTATAGAAGAAGCTGTTAAAGATAAAAAAGTACTAAGTAAAATATACGATGAATTATTAGATACGACGGCTTATGAGGAAGAGGATATGTCTACAGATTATATATCTAGAGATGATTTTATGAACTTATCTTCGGTAGAAGATGTTAAAAGTAAAATTGAAGAGATATTAGATGATACAGCTACTGATGGTTTATAGTCAGAAGGATAGTATATAGATAATATTATAGATTATGAAAATTGTTCTATTAATTTAGTATAATAAATGGCTTGTAGAGAACTTATAAAAATAACAGGTATTGATAATATTGAATCAGTACAATCCCTATTAGAGTTTTTAACTAGATTAGACTCTAGACAATGGAAAAATTTAAAAAATGATGATGCTAAGTTAATGAAAGTTATATCTAAGTCAGTGTACTTACCCGAAGAGGGTAAGGCACTTACTTAGGATGATATTATTCATTTAAAAGCAGTGCAGCAATAGATAAATTTACTTGCTAATAAATTTGAAAATATTAAAGGAGATGATTTAAATAAATTATTGAAAATATTTGAACCATCAACTACATCATAGGACGAATCTATATCTTAGGAATAGAATATAGATACATCCACACAATAGATATTAGATACTATTAAAGCTTAGTAGGAAGAGTTAGTAGTTACTAATAAAGAACTTTTAAATATTGCTTATGTAAATAATAAAGGATATGATAGATTAAGAAAATTTGATTTAACTAGAAATATTATTAAATCTATATTTATATCTCCTAATAAGTATGAATTAAATTCTAATGAGTGGGCTATTAATAGTAATATAGTTAATTTAAAAAATTAGTGGATGAATACTATTAGTTTATATCTGGGAGGAGAAAAAGTAGATATGTATACTAAAGTAGGAAATTCTTGGAAATATAATCACAAAGCAGATGATATTATAGAAGCTTTTAAACATAAAATTTATAAGAAAGAATTTAAAAGCTCCTTTAGTTCTGATGAGAAGTATAGAAATGCTATAGCAGCCTTCTTTAATCTTATAAATTTTGATGACGATATTAAAGAAATTATAGGTAAAAATTTAAAGGTTGTTGGCAACTCTAATCATAGTTTTACCATAAAGAATATGCCTTATACTTTAAAGGGAGAGTCTTCTTTACGTAAAAGTTGGTCAGATAATGAATTAATAAATGGGCTTACTAATATTTCTTAGATGTCTAAATCTTTGTTTAAGATTATTCCATATATTAATTCTAATAACGAGGATGAGTCTCAATTTATAGATGATATATCAGCTATTACTGCTTTTAGTCATTTAAGACAAGAATTGGCAAGTACTAATAATTAGTATTTAACTGAGTTAAAGTAGCGTGCTCAAACATTTAGAGATAACTCTAATAAATTATTATATGATATATTTAATAATCCTCATATTGAAGATATAATAGGAACTTTTGAATAGAGAGAATAGGATATATTGCATTCTATAAAATAGTGGGGATTCTCTAATGGAGGTTTATATGAACTTCAACTAGGAAAAGTTACACATAAAGCTACAATATTAGATTGTATTGTAACTTCTTTAATATCATTAGACCCTATGAATTATTAGCAAGTTTATATTGTAAATGAAGGCAATAGAGTTAGTTCTAGAGTGGCTATTAAAGATAGATTTAACTATAATAGAGAAACTCTAAATACTACAGAAGTTATTAATAATTAGAATGACAACGTTACAACTATGGATAATTCTATGGTTATTCATAATAATTTTGGTAAATTAGATTATATAAATCCTGCCGGAGTAGCTGTTCCTAATTCTTATTAGATTAAACATGGTAATCTGTTAATAGTTGTAGGGCCTAATACTAAAAAAACTAATCTTTAGGGTATTTTATCAACTAATCCTAGTAATTTAGATATATATATATTTAAAATTAGCGGCAATTAGCGGGAAAATGTCACTAATCAATATATAAATGGGGATTTTAATGAAAAAGCTATTATTAATGGAAGTATAGATAGCAGATTCGTTGAAATGTTTGATTTTATAGAAGATTCTTTAGACTTAAAAACTATGTCTTAGGATTAGTTACATAAATAGTATGCTTAGATGTAGAAACTCTTTGGTCATGGTACTTATAATGGATTTACTGGTATGTTAGTAACAGCTGTTCGTAATGAAATAGTAAAACATATAGTAGGATATTATAATGATTTCGTAGAAAATTATCCATAGGCAGCAGCTTCTCAATTATCTATAGCTAATTTCTTTGATCCTAACACTAACCCATTATTACCTGATACATATAGTAATATAAATTTAAAAGCTACTAGAGGTTCTATTGCTAGACCCGGAGAAACTGGTACAGAATTTAGAGTTGCTAATGCTTATCTTGATAACTGGTTATTTGCTTTTGGACAATCAAAGAAAATTGTTGAAGGAACTAATGTATCAGCTGTAACTTCTAATGCTTAGGGATCTAAAATACCTAATTATAGACAATATTCTATTGGTAATAATATTCAAGAATTATTAAGAGAATAGGTAAATTCTGAAAGTAGATATAAAGGATAGGAAACAAGAACTAGTGCCTCTTCACAATTATTGTTTGTAAATAATTTAATTGGAGGAACAAATTTAGTTATGGAGCCACGATTAGATTTGGAAGCTGTAGATGCATATGGCAAATCTAAGCAATTAAAAAATATGAGTTCAGCAGAACTCTTATATCATGGTATCATGGATAATTTTTATGCTCATTTATTTGATGATTCAAATCCTTATGTATCTATAAAACCAGCTGATTATTCTGATAAAACTTCTGATTTTATATATCCTATAAGAGCGGGAGTAAATGTAGTTAATATAGGAGTTCCTTTAAATAAAGCTACTAGATAGGATATTCAAGACTCTTATAAAGCATCTATTGGATAGTTTTATAAACGTTTACTAAATAATACTTTATATGATTTAACTAGAGCTATTAATAGATAGCGATTTCCTTCATTTCCTCTAACTACAGGAGATAATACTATAAAAGGTTGGGGAACAGATGGTTTGTATCATATAGGTTACGATATGACAGAAGATTAGCTTTTAGAAGCTAGTAAAATATTTGATAAATGGATTACTTCTGTACCTTCAAATCCTTCTATTTAGGTAGATGGTCATACATTTACTACTTCTACATTACTAAATACAGATCCAGAAACTATATTATATTAGAATGATTTAGGATAGGATGTTACTGTTTCTTAGGTTCTAGCTCAAGCTGAAAAAGGTTTAAGGGAACCTGATTTAGTTAAAATGGCACAGTAGGCTGGAGTAAATTTATATGTTAATGTAAATTATGTAAAAAATAAAGATAAAATTAAATTAAATCCTTTAGCTGTATATTTGGGAAGTTAGTAGTTCAAACCTGATAATTTTATTAATAGATGGTAGATGGAGTAGGCGAGCTTTCTTGATACTTTACTTAAAAAAGGATTTAAGGTAAAACTTACTCAAACTATTAGTATAGACCCTGAGGGTAATTACCCCCCTATAATTAAATCTTTACCAGCACAATAGTTAGTAACTAAGTTTTTTTAGAGTGATAACCTAAAATCTTGGAGATAGTATACCGATGATGAAGGTAATACTAAAGAGTGGAATTTAGGATAGTGGGTAAGAGGAGATTATATGGTTCTTGGCAAAGCTGTTAATGAAGATGGTAAAAGTGCAGACTTATTATTTGATTCTTAGCTTCCAAGAAATGCTAGTAAAATAATCATAAATCCTATGTTAGAGTATTTCTTTAATGTTGATAATTTATTATCAGGAAATATGAGATATACTATGTTGGGTACTGAATTATCTGACCCATTAAAATATAAGGATTATGATTCTGCTAAAGGGGCTTTTATTAATAACATTACTAAAAGAATAAATTCCGAAGAAGATCCTTAGGAGCAACAACGTTTGCAGGCTATAAAATCTTAGTCTATGTCTATAGATTTTAAAAATGGCTCTATTCAAAATATAGAATTTTTATCTGAAAATGTTCCAACACTATTCCATGAATAGGAAGCTAATTTATGGAATACTAGTAATAAACGTGCTAATATAGTATCTGCTACTATGATTCCATTTATGTTAGGAACTTAGCAAGGTATTAGTAGGGACATAAATGCTGCTACTATAGAAGATATTGGAGCACATGTTTGGAATTTTAAAGGATAGAAAGATGGAGATATTGATGCTATGGATGGTTCTACATTTATTAATCCTATACAAGCAGTATTTGAATCTTGGTCTTTAGGAGGATAGACTATAGGTATGGATAAAAAGACTATTGGACATGCTTATGATAATAGAACAGGTTCTGTAGTATTATGGAAACATGCCACATACGCTATTACTAATGAGAGAATGAGAATGTCTTCTAATTCTGAAATAAAACTTACTAATATATTTAAGAAGATGTCCTCAATGAAATTTGATGGCATTAATGATATAAATTTAGTAGATGGTAGAGGATATAAATTTGATAATTTATATTATGAATCTGGACCTAATTAGTACAGAATGATTTGGTCTTTAAATTATGACGCATCAAACAATTTATATTATACTAAAGAATTTGATGTAGACATAAATGGTAATAAAATAGATGATACTTTACATATAGAATATCAAGTATTTGATGCTACTACTTAGGAAAAATTAACTCCTGAAGAATATAATAATAGAAATGGTAAAAATGTGGAAACTATAAATTCAGTATATGAATTACATAGAGCTTTAGGTGGAATTTATAGTAAAGAATTAACTCTTGATACCAATACTTTAATAGATTCAGAGAATTCTAATATTGCTTCTGCATAGATTTTAAATAATGCTTCTTATGTAGAAAATAATGAAATAATTCAACCTTATAAAAATAAAATGATACATTACCTAGCTAATAAATCTGCTTCTAAAAGAGCTTAGGGGAATGTAAACTCAAAAGCTCTATGGTTTAATAACGAGCCTTTAACTTATGTACCTATGACTATGACTCATTATGGAGTATAGTTGGATGCTGATCACGATAAGGATGCAGGAGAAATTACTCAGCCTACATAGGCTATTACAGCCCTTGAACAAGGAGGTAATTTGCATTATTTATCAAAAAGGGTTTATTATGAATTAGGCTAGTTAGCTATGGAAACTTGTAAATTAGAATTAGATACTGCTAATAAATTCTTAGAAGCATATAATGATGGTAAAAAATTAACTGCTTAGGAAGTCCAAGAAATAACAGAAAATATTGGCTAGTTAGTTGCTGCTAGTTATTCATAGTAGAGTGACGCTGAACTAGGAGACATAATTCTACAAGGAATTTCTAAAGTATTAAAATCTAATAATGAGGATTTAAAACAGAATTTTGCAATACCATTTAGCGATGCTACTTTATATGGTAGTTTATTGCCATCTATAGCTACAGTAATTAATAATAAAGGAATTAAAGGTAAATATAAAGGATTGGCTCTAGTATTAACTCCGGGATTTAAATATGTGCAAACATTTAAATATGGCGGAGAGACTCATATGAGTTCTGATGTATATAATGATGCCATAGCAGCCATGACTGATGGGACATTTAATCCTTTAGATTATCGTCCTGTTATTAATGGTAAAAATAAAATAGTATCATTATCTAATGATTAGGAGACTAGAAAATCTCAAATTATTGATAATAATAATTTACAAGTTCTACCTCTATCTTCAGATTATTAGATTAGAAAATAGTAGATAATTGATTGTTATTTACTATACTAGTAGTAGTTAGAAGAAGCTAAAGGTAATGTTAATTTTGAGGAATTTGTACCTTCTGACGTAGTTGATGTAGTATATAAAGTTTTAAATAGAAAAACTAAAACTTATGTAAATTACAGAACTCATATAGTTTTAGATAATATTGATACTTATTATGACTTTATTGACGCTAATACAAATGGAACTTTAAAAGAGTATTTATTATCCTAGGGAGCTTTAATAGATCCTAACTCAGAAATAGTATCTCTACATTAGGATGTTATGCATGGTAGAGATTTAGCTCCAGAGCGTGTTGTATTTGATTATGGAACTATTAATCCTGATGGTATTTTTAATAAAGTAGGTCATACTAATATTTTCTTAATTGATGGTATTAGAAATAACAGAAAAAATTCTAATATGCGTAAATAGGAATATTAGAAAATTCTAAATGACTTACATAATGGATAGGTTACTATTAACGGACAAACTTATGTAGTTTAGAATAAACAACTATAGGCAGCTGAGAATGTTATGCCTAGCATTTACAGTAAAATATTTGGAGTAGATAATCTATCTTTAATTGAGGCTAAAAAGTTATTACAAACTAAGATAGGTAGAGCAGATTATTTTTAGCCTAAAGTCTTTAAAGGTAATTATGATGTAGCTTTTATTACTGGTAACAATAAACATACTTATTTAAGTTTTTCAGAACCTCTTATTAAAAATGACGCAGGAGTATTTTTTAAAGAAAAAGATATTTCGGGTAATATAATAGCTAAAAAAGAAGGTGAATTAACCTGGTTATATAAAGTATCTAGAGATAAATAGTTATTATACAAAGTAGGTCTACGTACTAGTGAGGGAGATATATAGTTAGTAAAAGAATATAATGTTACTTAGTAGGGAGGACAAGGTACTGCTTCTAGATATAATTATTATTATGTAGACATCAATAAATTAAGGGCTCTAGGAGTAGATGATTTAACTATTTCTAATATTATTAATGACATATATCATCAAAAATTTTATTTAGGAGCAGAAATTAGTGATTCTTAGAAAAATTCACAAACAGAAGTTGATTTAATATCTGACTCTTTTAGAGATCCTAACCTTAAATAGTTTATTAATAATTAGTTCTCTTTGATTGGGGTTGTGTTAGAAGATGCAAGAAATGAGTACTATCAAAATAAACAAAAGTATTTAATGGCTTCTTTTGAAAAAACCTTAGACACTGTTGCCGACCGTATCCCTACCGCTTCTTTACAATCTTTTATGAAGATGAGAACTGTAGGATTTACTTAGATTAATAATAATAGAATTTATGTCTCACATTTTTAGGCATGGCTTTAGGGAGCCGACTATGACGTAGATAAAGCCTACGTAATGGGCTTTAATTTCGATGATAACGGACAATTTATTGGATGGAGTGATTTATTTGATTATTCCTCTAATGAATCTTTGGAATCTTCTTGTTCATTGCCAGTACCTAGAAATTCTAAATGGATAAAAACCAATAATGGTATAAATATAGAAAGATATGCTGAAGAAGCTTAGAAAGCATATGATTCTAATAATATTATTTTAAGAAATGCTCTTATAAATAAAGTATTAGATAATATAGATTATAGTCCTAATAGTACTATAGAAGTAAATTACTCTAGCCCAATATTAAATTAGTTAATTAGTGATATTAATACTCATGAGAGTACTTAGTTATCTGGTGATAATAAAATATTAGCTTTTTAGAATGCAGTATCGTGGACCACATAGGCTATAGTAAATGATGAGAGAAACTTACTTGATTCATACAGTCCTACTAACGTAGAAGGTATGAAACAAGTAGTAAGAGATAAATAGTTAGCCAATGATAGTGGTACTTATACTTAGTGGAATCCTGCTACTAAATGGGTATTATAGGAAGAGAACTTAATTGGTAAAAACGTTATCTCTGTAGCAGCTAATGCAGAAAAAGTTTATTTTAGTTTATTACATTATTATAATGAAATTGTAAGACATCCTGAGAAATATAACAAAGATTTATATACTTTTGCTAAATCTTTTGAGGGGGTATTTATGAAGATTGATGGTACTCCAGTTATAAAAGAAACTATTGGAGGTATTAATTTTAATAATGACAATAGATTAAATAAATTATCTATTTTATTACTTAGCTCTAATTAGGAATTAACTGATATTAAAAATTCTCTTATTCAAGAAATATATTAGGGTAATACTTCAGAATATGAGCAAGATTTTATAAATGCTTATAAAAATAATGAATATTCTAATAAGCTACAAACTTTATTAAATAGTATAGATACTACGCTTAGTGAAGATGAAGCTAAATATATGCCTCTAATGTAGTCATTAATTAATAATGCTACAGATCCATCTGATTTAATATCTCAGTTACTTAACTCAGCTACTGATAATGCAAAAGAGCTTATTTTAAATAAGATAAATGCTGGTATGAATTTAGCAGGAGTACATGGGTATCTCATGATAATGGGATTCCCATTAGATTAGATTGTAGATTTAATGACTTCACCTGTAGTTAGACTTGTAGACAGATTAAGTAAATCTGATATGTTCTCTGATATTGGAGTTAAAAGTAATAGTGTTTAGAAAGTATTAGATTAGTTAATTTCTAGTAATCCTGATAAACAAAAAGATTGGTTTTAGTATGTATTAGATCCTACTACTATTAATAACTATGACCCTGGAAGAGATACTATTGTAGGTCAAACTTTAGTAAAATTATTAAACGATACTTCTATTACTTCAGATAACGGAACTACATTATATTTTATAAATGGTATTTATGTATAGAATGATAATAATCCTGTAAATCCATAGATTAAAACTTATAAAAGATTAAAGGATGCTCCAAAATAGTTTTAGAAACCTTTAGAATCTCTTCTTAGACAAAGATATGATGGGCTATTCTTTAATAAATTAAAAGGATTTAAAGCTGTACATAGAGGTGCCAGAGAAACTACAGCAGCTGCATAGTTACTTTTTAGCATGAATTAGGGAATACGTACTCAGTAGAATGAATAGCTAGCATTTGAAAATCGTTTTAATAACTTTATAAAAGGTTTTGATGAAATACTACCAAGTATTTAGGAAATAAAAGATTTAAAAACTAAATATGCTGGAAAACTTTTACCAAGTTCTTTAAATGAACAAGGCACTGATTTAGTTACTGACTTGGAAGCTTTATTCAATAAAGTAAAAGAATTGCATCCTAATTATTCTAATAGTTATATATATAGTATTGTATCATAGAGTTTAAAAGCTGGAATTTATAAAAATTTCAGTTTTTATGAATATATGATAAATGCCCCTATATAGATACAAGAATTGGACGGAACTATTAGAAATACTGATTATAGAACTTTAGCTACAGAATATTATAATTTAATAAAAGATTCTATAAATATATTAGATGTTATAAATCATTCAGATTAGTATAGTGTTTATTTAGAACTACAAAAAGCGGCTACTATAAATACTGATATAGTATCTAAGAAGAGCTAGTTAGTTAGAAAATTTTATGAAATATTACGTAGAGATAGGGGGTATATTGACTCTAAAAAACTTAATTAGATATAGAGTTATATTGACTAGGCATATATTTAGTAGTATTTAACTAATATTTAGTTAGCTGTAAATAATGAAATTTTACCATTTTCATTTCCATTAAAGGAGGGTCAGAAATTATTAAAGGATCAAAGACCAATTAAAGTAAGTTCTAATACAGAAATTATTATGAATAGTAAAGATAATATTGCTACTTTTAAATATTGGTTTCATAAATATTTAATACCTTCTTTAAAAACAGGTTCCTATTGGGATGGTGAGAAAATGTAGGAATTTCCTGAAAATAGATTTATTAATGGATTACAAATAAGAACAGAACAGGGTAAACCTGTTTTATCCTTAGATATTGATATGCTTAGTATTGATAAATCTAGAGAATCTACATTAAAATATGCGGCTTATGAAGAAGATTTCAATAAACTTATAAATTATAAAATAGGTTAGTTTAATTTATAGGATATATTTATGATTTATAATTTATTTGTAAATGGTAACAAATATGGCTATAATAGATTAACTACATTATTTTAGAGTAAATTAGTAGAAGATATAAATAATATTGAAAATCCTTAGTATACTCCAAGTGCTTTAATGCAATGGTATAAGCATTTAGGATAGGCTGATAAAGCTAATATATAGCAAACTATTGATACTAAAAATTTACCTATAGAAGATTCTATAAATGCCTTAGGAGTTACTCTTAAAGGATTTGATATTTATTCTGCTCCATATGTAGAATCTCTTTAGTAGTCTGGAGATAATAAAGTAGTACGTATAAAAGATCCTAGAAATTCTCCTACTAAAGGTTTAGTTGTGCTTTATGACACTAAAGATCATAAATATATAAATCCTTTTACCTAGATATCTGAAGGATATGATAATTAGAAAGAACTTATTGAAAGATTAAAAATAAATAAAGAATATTATCCAATAAATATTGATTTACAAGAATAGATAAATAAATTAGAATAGATGTTTAAAGATATTGTTTCTGGAGGTACTAGCCTATACAATATGACAATATCTGGTAAAGTTAAAATTAGAGTTAATTGTTAATGAGTTGTACTATCACATTAAATATTGGTAGTAATAAAATTACTTTGGATGGAATAGAAGAAGATTCCATCCAAAGTTTTTATGATTACTCCAATCTTATATAGGAAATAAATAAATAGGGTAAAACTGAAGAATTTATTAATGCTATACGTGCTTAGGGTATTAATAATACTTCAATATACGTAAATAAAGATATGGAAGGACTTACTGATAGTAAATAGTTTTTTCTTCCAAATATGACTTATAGAGAATTTCGTAATAAATTTCCTACAGCTCCTGAATTAGAAAATATAAATGTATTATATGTAGACGAAATAAAAACTAATGGAACTGATACTCCTTTAGTATATTCTACTAAAGATGTTTAGGGTAATGATTTATATATAGTACAAAGAGGTGGAGAAAAATAGTTTATAAATTATTTAAATAAGCTTAAAACAATTTAGGATAACGATATTCCAAGTAATTTTATAAATTTTATATAGGAATTAGAGCAATCTGACGAAGCTTGGTTAAGAAAATTTTCATCATATTCTTTTACACAATCTTCTAGTAAAAAAGCCAGAGGAGAATACGAAGGAAGTATTAAAACTGCCAGAGAAGTGCTTGCTAAATATCTACAGAATCCTGAAAGTTTTTATGAATATTTATTATCAGGAAAAAATGCTAACTTTAAACAAAATGTAGAACGTATTAGAAAAATAAAAGAAGCATTAAATTCTTTAAATGATTATGACTCTCCGAGAGAGTATGGAACTCCTTTTGCTAATGCTTTAATGATGCATACTTCTTATAAAAAATTTAATGGAATTACTTATAGAGCTGTCACTTTATAGCAATTAAAAACATTAACAAAATAGGCTTCTTCTGAATTATATGAAAAGTATTTTTCAAAAGATAATCCTGATCCAAGTGCTATATAGATTAAAGTAAATTCAGTATTACGATAGTTATTTTGGAATACTGAGGGCTAGGAAAATTTAAGTACTAAAGGTATTTAGATAGAAGCTATTTATAATGGTAATATATATTTTAATATTTAGCCTTCTACATTTGAAACTAAATATGGATATACTATAGCATCTAAAGAGGCATATCCTCATCAAGAATAGGAATATAAAGGTTATAACATATATTCAGCAGTAATAAATGGGACCACTAAGTTCATGGTAGCTAGAGGAGTTTTTACTGATTAGAATGTAGGAAAGACTTACGATAGTTTATAGCAAGCTAGAGATTTTATTGATAAGTCTTTTAAAGAAGATATTCTAAAAAAAGGATTATTATTAGACTTATATATGCCTAACGAACATGGTGTATAGTTTAATTTATCTACTCATAACTCTACTATATTACCTGGTTAGGTTATTAGAGCTATAAATGTCTAGATAAATTCTAAAGCATTTACTAAAGAAATTTAGAATTATAATGCTGAATAGGGGTTGAAGTTTATACAAAAACATAATGATACCGTAGACACTACTTAGTTAGATAGCTTAGAAAAAATTTTATTAACCGCAGCTAAGGTACAAGAAGGTATAGATAAAGGTATGTAGGAGGATTTAACAGAATTTATTGATAATCTTAATAATTATAATTATTACTACGTTAATAATGTAGATTAGAGTTAGGGTTTATAGTATAATATATAGTTACAACAAATACCTAATGTAAGAAGTGCTACTAGCAGTCCTATAGGATGGGTTTCTATGCCTCAGAGATTAACTTATTTTGCCAATAAGATTAAGTCTAGATTTGGGATACCAACTTAGGTATTAAATAAATAGGCTATATCTGAAAATTATGGTGAATAGTTCGTTGATAAAAAGGCTTTTATTAGCAATAATGAAATTGTAATTAACCTTGAATCAGCTACTAAACAAGATGTAGCACATGAATATATGCATGTATTTATGGGTATTGTAAAAAGCTAGCCAGATTTATAGGAAGATTATTTTGATTTATTACAAAATTTAGTAGAAAACACTGAATAGGGACAGTAGCAATTATAGGAATATCAAAATGTTTCTGAATATTCTGACTTAGCTAGAATTGATTTATATGAAGAAGTTGCTGCTAACATAATGGGAGAATATCTTACTTCATTAAACCCTAATACATACTCTAAAATATTTAGAGATTTTAGAAAATTTATTTAGAATAATACTTTTAATTAGGATTTAAAAGAAAATATTTTAGATTTTACAGATTTTGCTGTAAATAGTTCCTATAAAATAAGTACTAATAGTACAGAACGTTAGATTACTAACTTTTTAAAGGCAGCATTACAAAATAATATTATTTAGGAGATTTGTTGATGAGTTGTAAATATTTTTTTAAAGGAGTATCTAAAAAATCTGATAAATTATATCAGATATTTAGTAAACTAGCAGGGAATGAAGGGTTATCTTATTTTGAATTACATAATTTAATATCTGATAATATAGATTTAACTAAATATAGTGATACTTTATTTTCGGCACAGACTGATGTATATAATAAACTAGTAAGTCTAAAAGCTATTCCTCTTATTTTTGATAAATGGGGTAATGTAGTAGCTGATGATCCAGAATCAGGAGTATATAATATTTAGCATTTTTTAGATAGTTAGTACTTTGACCCAGATTAGAAGTATTATACTAAAATGAATGATGAGAATTATAAAGATGCTTTAAGAAAGCGGGGCTACACTGAAGACTAGATAGCTCAAGAGTTTGAAAGGTTTAAATTAGTCGGAGCTGATGCTTATGTAATACATTATTTAGTTAATAACTTAGAGATTTCAAATGTAAATGACCCATATACTTGGAATGTACAAGTATCTTTACTTATTGGTAAGTAGATAACAAAATTAACTGAAGATATTACTAAACGTAAGTTGAGTAATTTAAGTACTGATTTCTAGGAATCTTTATTAAATAGTTTTAATAGAGTTTTACAAAGTGTTGGTAATAATAATAATTTAGGTTCTCAAATTTTATAGTCTAGAATAATAACTGCTAGAGAAAATAAAATGGGAACTAGTACTAGTCGAGTACGTAATATTGCAATTACTCATGCATTAACAAAAGATGGGATAAAATTACGTGGACACATAGACTAGGTAATTGTAGATAAATATGGAAATATTGCTATATATTAGAATATAGTATCTAGTTAGCCTTATGAATCTTGGATAAAAATAAAGAAGTAGAAATTTGAATTAGAACTAGCTTTTTTAAAAAAAATATTATAGGCTAAGGGATTTAATGCTAATAAGATTAGTTTACATTTAATTCCTACATAGATAGTATATAATGATGATGGTTCTATAAAAGATATTCGTATGGATTATCCAAAAAATATCTAGGTTCAAGGAGAATACTAGTTAGGGGATATAGATGAAGCAGTTGAAGCCTATATAGATACTCCTGATTTAAGTTTTGGTAATATTGATGATAAAGTATAGACAGCATTAGATAAAACTAATTTAATGTTTTTAAATGCTAACATTACTTAGAATAGAATTACTAAAACTATTGATAGTTATATCGCTTAGCAGTATAATCCTAGAACTGGTACTGGTGATATAGTAAAACTAGAAGATGATCCATAGGGATATAATTATGCTGTAACTATTGACGGTGAAATTCATAAAATAAAAGAAGATTCTCTACCTAAAAATAATATTGAATTAAAAGAATTATTATAGAAAGAATTTGATAAAAAGGAAAAATAGATAAGTACAGTACTTGATACTTTAGTAAAATAGATTTAGGTAGCAAGACATAATCCTTAGAATACTACATTTGAAGCTTTTAAAAGAAGTAATTATAGACTAGTTTCTTTGCTTGGTAAATATATCGAACCTACTTATATAGGAGGAGATCCAGTATATGAATGGAATATTATTGATAATGAGGCTTTAAGAAATGCTCACATTTTATTGTTTCAAAATAGTAAAGGATAGATAGATGTAGTATCATTAGCTAATTATAATTTATATGAGGTAAATAAACATAGAAGTAATGGTTCAAATATTATGAATAGTTATATTATGGATAATCAGTCTGGTAATCTATATAATTATGACTGTTCTTTTGGACATATGGAATAGATTCGTACATTAAATATATTAAATGAGATATTACCACAATTAGATGGTAATTTTAAATTAGGTAATATTTAGGTAATATCTACTTATGGTAGAGGTTAGGGAATGTATAGTACTGCTTCAGATTTAATTACTAAATATTACTCACCTATATTAGAAGTAGTAAATAAATATAATAGTGGAGTGAAATTAAATAACAATTTTGGTAATATTAACTTTGTAGATTAGTATGAATTAATTACTTATTATATAAGTAATTTCTTAACTACTTCTTCTTATTTAGAAACTAATCCTATACGTTATAAATTAAAAGATGCTAAGGAGTAGTTAGAAAATGCTAACTCCGAATCAGCTAGAAGAGCTGCTTTACAATCTTTTCTTGAATATTTATAGAATAATCCTGTAATAAAAAATTTACAAAATGGAACATCTGATTTAACTTATGCTAATGATAATACTAAAATGTTAGCTAATATTTATAATTAGGCATGTTATGAATATAATAAATTAATGGGAGTCTATGTAGAAACTAAGTATAAACCTTTAAGTTGGTTAGAAAGTAATATAGTAAAACCTGACGCTAATTCAGACAATAATTATAGAACTATTAAACAAATTGTTACTTAGACAACTTTTAGAGCTAACGAAAGAGTGATGGATGCTGCGAATCCTATTCAAAACTTTACTAGAGATTATTTTAATTAGGCAGGATATTCTACAGTAGAAGGGTCTTTAATAGGAGATGAAAACAAATATTTTGATAATATGTTTATGCATAATGAAAGAGGAGAAAAAATAATGATGTTTAAAAATCCTTATAAGAATGATGCTGCTAATTACATGAATTCTCACGAAAAACTTTTTCTTAAAAAAGCTTTATTCGAGCTTGCTAAAGTAACATATTCTATGCATAATAAAAAATTTGATTTTACAAGCTATGAAGATCCAGAATTTGCTAAAGCTGTAGAAGAATAGGAAGTATTACGTTATGTGCCTTTAAAAAGAGCTTCTCCTACTTTATCAGTGAAATCATTAAAGAATGGTGTAAATCAATTTTTTGATACTATTAAAGGACTTGCCTCTAAAGAAGATAATGTATTTGCCAAATGGCAACAAACTTTAGATAAAGAGGGAACTAATGTATCTATGAGAGATAGATTTGAAAATGGAGTAACTAATCCTTTTGCTTCTAGCATGTCTCCGGATAAAAATGTTAGATAGAAAATATTAAATTAGCATACAAATGATTATTGGGAAACTAATATTCCAGCATTGCTGTATAGTTATATTAATGCTAATATATTAACTCAAGAATTTAATAAATCATTAATATTGATTAAATCAGTAATGTTCTAGGCTAAAATGCTAGCTTTAAATTCTGGAAATCTTAAGTATCTTGAATGGTTTTAGAAAGAAGCTGATAAATATTTAACTGTAAATGTATTTAATGATACTATACTAGAAGACACTTCTAAAAAATTCTTCACAGTAATTAATCCTGTTAAACATTTTGTATCTAAGATGTTCTTAAGTTTTAATATTAAATCTATGTTTAGAGATACCTTAGAAGGATTTCAATAGAACTATATTAAAGCTGCTACTAAATATGGTACAGATATTTCTACAGCTAATTTAACAGCCGCTTATTACATAGTAATGAAGGGTAGTTGTACTAATGTAAGAACTATCTCTTTATTAAATCAATTATGTATTAAATATGGTTTATCTAACTTAGACTTTGCTAATATTGCCAATGGATTAAGAACTGATAAAAGTGGTATTAACCATTGGGATGATATAGCTTATAATACTATGAAACGTCCTGATTTTTTAAATAGAATGACTTTATTTGTAGCAAGAGCTTTATAGGATGGTGTTTGGGATGCTTTATCTTTAGATGAGGATGGTAAAATTAAATATGAATGGAAAAAAGATAAAAGATTTCAAGATATATTAAAAGCTCCTAAAGATAGTGAAAAATATAATAAAGCTAAATCATTATATTTTTCAGCTATACGAGCATATAATAAAGAACATATTGATTCTCCTATTGGATATAATAAAGACCTTCCATCACCTTATTCATTAGAAACTATTGATAAAATTAAACAAGTTGCTGATAGTATATATGGTAATTATGATAGGGGTGGTAGAATGATGGCAGAAAACATGGCTATAGGTATGTCTTTTGCCCAGTTTACTACATATTCTAATGGTATTATCGCTAACTGGTTTGGTAAAAAAAGAGTTATAAAAGGAGATAAATTAGAATAGTAGAAAAATGAAGCAGGACAATTATTATATTTTACTGAAGATGGAACTATTACTACAGAAAATACAGGAGTTCCAGTAATGGATAATATACCTATAGTAGTTTAGGGAATATTCTATACTTTCGGAGATATATTAGGAATATTATCTGATACTAACTAGGATGATAAAATTAAAAAAATAAAAGAAATGATAAATGCTAATCCTAATGATGCTGCTAATCTTAGAAAAGCTTTTGCTAGTTTATTATGGGCTGCTTTTATGAGTATTTTATTTAAATACATATTTGATCCTGGATATAAGGAGATAATGAAATCTTATAATAGTGATGATGTGTTAGCAAGTGCTATGACTTATGTAGTATATAATGGCGGTAAATAGTCTACTTAGAATTTCCATGAATTTGCAGTTATTCCTGAATATTTTGCTGGTAGTGGGGCAAGTAATGGTATGACTATTCCTTATTAGAGTTATCCAACATAGTTGGTTAAGAATATGTTCAATACTGCTACAGACCCTGAAAAACATTGGGGCGAGTACATTGTAAATAATATTCCATCATTAGCTATGTATAAATAGGCTGCTAAAGCTTATTATAAAGAAAATTAAAAAAAATAAGGGGCGTAACCCAGGATTTCTCCTGAGCTACGCCCCTTTAAATGTTTAATACCAATATAAGGTATTAATTAAATTATTTTCTTCTACTAAATCTTGTAATATACCGATATCTATTTTTCCAACCATAGTAACTTTAGCATGCTGATTATTAAATAACTCCGGATATATTTCTTCTGTATAAACATATCCTTGATCAAAATAATCACAGCACTTTTGTGCTTCTACTACATTTACGTCTAATAACTTTACTTTAAACATTAGTCTGTCATTTCTTCAGATTCTTCAACATAAGTATCTCCTGATGATTCCATACCATTCATCTGCCATTTCTCCCTCCCACCAATTTTTTTCAGCTTCTTCTTGGGAGTCAGCTTCTATAATATAAGATGTATATCTAATTACATCTTTACTAACAGTTACTAAATACTTAGACATTTAATTTTATTTTGTAAATCAGTTATTGTTCCATTATTTTGAATAATCTTATCAAAAGTATAATCATCTAATGCCGTCTCACTAATATGGTCCATTAATGTAATATTAGGTCTTTCTACTCTCCATACTTCCCCTCCTAAATCTTTTATCATTTTAAATTCATTAGGATAGCGAACATCTGGAATTAAAATAGTATCTATAGAGCCATTCTTTTTAATAGCTGCAATCTTACCAATCATAATATTTACCCAAAAATCTTCAGTAATACTTTGTCTAAAAGCATTGCCAACATCTTGAAGTAAATTTCTGACAGTATAATTCTTACCCATCCAAGGAATAGTTAACTTTTTAGTCTCTTGTAAAGACATATCATAAGTTCCAAATGGGATAAGTAGCCCTTGACAACAATCTTTTAAAGAATCTGCAAAATGTAAAGTAGTACAATGTGCTTTACTAAATCTACTATAATAATTAGCTACAGTGTCTTTACCTGAAGTAGCTTTACCAGAAATTCCTATTATTACCATGTATCAATATCAGTTATATCCTTTTCATTCTTACAAACATTACATCTTATTCCTACTAAATTACCTAGTCCAAAAGGTGAGAATATATAACTAAATTTTGGACAACCATTAGCTCCTGAATAAGGAGTGTCGCACTGCTTATTATGTTCTTTTATAAACTCTTTAGCTGCTTGACACTCCTTATCTGATAATTTAAAAACCAATCTTTCTTTGTTCTTTTTTATTGAAATCTATTTTATCCCTATTATAAATCTCTGCTAAAGTTTCAGCTTTATCATCCCCACATATAGCTTTAGTTTTATCTTTATTTAAAGCTTTAAACTCATACTTTACTTTGAGTCTTCCAGGTCTTAATAAAGCTTCATCTATGTCTGTTAATGCTGCATTAAAAGTACATAAAAACCGTATATTTAAAGCATCTCCAACTAATCCATCTGTAATATTTAAAAGAGAATTAATCAGCGGATTTTCATGAGTATCTCTACGTTTTAATATATACTCACAATCTTCCATTATGATTACAGCATTCTGTAATTTTAAAAGGAAAGATAAAAATTGCCCTGAAACTATATTTTGTAACATAGAAAAATCCATTATATAAAAATTAGTATCAGAACAATCATAGATAAGTTTCTTTATAAGACTTGTCTTTCCACTTCCAGCAATTCCGTACATTAATGCTAGACCAGAACCATCCTTTTCACAGAATTCTTTATATTTATCATAAGGTAAATCATCATTGTAGTTCTTTTTTACATCAATATCAATATTTCTAGAACTTGTACATTCTGTGGTACTGAATCCTTTATCAGTAGATACTACTAAATCATAAGTTACAATCTTATTAGTATTTTCATCAGGTAATGGTTTTACAAATTCTAGAAGTTTTTCAGCTTGCTTATAGTCATTATAATTTACTTGGATATAATTACTAAATATTTGAACTTCTCCATATGTTGTAAAATAATGCCCTATTTCATCTTCATCAATATAAATACCATAATCTACATTATCAGAAAATTCCTTTATGAAGTACTCTTGATAAATACGAGGACTATCAGTTACACTGTCTAACTCTAATTTATCTTCATGTTTTACTACTCTAGGATTAAAAGCATTTAAAAGTTGTGCTTTATTATCCTTATCTAATATTATAAAATAAGAACGTATGTTACTATACATAGTATACATCACTGCCGGTTTAAATACACAGTCATGTACTTTATATAACTCTTTTAATGCTGCCTCTATTCTAGCTTGTATTGTATTACTGTACATTAATATAAAATATTGTTAAAGATTTATCGAAACTATTTTTAATAGCTCCTAAAGTATCTATATTAGTTTTTCTATTAGAGTATACCGCAGTAACTCCATTAAATTCTGGTAGAATATTATAGGATGCGCCTGAAGACATTCCATCCATGGCATCAAAAGGTTTTCTTTTATATGATAAACTAATAGGAATTGATTGGTTCATTATTTTCGTCCTAATCTAATTAATTTATAAAATTTTTCATCTAAATTCAGATGTATGACTATATCCAATAATAATGTTAGTTGAATAATTAATTCTAATATAAATAAACCAGTATTAACTACTGGACAAAATACTAAAAATAATGTCCAAGGCTTTTCATCGAAAAAGCCATCATCATATCTAATACTTATTATAGCTCCTATAATTGATGCTATGTATATTATAATTAAAATAATCATTCTATTTTAGTCAATTCAATGAATTTTTGGTGCATTGGCTTAGCAATCTCTTGAGCCATAGGATGAGCATCAGGAGCATCTCTACGATAAAAGAAATTATTCCATGCGTCTTCAAATCCGCAGGAAATAAGTTCAGACTTAATTCCTAGAGGAAGTATAGAACGAGCCTGCTGAGGTGTCCAACCAAGTTTAATTAAGTCCAAATAATCTCTCTCTACATTATTTAAGTTGGCAATGAATATACTCTCAGGAGATTTATCTCTTATAACAGTATGATAAGGTCCATACAGTTTCAGTTTTTCATCATCTAACCAGCACGGCTTAATAAAAGTAATCTCATTATCAAACTTATCTTTAGAATAGTTACAATAACGAGTACTTTCAGCTAAGTGGGACAATCCTACATGAGTTCTGAACTCGTCCATAACTCCACGATCGAGAATCATATGAGCTGTATATCTTTTATAATGATACTCAGTAGGTTCACAAAGATATTTTAAATCCTCTTCTAGATGATTTTCTACTATAACCCTATAATTAGTGGTAATATGATCTAATACAACATATGTATTAGGATCAAATTCTGTTTTAATAAGTTGTCTACGTATTTTAGTCCAGGGATTGTCTGTATATACAAAAATATTACGTAATGCATCATGATTGTCTCCACGTAATGTAAGATATACAGTACCAAACTCCAGAGGTCTATTATGTCCTCTAGATTCTAGCATATTTACAAATTTTTCGTAAGAGGTATCTGTAATTTTATCTTCGCTCTTGTAACTTACTCGTGCACATCTTTCAATATGCTTCTTGATTCCTACTAAAGAGAAATCTGCTTGATTAATAAATTCAAATGACTGTTTAATTAACTTCATATCACTTAACTATTTTTACATATAATGTATCATGAGGAGCTGTTTTATTAGTTCCCTTTACAATATCTCCAATTTTTGAGAAATTCTTATCAAGGATAATTACATCATCTACGAAGTAATCACTTTCTCCTCTATTTTTAAATACATTCTTACATCCCCAAACTTGATGGTATTTAATTTTAACTTTCCAACCCTCTACCTGAGCTTTAGCTAAAGTATTAATAAGTTTTTGTTGGTCGTTACGATCATTATCCATCGAAAAAGCAAATGGTTCTCCACTAGAATTCATACCAGTTTGGGTAACATTAAGTAACCCATCCCATGAATCCCAGAAAACTCCTGCTTTACTAAATTTAGTTACAGTACCAACACGTTCTCCATTAGAAAACTGTTCTTTACAGGACGTTAAGCACGCCATAGCTACTAGAAAAATAAAGATTTTCTTCATTTTTTGTTGTTTTAAAAAATTGTCTAGCATTTTTTATATATCTTTGTAATTCTTCTTCACATAATGCCTTATAATAAGGACATTGGGAAGAGGTTACATACTTGCTATACCAAGGATTATTTTTATCTCTTATAATTATATGAACATTAGATCTATTATATAGTGGATAGTCATCAATTTCTATAGTAATATCAGGATATTTACAATCTTTTATTTGTTTAAATATATTAGAATATTTTTTTAAAGACTCACTCATATTAATATAGTTATTGGTTAATTATACATATATAACTGTAGTTACTTCCTTTGGAAATACTTCTATTAAATCTGCGTCTTCATCTACTGTGTCTTTAAAATCCCAATATGGACTTTGATAATAATCAAAAGAATAATACTTATTATTAACTTTTATAATTGCCTTGTATCCAACATAACCTTTTTCTGAATCAATATCAAGAATAGCATATTCGAGGTTTATTACTTGTATATATGAATATAATTTTTTTAAATAATCATATACTTCATCTGAGTTATGGGATTCACAAAATTCTAAATATTTGTCTGCGATATCATCAGGCATATAATCTTCTATTTCTTCCCACCCATAATTTATATTAAGTATGTAATAATATTCGTCTAGTCTTAATTTCATAATTCCAAAAAGTCTCTAACGTCAATATAATCTATGCCAAAATTTTCAGCACATTTCTTATCTGAGTCTGAAAAATCTCCAGGTTTACCAGAGGCATCACCTATCATAATACATTCATCTTTAGATTCTACTTTATACTGATAGTATAATTGTTCTAACATTCCAGTATTAGGTTTTCGATAAGTATCATTCTTATCCATAGAACAACAATACAAGTTATCACTATAGGAAAAATTATTAAGGTTATTAATAAAATAATCATGACATATACCTTCTACAGCCCATATCTTATAATTAAAAATACGTTTATCTGTAAGAGTCTTTAAACCTCCTTGATTACTTACTATAAAAAACATCTTGAGATTAGACATCTTTTCTATTATTTTATCTAATACAGGAAGTTGTACTCTAAAATCAGTAATATCTTCAGGAAATGTTTTACCTGATACAGTTTTAATTAAAGTACTGTCCAAATCAATGAACAGTACTTTTTTATTTTCAAAATCAATCATCTAAATATTGTTTAAGTAACACTTCATCAGGTGAATCATCCAAATATTGCATGGCTTCACCATAATTTATCCAATTATCTACTCCCCACTCTTCTAATGTTGATAATTTCTCAGAATTCTTAATTAACTTTAAAAGAGTATCTTTATCAATTTTTACAATATTACCTATATCAGTAATAGACACTTTACTATTACCCCATGGGATAGATTCTTCTTCTCCTTTTTCATTTACAGGAACTTTACTTCCATCCCAACAAGGACAAGGCATACTTGTATCCATTTCTAAGGCATCATGTACTGAGCAAAAGTTATTTGGATCGTTTACAAGATACTCGAAAGTTTCTTTTACTTTATACATTAAGCAAGAATGTTTTTAAGATTAGCTACAAAACTATCTGCCTGAGTTTTAATACTTTCAATATCCTTAATCTCATTCTGCAACTCTTTAATAGAGTTTTCTTTAGATGCGATTTCAGTGTTCATTCGCTCTATAAGGGAAGCTGTTTTATCATGAGTAGACTGAAAAGCAGATTTAATACTAGAAAGTTCGTCAGTAAAAGTCTTATTAAAAAACATAACAAATATTATTAAAATTATAAAAATAATTTATTTAAGGATATAAATATACTATCCCATTTACTATAGTAGCTGCTATACAATATATTGCCGTAGCTGTTATAATCTCATCTGAAGAAGCTTTTGTAATTAACATAACTACTAAAGCTACACCATAGATAATTACAATAATTATATCAATTATTAGAAGCCCTAATATCGTCATGATAAAGTACTGATGGATTATCTTTGTGTATATCTATATTATCTAATTTAGCTATAGCTACCTTTTGCTTAAATTGCCCTAAGTCAAATCCCAGAGTAATTACATGAATACCATTTACTGTAGGAACATAGTATAATATTATATTTGTGTAAGGTCTGCATTCCCTAACTAAATCTAAATATTTATTTATAAGACTCCAATCTTTAGTATCAAAATCTAATATCCATTTAGATTTATAATTAGAATTTCTTCTTTGACCTATTGCTTTAGAGACACATTTAAATAATTTCTTAGAATTACATTCTATAGCTTCTAGAGCTTCTCTAATTATCTCGTATTGTACTTGTTTACAATTTCTGGGATTTACCCAAAAATATGCCCGAGCATTAAAAGTTTTACATAATGTAACTATTTCTTCTTTCTTATTTAAAAAAGATTTTTTATCAAAGAAATGATAATCTTTAATTACATTATTATTACTACCTACATTACATTCTTTTTTTCTTTGTATTACTTGTACAAAGTAAAAATCTCCTTGGTCTGAGAGATTATCAAACCAAGGAGCAAATATATTAAAATTATCTACCATTTAAAGGATATATATCTTTATAATTATTATAAAAGTTTCTAATTATCTTCTCAGAAACTTGTACATCTCTATTTTTATCTCGTTCAATACATACAGATAAAGGAGTATCAAAGAAATCCTTAAATTCTATAGCATGATTTCCATGAGCTATAACTAAAGCACGATAGTTATCTAACACTTTTTTATTTAAGTTAGTATTATCAATAACTATATCATAACCTTTAAGTAAGGCTTCAATTAAAGCTTCTTCTTGTATATGTTGTACAAGAGGTTCTCTCTTAGGAACCCAATACTTGCCAAGCATAAGTCGAATATCATCTTGATTAATTCTAACTCTGTGTTCAGGGTCTTCAAGAACCCATTGCTTAGCCCAAAAAGTTTTACCTGATGCAGGTATACCTCTACATATAATTAATTTACTCATTCTTTTTCTAAATCAAAATCATCAATGCTCCATCCCTCATCTAAAAAACGATTTTGCAAAGACTTACAAATATCTTCAACATCAGTTGTGGAAATTTGTTTACTTATACAAAAACATATTGTATAATCTTCTTCTTTCAAAGGAATATCTGTATTAAGATTATCTAAAAATCTCTCTTCAGATTGCATTAACGTTGGTGAATTACTAGCCATAATTAAAATTGCTCAATATAATCAGCTTCAGGGAATTTTGCATATACATCATCCCACGCAGCATCTACTTCCATCTCGTCATCTTCTTCATAATGGTTAGAATACTGAGTTCTAGAACCATCTTTATTAGTTATAATAAATGTCATATATTTATTACATATTTATCAACAAATTCTCCATGAGTTTCACAATAATCTAATTGTTCATACTCGCCCATTCCAGTGCAAGCAATTTCCACAAATCTTTGTAAAACTCCTTCGGAAACTTTATCTACTAATTTATGACAAATTTCTTTTTGTTTGTCGTAATCTATATCAACGAATTCTTTGCCGTCGATATATAGTGAATAGTCGTTACAAATGTAGGTTATTTCCATTTTAATGAATCCAGTAATTAGGTAATGTCCCATCTTTACATCTAGAAATATCTGCATCCAACTTACATCTAGTACAAAATATTTCTCCTGCTCTAACCATAATAGCATGGAGTCTAGTAGCTACTTCTTCAGCTATTTCTACAGGTGCCTCACAATTAATCTCCATATATTGTTACGAATATATCGATTCCATATATTCTCCTATATTTTCATATAGGTTCGGACTATATCTTATAAAAATCTCCACTTATAAGCTAACTGTCTATTAGTAAGATTTTCATCGATGCTTTTCACCTGCTCTTGCAGTTTACTCCATTTCAGGATAGTCTCTGAACTCCATAATTTATAAGAGTAACAACCTAATGGATAACGTGATAGTATTTCACTAATAATATTAGCTCCTTCATATTTATTAATTCCTAAATAATACAATTCTTTTCCTCTTTTTGCATCATGCCTTAAATTAGCTTTAATGCCTAAGGAATCAAACCATGGAATAAAAATTCCTTCTTGTATATACTTTGGGAACTTTTGAGTATTTAAATTATAATATAAATCTCTTTTATGAAGGCTGCCATCATCATAAAACCATAATGCTAACCCAAGTAAATCTAAGTTTTCAATAACATCTTGAATAGTAAATTCTTTAAACTCAAATAATTCTGGGTAAGCTCCCCCATACATAGTATATATAGGAGTTTGACTATAACCATTTCTTTCTTGGAGTCTAATGGTTCCTTTACCTAATAATTTCTTTTTAAATTCTAAATATTCAAGATGTTTACAATTTGTGGTATAAATATAACTACCACTATTTGTAGTGGATATACATCCATCGCCTAGCAATCCTGTTAAAAATACTTGAGTTTGTTCTCTTGTAAAATTATAAAGCTGCTTATTGTCCATTTCTTTTAACTGAGGTAAAATCATATTCAATATTTTTACTGGCTTATTATTTCAATAATTTAGTAATTAAATCTTTAGGAGTTCCAAGCAATTAACATCGTTTTACTACGACAAGATTATTTATCGTAGGGGGTAACAGTAATTAAAACCTTATTAAAAAGATTATTTTCTACTATCCATTTAAAGAAATAAATCATACTTACTTTATAACATAAAGCTCCAGTATGCTGTATTCTATAATTTATACTATTCCTTTCACACTCACCTTTTTTCTTAAAAAAGTCTCGCACTTCTTGCACTGTATCACAGTTAGGAGATTCTCGCTTCATTTCTCTATAATACTTCCAAAATTCCCTATCCTGCATTTTTTCTTGCATGGAACGTAAAGATTCAAAATCATATATATGTGCTCTATATTTACTTATAGGATTTAAAAGTATATAACCTTTTTCCATTACTATTTTTCTACAATACTCTTGATATTTAGCTAATCCTGAGAAACCTGACATATAATTTTCATATATTTTTTTAGCCTCTTCTATAGAGATACCTAAATTCCTATGTATAGTATTAAAGTCTCCACCATAATTGAATCCAAACTCAATTTTCTTAGCTAGCTGTCTAAGATGATGATACTTTTCTTTAATTTCTGTTATTTTTGTATCTCTTGGTATTTGATCAGGATAACTCATATAAGCAGTTAGAGCATGTAAATCTCCACTTCCTTCCATTAATTCATGGATTAAAGCTTTATCATTAGAAATGGAAGCCATAATAAATGACTCTTGTCCTGAATAATCTATTGAAATCCAAGAGTTACCTTTCTCTGCAATAAAACAACTTCTAGTTTCTGGGTCTGCTGGAAGATTAAGAAAATTTACATATTCTATTTTAGCACTTTTATCTTTTCCACCACTAGATATTCTAGCAGTATTAGTACCTAACTGGTTAAACTTAGTATATATTCTACCAGTTTCTGGATTTATTTGGTCTAACCAGTTTTGTCCATAAGTAGAACATACTTTTTGAGCTTCTTTATAATCAAGATAAATAGGAAGAATTTCAAAATCTTTAGCTTGAGGTTTTAATATGTTAGCATCTACAGAATCTTTTAATTTCTTTGTTTTACTGTCTACAGTAGAAGTATTTATTCCTATAGCTTTAAATAATGGAATTACTTGAGATGCACTATTCCAATTTATAGTACATTGTGGGTCAGTATTAAATCCTAAAAATAAATCTCCTTGTAAATCTACCTTAGTAAACCTAGAGTCTTTTCCATAGTGTTCTACTACCCAATCGTTTAATTTAGTTAGAGCAGCCTTTAAACGTTTATCATCCTTTACCATTTTAGCTTTCCATTTTTCTATGTCTAATTTTACACCACACCATTCCATATAAGCCAATGGGACAACAAATCTATTCTCTAACTGGACTGCTTTTACTAAATCTTCTTTTTCTAATGCTTTTATTTGGGCATTCATTAAATCTTCCAAATCTACTACATCATTAGCTGCATAAACTATTACTTCTTCAGTTAGACCAACTTTAGTAATTTTACCTCGAACAGTTTTATCCATATATTTATTAAGATACTTATATTCAAGAGTTTTTAAGTCAGCATGGAAACTACCTTTAGGATATCCCAAATATCTAATCTTTTCAGCTAACATTACATCCCATACTTTAGATAATATAATATTATGTTTAAAGAAGAATTGAATATCAAATTTAGCATTAGCTAAGATATACAAAATATTGGAATCTTCTAATATATCTTTATATTCCCAAATATTTATAGTAGTACAATCAATTACTACTTGATTTTCTTTAGTGCCTATCTGAACTGTTAATAATGCTTTGGTATGAGGATTTAGTCCCATAGTTTCAGTATCTAATCCTCTAATTTTTTTCATAGAATTAATAATTTCCTTACTTCTTTCTACAGAAATACATTCATATTTAGAAGATTTGAATAAAGCTTTAACCTTGGTAACTAAATAAATCATTTAAATGTTCTTAAGAATTTTTCTTTTTCTAAGTTTTTTGATTGCTTCTTTTCTAATTTGTCGGATACGTTCTGGCGTGCATCCAAATAAAGGAGATATAAGTTCAGGAGTATATTCTTGTCCAGTAAACCCATAACATAAAATTATTATATCATGTTCTTTATTAGAAAGTCCATTTAAAACTTTGTTAATAACGTTAGTCTTATAAGACTGTTCTATATTATTATCTGCTAGAGGACTATTATTGTTTTTAACAATATCTACTAAAGTAGAGTCTCCATCATCATCATTACTACCTAATGGAGTATCTAAAGACATACATACTTTTTTAGCATTTATAGCTCCATTAATTTGTTTCATAGTTTTACCAGTAGCTTCTTCTAACTCTTCATCTGATGGAGGTCTATCTTCAGTTTGCCAGTATTTATTTATAACTTTAGCAGCCTTATTATAAGTAAGTTTTTGACTTACAGGAACCCTAACAGTATCTGCTTTATAATGAATAGCTCTACGAATAGCTTCACTTATATGCCATACAGCATAAGTTATAAATTTAACATTATATTCACTTTTATATAAATGACTAGCATGAATAAGACCTACATTTCCTTCAGCTATTAGATCCGATAAAGGTAATCCTTTATTCTGAAACTTTTTAGCTACAGTTACTACAAACTTTAAATTAGCATTTACTAATTTTTCCCAATCTCCAGTGTCAGCACATTCTTTCTCTTCCTCTAAAGATAATGGAGTAGAATGAGTAATGTTATTTAAATAAGCTTGTAATGCTTCACTATCGTCTGTAATTAAATTATACCCAGCCATCTTTATACCATGTTTTAGTTAAATAACCTTTTGTGTAAGTTCTATAAAAAGTACATTCATAATTATCTGGATCTAATTCTTCTGGCAATTCATCATACTCATAAAATTTATCACGATATAAGTAACAATTAGTTATTTCAGTACCATCATAAGGTTTATACGGCATATTAGAATAATCTATTATATTATATAAAGTATCATCTACATTCATATAATCTGTAGTATAGATTACTTCATCAGGAAAATTTTCCCTCAATTTATTAAAATCAGTAGATATTTGTTCTACATGAGGACCGAAATGAGAATCCTCTATAATAAAATAAATCATTAGTCTTCTTTTATTAAAGTTTGATCAAATTTTATATTATCTACAGAAACTACTTCTGTGCAGAAGGAGCATGATGATTTAATGGCTTCTGATATAATCTTAGATAATTGATTAAGAACTTCTTTAGGAAGTTTCCCAACGAAGTTTCTTTTATCAGTCCTAATCTTAGCAGGTATTATTGGTTGAAGACTAGTTTGTTTAATTTTAATAACTGCATCGTAGGATACTGAATAATCCTTAATGGGAGAAACATATTTAACTTTAGGTTTACTCTCTACTACTGGAATTGATACCTTCTTTCTTGGCATATTTCTTAGTTGTTTCATATTCACACATTAACATTGCAAAAGTACTAGCAAGCGATTCATCGCCTCCAGTATTCCACAAATAGTTAAAGGCGTGGAAAAGTTCATGATAATATGTGTTAAGAATACATTCTTTGGATAGAGGCTCACCATTATATTTAAATATCTTGATTCTAATGACTTGTTCCTCATAATCAAATTGTCCATATAAGGATTCGTTTTCATCGTATAATTCTTTGTATAATTGTACTTTGAAGGTGTGACATCCGAGAGTAAAGGTCTCCGGAATGTATGATAATTTTTCATTAGCTATTACGTCTTTCATTTTAAATGTTCAAATATAATGGTTTATAAATCTCTTTATAGTCATTATCTAATATAGATACGTTATATATTTCAGTATCATCTAATTTTAAATATTTATCTTTGCAAGTATGTAAGTGCCCACAAAATACATATCTAGGTTTTATTTTACAAATAGCATCTGCTAAAGCTTTACCTCCAGCATGAATAGCTTTTGGATTCCATTGACTAGGAGGTAGTAAATCTAAATCCCCCAACATTGGAGTATCGTGAGTTAAAATTATATCAGTATCTTCTGGAATATTATCATAATAACCTTTTAACCATTCCTCATTTTGCATAAATGCCCAACTACCAAACCTATGACAGAAAGGAGAACCATATATTTTATAATGTTCAAGATTCTCAGCCACATATTCATAAGTAGTTCCAATTAAATATGTAAGTTTAAAATCAGTTTTAATCTCTACTGCATGAGCTATAAAAGAGGATCTTTCTAGAAGTTTGTCATGATTACCTGCAACCATAATAACTTCATTACAAGGTAAAGAATTAATCCATTTTGCAAATGTATCTAAAAACCATATAGTAGCTTCGGGACTATCAAATTGAATATTTAAAGGAACAATATCTCCTGCTATTAATACTAACTCACAAGGTTCAATTTTTGGTAGATGACCATGTAAATCACTTAGTGCGCAAATTTTCGTCATTATAATAAAGAATTTTTTATTTCATTATACAAATGCTTATCATATTCACTTAATACTTCTGAATTTATTTCTTTTATAATAGGATATAAGATATACCAATAATATTTAGTATCCAAAATATCTATAAAAGCATTTATTTGTGCTCCGTATCGAGGACAATTAAGTGAAAATAATTTATAAATACTGGGAAATCTTTGTCTATCTACTATCTGCCAATCTTCTATAAGAATTTTAGCTAATTTATGTAAAGATATATTAGCATATATATAATTCCTAAGTATTGTGCCATTACTTCTGTTAGCTGTAGAACTCATTAATATAATTGTTTAATAGAATCATCCAAATCATCTCTTCTAGCTTTGAAACTAGGCTGTAATGGAATACCATCTTCAGAATAATAGAAGAATTTACATTCTCCAAAATGTCCTTTATATTCAGTGTCAAAATTTTCTACATAGTATTCTTTCAAAGCTCTATCTCCCCAAGGTTTAGCTTTAAAAGTTCTACCATCAGGTAATTCCATTATAAATACCATATCTTCAGAACCTCTCAATCCTAACTCATAATCTACAATCTTAAAACAATCATCTTTATAATTCTTAAATTTAATCATTACATTCTTTCTAGATCCGAACTCATACATACCTTCTGGATCTCTACAAACAACTCCTTCCCAACCTTCAGCTACATATTTATCATGTAATTTCATAATATTATCATAGCCAGTAACTTTTACTTGAGGTAATATTTGTAAATGTAACTCAGAATCACTAAAATCTTTATTAGGATTAAATCCGAGTTTAAGATATTTAGCTATTCCAATTAACATTTTTAACCTAGTTTTAAAAGGTATGTTCGGAACCATTATATCATATATAAAATACTGTAATTCATCACAATCTACAGCATTCTTTTCCATTCTAGCAGCACTATTTATTTTAGCTAGACTCCAACCATGTTTATAAAGCTCACCATCAAGTTTAATTGATGGATGCTCTTTAAAGAATTGAATTAATAGTGGATGTTTTCTTATATGAGTAGTACCAAAATCATAATCTCCACCTCCTCTAGAAGCAGATTTTATTTCTTTACCATCCCAATAAAAAGAACATCTAAGTCCATCCACTTTTCTACTAGCATAATAATAAGGAGTATTATCAATAGTTTTCCTAGCTACTTTACTAGATTGTTTAGCCAACATATGTTTAGGAAAACCATTACCATCAGTATTATACTCAGGAAGAAAATTTAAAATTATTTTTTCATCTTTATTATCAGGGTCTTCTTCAACTTCTTTATAACCTTTATCCTTATATTCTTTAAGCTTAGAATTAAACTGGAGTTGAGTTTGTTCCCTAAGAGTTCTACTAACTAAGCCTTTCTTTATAGGAATATCTGGATGGTCTAGTCTCTTACCATTTAATTGCCAAGACTGTCTTTTAATAAGATAGGCATGAGCGGAATCACTCCACTCATACCATATTCTTACACATCTAACTTTACCTTTAGCATCTTTAGATACTAAATAAGCATTTGTTTGAAATTCTTTTTCAAATAAGTCAGACACGGTTCAATTTCTTTAAAGCATCATAAAATTGTTCAGGAGTTTCTACTTTTACAAGTTCTCCATCTATAACCCATTCTTTTTCTACATCTTCATATAACCACCATTCGATATCCTCTATAGTTTCGGAATCATTATTAGCTAAAGCTCTTATTAAATCAGCTATAATAAATGATTCAGATTCTCCGATAGGAGATTCTCTTAATACACAATTTAGAATATCCTCAAGTTCTTCTAATTTCTTATAATAATTTAAAATATTACGTAAAGAATTACAGAATCTTTCTTTATCGTAAGTTCTAAAAGTATCATAAGCGTCCGCTGCTCCTTGTAAATAATCTGATATTATAATATCTTTAGCATCTTTATTTTCAGGATTAAGTACTATATTATTAGCATACTGCTTACCTAATACTCTTATTTTCTTTAAAAAAGATTCTTTACTTATCACTTTACTCCAGATTTGCCATAACCACTATCAGATCTATCTGTTTCATCCAAAGATTCTGCTTCTATAAGATTAGCCTCTTCTACTTTATTAAGCACTCCCTGTGCAATTCTATCACCTTGTTCAATTATAAAAGGTTCAGTACCATCATTTTTAAGAATAACTCCAATATTACCTCTATATACTGCATCAATAGTTCCTGGTGTATTCAGTACGGTAATGCCATGCTTCAAAGCCAGACCACTACGAGGACGAATTTGAAATTCATAACCTTCAGGAATTGCCATATATAAACCTGTTGGAATAAGTGCTCTACCTCCAGGATTAAGAATTATTGTGGTATCATTAAGTTTAATAGCATTAAATAAATACTTATTATTCTCAATTTCTTCTATATTAGCTCTAAGATCGAGTCCTGCATCACCTTTATGTGCATACTTAGGAAGTTCATTACTAGATTTATTAATTACTGGAATATTAATAGTTGTGCTCATTTAAATAAGATATTAATTTAGAAATTACATTATCTTTATCTTCTGCATAAAAGGCTTTAATAACCTTATCATCTTTTTTCACTAATGCAAATGGGGTTTGATTACTGCCCCATTCTTGCTGTATCTTATAAGCTTTACTACGTTCTACTTTAGAACCCCTATCTAAGAATTGTAAAAAAGCTTCCCCATTATAGGAGTTTTTAAACAATTCTACTAATGCTGGATTATTATGAATTAATAATACATCAATCATAATAGCATAGTTATATCGCTTCTAGTTCTAGACATACTTACATATTGTAATTGTCTAAGAGTCTCTCTATCTTTAGCTCTAAAGATATCTTTCATATCTATAAATACATTATCATAAGAAGACCCTTGAGAACGATGGGTAGTAATAGCATACCCGTATTTAAAAGTAGCCTTTCTTATACATCTACCATCAGTAAATAAATCTTTAGATGTACAAAAACTTCCCATTAAAGCATAATATATTCCCCACTTCTTTTTTCTATCGTATCCTTGAGAATTTATTGCTTCAGTTCTTATAGTTTCTATAACTATAGCTAAATCTTCATTACATTCTTCTGGAGCTAATAGTGGAATTTCAAAAGAGGCATTGTTATATTCATCATATAGTTTAACTAAGTATCCTTTACACTTAGTATAATATGGAACATCAATAATAGTAGGAGTAAATTTTTCTACTATATAATCCATAGAATTAGTTACTTCATAACCATCTTTTTTGAAATTCTCATAAGCCATTAAAATTTCTCCTTTATGAAGAAAATTGTTATCATTCCATAAAAGTTTATGAATAGCTTTATTATAGTTACTTACACGAGCATTAGTATAAGCTAAAATTTTAGTATGTAATATATCCTTAGCTTCTATTTCGTATTTAAATTCCGAAACTGCTTTTCTACAAAAATTTTCTAATTTAGACTCTACAAAGAGACTTCCGTCCTCACCTTCACAGTTATCCCACTGTTGTATTGGGGACTCTCTAAGCGTCTGTAAAATGTCTTTAAGACCACTTTTTTCAGATTGTCTATATATTTTAGTCAATCTAAATTGATGTTTACATCTAAAGACTTTTGATTGTTCATCTTCTTTTACTGGATTTAACTGAGCATAATCATCACAAAAGATAATCATAGTACCCATTAAGCTACATTTTTCTACTAATAAATCATATAAATCACTACTTACCATAGATGCTTCATCGCAAATAACAATTCCATCATATGGTATAGACATTTTTTTATCATTAGTAGCAAAGAATCTTAATTCTCTGATATCCAGTTTAAGAATATCTACTTTAGGAGATAACGCTAACATACTATGAAGAGTAGTTGCATCATAATCATTATACTTTTTAAGTACTAAAGCTGCTTTATGAGTAGGGGCACATAACTTAACTGGGAACCCTTTAGTGTTTATCCACTCTAAAAGAAAGCTAGTGCAGAGCGACTTCAGTTTTGTTATCATACAGCTTTTTATCTGTATTTCTATAGTTTCTTATTTACTATAGCTCGGCGTACATATTCACCTCCACCTTTACGTGCTGAGGGCAAACCACTCTTGGAACTATTTTATTCTGATTTCTCAGGTTCAAGTTCTACGCTCTACGATGCTACAGACTCTTTAGTTTCTATAGTTATCTCGGTATTAGCATCACAGCCTTCACCGATATTGGTTTGTAAAAATTCACTTAATTTCTCAAGTGACCGGCAACCATTCCATAAAAATATTGCTCTATTATATTTTCTTTGTAAATAAATATTTGCATCATCATATAAATAATGTAATAATTTACTGGCTATATTGTGAGTACAAGATACCTCATATACATTTTCATTACTTTTACGATTTATAGTTCTATCTGTTAATAATTCACAATAACTACATAGTACCTATAAAAATTCTTTAGTACCTAAAAATGTACAAATTGGAGAAAAAGTTTTAATACTTTTACAATAACTTAAACATCCATCACCATCAAAGTACCCTCTAATGAAATGTCTTATAAGAGAAGTATCTTGAAAAATTCTTTTTTCTGGAAATTTTAGTATTAAACTTTTTCTAGGAGTATACCCTAGACTATTTAAGGTATTCCATAAGTGTTTATTTGCTACATGCCATCTACACCTAACACAACGTTTACCATTACAATTTACATAACCAATTTTTACATTATCTTTATTATGCCCCATAAATTCATTAAATTTATGTAGATGTTCGGCATCAGAACCTTTTAAAGATATTTCAAAACTGTATCTAGATTTTTTATTTTCTTCTAAAGGACTACTATCAATATAACCATCAGCAAATATAAACCCTAACCAATAAGCTTTTTCTTCTGTATCTATAACATCAAAGATATGCTCATTAAATTTAGTTTCATTTTGATGATTGATTATTTCAATCCCTTTAGCTTTTAATTTTTTAGCTAAATTATTTCTATTAGTATGAAATATCTCGGCTAATTTAGTAAGGCTATATCCTTGATTATATAAAGGTATAATATCTTTATCTAAATCATAATTTATAATATTTTGTCTATTTATAACAATAATACCATTATTTTTTAAATATGTAGATATCTTAGTAGTAGAATATCCAAATTGTTTAGACAAACTTACTATACTATTGCCCTTATTATATTCTGCTATAATATTATTACCAATATTATCTGGTATTTTACCTCTAGTACTTTGATATATTCCTAGATTTTTTAATCTAGTAATAATTACTCCGGAAGAATATTTATTATTTAATAACCTTACTATCTCTGATACTTTTTTGTTATCTTCCTCATAATATTTTTTTATGAGAATTAAATCTGATTCAGGTACTGTAATTTTACTCATTTTATAATAGAGTATTTTTATTAATTACCACATCCAGCAGCTCCTCCTAAATTAATAGGATTTAAAAAGTCTCTTTGTTTAAAATTATCTAATATAATATCAACTATATCATGTAATACTTGTAATTGCTCTTCTCCTAATGTTATCTGTTTTTCTTCCTCGATAAATCTTAGCCAATTATTTCCTTTCACAAAAGGATTATCTATCATATTAGGTCTTTCCGGAGACCCATCGAAATTATCTATATAAATTAATCCATCACTCATATAAATATACTCTTTCCCCTTTAGGAGTAAGAAATCCCTCAGTAAAAGCGTTTATTTTTTCTTTATTACAATTCTCCCAAGTATTTCTATTTACAGCTTCTTTAAGAGATTTATTATAATAAATTATATCTAAGATTGTCTCCCAATATACATCATTATTATTAGTTTGAAAAGTTAATAATAGTTGATATTTCTTAAATACTTCTAAATTTATTTGAGGGACAAATTCAAATCTAGGACTATCATATTTATCTTTCCAAGTAACGTCATAACTATGTAACTCAATCCATTTATTAGGAAGTCTATAAGGTAGCCCTGATATTATGGGTCCAAAATAAATGGAAGGTTTAGGAATTCTAAACCATTTCCTAACCTTCCACCATGTTCTAAGAGGGTTCTCCATCAGCACGTCTTAAATAAGGTATTAACTTTTCTTCTATTGTTCTATAAAAAGACGGACTAACATCATCATATACCAGAGTCCCATATAAAGCTTGAATAATTTCTTCTTTATTTAATTGCCACTCTTCCACATAAGATAAAGTGGACTTAATAGACATATCAGAATCAGTATGTAAGAATTTTATATAATCAAATATATCTTTAATACTTACATCTAATTCATCTGTTGTGAGATATTGATATGAAATTTTCATGATTCTAAAGATAATTTAGTTATATATTGTGTAACATCGTCTATAACTTCTCTTAGACCAGAATCTGAGGGGTTATTATTTTTATAACCCCGTAATTTTAAAAATCTATAAGTATAAATGCGAGCTTCTGGCATCCATTTATTAAATACTTCTACATTAGATAATGTTGGAGGGAATAAACTTCTAATCCAATCCCAATATTCAGAAGTATCTATCTTTAAAGTTCCTATGAATTTAATTTCCATTCTTTTAATTCATTATTTTCAGTATCTAACACAAATGGTTTACAACAATCTAGCATCGCATATTTATCTGTAATTACAGGTTTAGTTCTGCCTCCCCAAGAGTGCCCAAATATTTGATAATAATCTTTATAGGGATTTTGTATCTGAAAATCTTCTAAATCGTTCCAAACGCAAGAACCATAAATATTATATCCTCCTCTAGAGTATGGAATTTGGTCTAAAGGACTAAGATTAGTTATATCTATATTATTTAAATCTTTTAATTCTAGATTATTACAAACTAACCAGTCCCTAGTAATGCCTGCATGGGAGAATAAGTATTTATGAGGCTCTTTAGGAGTTAAATCTTCATATATATAATATAATTGAGGACTTAAGCCACTAATTAACTCTTTTACTTCTTTTTGTTGCCAATAGTCAAATCTACATTTACCATTTCCATTGAAATAGCTTAAATCCTTTTTGTTTAAACTAGTTCGTTACTCTAGTCCCAATTTTATCGCTGTAGCTTCATTTAACTACAGAACTGACTATATCTTCATCTTCGCCCACTTGCGTGTCGTTAAGAGCCTAGCATTTCGAATCACTTGATTCTACTCCCATTTCAGGGATAGTCGATGAACCTTCCTCAATATTAGAGGCTTGGCTGCTGATTACCATCTCAGGCGTTCCAGCAATTAACTAGGTGTCCTTTGAAGATTTCTCTTCAAACGCACAAATTTCTTCAAATTTTAATTTTTTTCTATTTCCCCAAATAGAAGCTCCTTCATACATATAATTATAAAAAGATTGCATCTGTTTTCTGCCAGAATACTCCATAGTACAAACTTTATCACAAGTGCTATTATTAGCATTTTTAGCCTTGCTAAAATTAAGTTTAGTTTTCTTAAATCCCAACATTTGTACTAACTCATCTTGTAAACTATTAATAAATGTCATATTACCAGTTATTGTAAATTTAACATTTTGAACTATGCGCTCCCGAAATCCACTTGGTCTCGTCTTATCTTTAACAGTCATTATTTTTCTTTTACCTATCCAAACACATCCATCACTATCAAAATAACCTCTAATGAAATGTCGAATTAGAGATTTATCTAGAAATGTTGGAAAAGTACATGCTAAAGATTTATTTCTAAAACATCCAAGATTAGTTAAGTCTGCACACATATCTATACTACTATAGCATAATTGACATACAGTTTTATTATTTGTACTCTGTAATTTTCTTTTTATTTGATTATCTGCATCTAGTGCTTTATTTATCTTTTCTAAAATATCAACATCTTGTTCTAATTGGGCTATAACTACTTGCTTATCAGAGTTATAGCCATCAGCATACAGAAAACCAAGGATATAAGCTTTTTCTTCTGTATCAATAGTTTTAAAATAATTGTGATTAAATTGATGCATAGCTTAAGTATTAATTATTAACACTTAAGTATACATATTTTAGAAAAAGATTTCCAAGGAAACCTATGTTAAAATTTATTAAAATTTATGATTACCTAATAAGCATATAACATCAGAAGTATAGCGTCTATTCTCTACAAAAGCAGCTAATTCTTTAAGATTAGCTAAAGATATTGCTTTGTCTGGTTCTCCATCTACATATTCTCCGTAAGGGTCATGGTAATCTCCTAAAAATATAATTTTATCTTTCCAATTATTGCATGGTTCTTTCCAAAAACCACGACCATGTAAATCAGGTATGATTAATATTTTAGTCATTCAAATACTATTTCTTAAATTTTTCTAAGAACTCATCTTTGGTAACTAACTCTGTAATATCTTCAGCATCTATATCACCATTAGAATACTCATAAGGAGAAACTTCCTTAATTAATTCCTCTATGTAACTTTCTATATAATCTTGTATTCCGTCAATAATCTCGTCTATGCTATCGTCTTCATCTCCTATATAAGTACGATATACGTAAAGTAAAGCTGAGTAAAGGGTATCTTCTTCAACAGATACTTGTCGAATTTCACTCCATATTAAATTTATCATTTTTGAAGTTCTTTTAAACGCTTAGTATAGTAATCTATTAATTTATCTCCTACTATTTCTTTTAGCTGTTCAGCAATATCTTCAGGATACATATTCTCCACAACATCTGATTCTATATCAAAATTTTTTATAAAATCATCATACCAAGAATCGGATTCACAGAAAATATCGTCTACTATATCTTTAGCAGTAACTTCTTCTACTCCTCCATATGCCTCTATAATATCATCTTGATCGATATAATCTTTAAACCATTCAACTATAGAGTCTACATTATAGCTATATTCACTAGCTACATTTATTTGTTTCTTATATATAAAATACATATTAATATGGCTTAAACCCTTGTTTTACTAACTTACCTTCTTTATATTCAAATGTTCGTTCGCCTCTTACTGAATCATCAGGCTCCTCTCCTTCATAATAGTATTCACCATCTTTGAAAAATATATCATATTCTACGATAGTACAATTATAAGGAAGCCAATCTGCATCTAAGTTTTCTTCATAAGGTATGTAAACATCATATATTGATACAGCTTCTTTAGTAGTATAATAAACATCATCATACTCTTCAAAAGCTTTCAAATTACAAGATATGTCAGTAATAGCCTCTTCATCCAATTTTCCGTATAACTTCATTACAGTAAAGATTTAAATATTTTAACAATAGTACTCTTCTGAGCAGTAGGGAATCTACTTTGAACATCTGCAATAACACCTTTAGTATCTTTAATAGTGAGAGTTGTTGCTTCCATTAATTCAGCAATAAGTTCCTCAATCTCTTGCTCTGAAGGTTCTTTAGGTACCATCTCTTTAATATAGTCAAGTTCTTTAGTTTCTTTAAGAGCTAAATCATTACGACCTGCTTTCTTGTAGATAGCTATAGCCTTTTCTCGTTCTTTAATCATTTTTTGTAAAACATCTAGCTCAGAAATAGGTTTTTCTGAATGCTTATTATTAATTAGTGCAGTTTTAATTAACTTAGCAGTTTCTAAAATAAAAGTATTAGAAACTTTTCTAGCTTTTTCAATAATTTTATCAATATTCTGTTCTAATTCTGTCTTACTTTCTTTCATCATTAATCGTGATATTTTTATTAACCATCCAGTTTATATTACTTAGATCAAAACTCATAGAATCTAACCAATCTTCTATCTCACTATCATACATTTGTAATCTAGGTAAGGTATAAATATAAACTTTACCATTGGAATAATCTAACACAATTATGTCATCCATTATTTTTGTTTTCGAAGCGCATTACTAGTGTTAAATAGTTAATGGCTTCTAGTTCATCATTAGATAAAGATATTAATTTACCATTAATATCAATATCATATCCTTCTCCATTAGCCCATTCCGTAAGAGTTATATAGTCGGAATCTTTGCCTCCATATGTGTATTTCTTAAGATCATCAGTAATCTGACTCACCTTCGTCACTTCCATGATTTAACTTATTAAAACCATAAATAATTAATTCTTTAAAATCTTTTTCTTCTTGTTCTGTTAAATCTAAAGGTCTTTCACCTACCCACATAAACTCATAAACTCCTTCATGTTTATTATACTCAAAACTTGCTATAGCATAACAAGTTTCAGAATTTTTAAAGCAGCTTTTATGTATTTTATGCCAGGAAAAGTTTGGGTCTCTATACCAATCATTATCTATTTTTATAAAATCAGACTCATGACCATAATAACAATTAGGCATATATCTATTTATATGATAAGCTTTAATTTCAGGAGGATTTTTTAAAAGATAGGTAGCGACCTTAAATTCTAAATTATTTATTCGTTTAGTCTCTATCATCTTCTACATTAATTTTACCCTCTTTAATCATAAATTCTATTTCATCTTCTCTGTAACCAAGAACATCACATAAATAAACTTCTACATCATTAATATCATCTGGAACTGTTACTAAGTCAACACTTCCTACACCGTAATTTAAAATTGCACACTCCATAAAAACTAAAAAAGGAGGCTTATTCAGCCTCCTTCCAAAATATATTCGTACACCATATCATTATATGGGCATCTCTATCTATCTTATAAAATTTTTGATTAGTATTTGGATTATTTAATGGTCCGAATTGTTTCATATAAGGACCAAGTTTAATATAATCAAAATTATCAATATCTATATCATTATCAGCTAGTAATTGTTTTCCACTATACCATCCAATATGTAATTCAGGATAATTTTCTCTAACCCATTTAGCTAATCTATTTATTTCTCCTGGGTCAGAATCTCCTCCCATAAATCCTACTAATGTAATTCCCTTATTAGATTCAATTAATCCTTGGAGTCGTTCCAATGATAGCACTTCTCCAATATCTTTTGACAAATAAGGTGAGTGGCAACCATCACAGCAACAAGGGCAACCACTGATGTTAATACACAGAGAAACTTCATTAGGAAATTCTGCAAAAGTAACAGCTGTATCAACATATTTAAGCATAGAACTCTTTAATTTTGTTCTCAAGCATATCAGCAGTTAAAACTCCAGAAGTTCTTCCTACCTCTACATTATCTTTTATAAATACAAGAGTTGGAAGATTCCTAATATTATATTTAAGAGTAGTTTCTTCCTCTGTCTCTATATCTACTGTAGTTAAAGTAATATCAGTATGATTTTCTAATACTCTTTTTAAAATAGGTGCTAAAGCTTTACATTGTCCACACCACTCTGCTTCAAATTTTAATATTTTTTTCATTGCGCTAACTCTATATTAATTTCTAATTCATTCTTTCTACTTCTAGTACTACCTTCTAGTTGTCTAGCAGCACTCCAGTTAGAAATTTTTGTAAGATAACCGATAATTCTATCCCATAGACTTACATGAGCACTGCCACATTTAGGACATTCACTAAATGGTTGTTTAGCTATAAAATGACATTCATCACATTCACAATTAGGAATATTAAAAGTAGCATATTTACAACCTACTTTAGCCATAAATTTAAGTAAATACTCATATTGTTTCTGACTCAAATGTTCAGATAAATTAAGATGGCAAGCAGAACCTCCATCTAATTCATCAGCAGCGAACTCAGAACTATGAAGTATAATTTTATCAAGTATACTTATATGTGTATCATTAGGTTTAAATATATAACTAGCATACAGATTAGTATCTGTAGGAACCCAATAGCCATCAGCTTTATCTCTATTATAGAGTTTTACTGAAGCAGATTCTGCTGGCACTTGTTCAGTATTAAATTGAGCTGTTTTAGTTTTATGTTTCTTATTCTGCTCTTTTATAGTACTGAATATCAATCTACAGAATGTCTTATAATAAATATTATTATTACATTCCATTCCTAAGTATTCAGCAGCCTGATTTAAACCATTAATTCCAATAGTTAAGTACTGTTTATCAAGATTAATAAAACCAGCATCATAAGCAGCATATAAATGATGGTCTTTACACCAATGCATTAAGTCATTGTAAGCATACTGATATAAATAAACTCTTTCAAGAATATTTTCTATATATTTCTTAATTCCTTCTTGGAAGTCTTTATGTGTAATCCAATCTACTGGGAAGCAACATCTATTAGTATCAACATCAATATGGTCTTTATAATCAGACCAAGTATGCTGCCAATCCTGAATAATTCTATTTAAATCAAGGGTAATAACATTCTTACTACCAGTCATTATTCCTATCTGACCATTAGTAGTATTAAACGTATTTTCTTGTACCGCATTTTGAAGACGACAATTATGAGTAATTAATCCACTTGGTAATGTAAAATATGGTTCAGAAGCATTTTTACATTCTATACAATATACTCTATCATTGTAATCATATGGTTCGATAGATTTTATTTTAAAGTATATTCCATTATTATATTTTATCCAACTATGTTCCTTGTCTTTATTAGCTCTATGATTTGCATCTTCATACCATCTTACACAATATAATGGGTAATTTCTTTTATAATGTTCCCCGCGTATTATAACTTCTTCATCTGTTCTATCTAATATATTAATAATGCTTTGCATTCCTAAAGAAGTTATTAAGGCTTCCATATTTTCTGCTAATTCAGGAGAAGTCGTGTAGCATCTGTTAGAATTTCCCCCATCAGTATCATACCACCCTTGTAGTATACCTTCTCTAAATTTTACAGATTGAAGAAGACAATTCATGTTTAATTTCTTATTATAAGCATAAGTTCCTCTATACCAATTAGTCCATTTTTGAATAAAAGCAACTAAATTTTTATTAGATACTCTTAATGGATAAACATTATTTACTACTTCTTTTAAAACCACGTTAGGTTCATATCCCATTTGTTTTAATGCGAGATTCCAATAAAATTTAGAACGTTTATATTTTTGTTCATTTTGGGATAAATTAATATCATAGATAACTCCATTTATTTCAGAACTAAAAGAGCCATCACCTAAAAATGATCCAATTACATAACCTTGGGCGTAAGTTAAATGTTCATTATTATCTGGAATAGCATTTAACTTAGAAGTATTGAATAATAAGTAATCATTAATAGTTAACTGTTCTGTTGGTTTTTCTCCTTGTAAAGTTACATTTATATGATTATCAGTCATAATAAACTCTTTATTATTATAAGTGGTAACTTTATACATAGGACGATTAGGTAAATCTATAACTTTGCCAGCTACCCAAGAGCCATTGTGAAATACTTTAAAATTCTCTTTCATATTTTTATATGGAAGATTTTTAAATTCTTCAAAGGTAGTTAGATGTACTCCAGAAGTGCTAGATTTCCATAAAAACTTAGTATCTTTAGAAAAGCAACATGAACTTAAACTATCTACACTACGAGACAAATAAGTAAAGAAAGAATTTCCTTGAGCATATTCACTGCATATAAAATGGAAAGTATCTAAATCTTTAAAATTACCTTCCTTATCTGTTAAGCAAGCATAACTACATACAGGAAATGTTAAGATACATTTTAATCTTTCTTGATTTAGCCAATGTAAATAACGTTTTTGTAGCCAATTAGTAGAGTTCCATTCTGGCTTTGTTCCATCTGGAAATACAAATTCTCCAAACATACCTTCAAAGAAATATTTATCGAAGAATGAAAAATTTGTAAATGGGGACTGCATTCCTCTAGCTCCTGCTATTTGATTAATGGAATAAGTTACCTGTTGGAAATATTGATCAATTTGACTGCCAATAGTTTTCTGTTTTATACAATAATCTGTAGTTATTTTTACACTTGGTTTGAGATAATAATTATTTCCCCATTCTTTTCTACAGAAATAATCCATATACATCAGAAACTCAGGAGTAGCTACTGCTCCTTTAATTTCAGAGGCTAATGCAAAGTTTAAATTTACATAAATACCACAGAATGAATCAAGGTTCTTTGGAACAGCTGATTTACCTCCTAATTTCTCTAATCCAAACAACAAGAAAGGATACATAGAAGCTGCCATACAATATGGTTCCCCTACTTGAGAAGATGAGTCATGAGGATACAAAATAGTTTTAAAGTCATTCCTCATAACTTTTATATTAAAGTTAGGATTTCTCTTCTTTACAAAACTTTCCCACCATTCTGTATTAGTAAGTTTATTATCGACTTTATGTATTTCAGCGTTTAATACTCCAATACCTTTAGTTCCAACATTACTATTATCATCAATAGTAGCATTAGCAGTATTATCAGATTTTACAAAATTATGAATAAATTTAATATCCCTAGTAGCATGATTTCTAATATCCTCACGTTCTTTACGATATAAAATATATTTTTTAGCTACGTTGTAGTATCCTAAATCCATTAAGAGTTCTTCAATTTGGTCTTGAATATCCTCAATAGATTGATCTTCAGTCTCTACTACAGAATTAGTTATTTCAGTAACTGCTCTGTAAATATCTTCGTCCATTGTCTTACTAGAGTTTTGAGTAACTCCAAAAGCCTTTAATACAGCATCTCTAATTTTGTTTCTGTTAAACTCTTCTTTAATTCCGTCTCTCTTTATTACCATAAATAACATTTATAAATTAACATTTTAAATCATCTACGAAATAAGCACTATAATACTAGTACTGAACTAATAATATAGTGCTTATATAGTTATTTCAAAATATTATTTACAAAGTTAAAATGCTGTTTACTAGTAAAGTTTTCTCAACTTGATTCATAATATCCTTTTTCATAGAATCAGTTATAATTTGAGTGAATGCATTATATACAGTAAACATATTTGCGTTATCATCTGATATAAGATATGGACTATCTTTTTTATCAAATAATAATTTATAAGCATCGATAGGAGTTGATGTAGCTAATTTTACTTTACCAAAACCATTATCAATAGATTCAGACATACAATTACGAACCCATCTACCTAAATGCTCATTTACAAAACTCTTATTGGTATAATCGAAATCTGTATCAGCAAAACGTCTTAGAGTAACTCCTATCTCTGTGGTTTGCTCTACAAGTCTTGTAATTGGTTTAAAATTAATTGGAGTTTCTGGCTCTATCTCATTAACTACTAAACTATCTGGATTAAATACACAAAGATTTGTACATGCAGAATTCAGAGCACCTGAATACATTTTTACAACAGCTTTTCTAGTGTCTAGACCATATACCATACCAATTACTTGCTGATGATTAGCATATTGATATTCATTTGGCAGTACTGCTTCCAACCATACTCTATTAAAAGTTAAGTCAGCAGTATCTATGTCACCATTTTTATTATAAGTGATTTGATCAGGTAATTTTACATGTACTCTAATATCAGAAGTTAATTTTTGAACTCTTTCTAGGAAAGGCTCAATATATCCTCTAGTAGGAAGATAATCTTTACCCTTAATACTAGTAGCTTTTCCTTCTAACACTTCTTCTAAAGTAAACTCAGTTGGCATTCTCTCCATTGTATGTGAAAAACATTATGTTATCAATAATTTCTTTATCTAATAATTTTTGTACTAAGTTATGAGGAGTATCTTCCACATAATTAACTTTATTTACATCTACACTAGTAATATATACCCACTTACTCCCGTTGTATAATATTTGTCCACAGGGATATGAATCTTTATAACAGATAAGTAGTGTTTTGTTATCTTTAGTAATCTCATTAGTTACCATTTTAATGTAGCAAGAAATTCTTCATCAGATACTTCTTCAAAGTCCCCGTCTCCATAAATAACATCTGAGATATTATAGTCTACTATTTTAAATTCTGGCTTACCATGATTATGCCAATATTCTTCAACATGTTTTGCATTACTATTAGGGCTAGGACCTAGTGCAATGCTGCAAGAAAATTGATTAGTTTCATAACAATGTCCTTTATAAAAATTTTGACATTTCTTTATATAATCAATAATAGTATTAACTTCCCCTGGACAAGTAATAACTTCTTTTAATGGAAGAACTTTTTTATAATCTCTATAAGCAGGTTTACCAGGAGTAGCTTCTTTATAGTCATCTTCTATACCTCCTTCTAAGAGTTGCTTAATTAATGTTTCAAAAGTATCATCCCAAGTATCTTTAATGCCATATGCATACATATAAGTATCTCTTATATAATTAAAATTATCTTGAGATAAATAATGTCTAGCATATAACGGATCTTCTGTACTGTCTTTAAATCCATTTTTAATAAGCTCATCTAAATCTATAGAAGGTTGAGCCCATTTATACATTTCTACAAAACACTTATGTAAAGCTTCTTTTAAAACGTCTCCTCTATCAATCATCGTTGTTAGTATAAAATTCTAATAATCTAAAATTATCTGCTATATGTTTAGTATCTATTAATTCATTGATTACTTCTAATAATGTACCTTTACATGTATCAAATTGATCACTATCTATATTGTCACAAAAATACCACAGATTGGTATCTGAACCATATGAAATGCTTCCTACAGCCATACCTTCTTTATAAGCGATAATTATACCTTTATAATTATTAGTAATAGCTGCTAAATCTATAGTAGTATCACTACTTTTAGGAATAGTAATATATTTCATTATTTAAAATCAACTAATTTAAAACTATCGGCGTAATTACTAGCTATTACGTTTCTTAGTAAAGCTAATAAATTTTCGTCTCGTTTGTAACTACAGTTTATGGTAATATCATCTAAGTATACCCACTCATTATTATCATCGTCATATCCGATAAATCCTATTGGTTTATTACCTTTGTATACTAAGATAATACCTTCAGTATTTGTATCTATAGCAGAGATGTCTATAGATTTATCGGATGTTTCCGGAAGTCTTATGTCCCTCATTAATTATTTCCTTTAATAGTTCCCATCAAAATATCTTTATCTTTTACAATAGTATAATTAATACTCCATTTAGTATGTCCAAAATTAGCTGTAATATAATTACTACTACCATACATACTACCTACTGATATATAATCAAATCGTTTACCAGTAGTATAAGCATAATTATGTAAATCACCTTTTACAACATAAATATGAGGACTACATATACCTTTTTCTGCTATATAATTAGCAAAGAATAATTCAGTCTGAGGATTTAAAGTAAGAGGAAATTGTCTAGTCTGAGAATTATTATCTTTACCATGAGCATACAGGAACTGATGATTTCCAATGATAAAATTATCAATAGGATAGTTACTAATATAACTTTTAACATTATATTTAGTTAAATATGCAGCTAAGAGTTTTTGATTTAACCATTCAAAATCCCCACCATGATTAGATTCTCCTATAGAGAGATAATTAAAATCTTTACTTTTTACTTTTACTGTAAGAGTAGCAAAGAATTCCATCATACACTCTATAAATGCTTCACTAATTTCTTTATTATCAAGAATTTCAGGAAGTTCATGACCTCCTCTAGTAGTTTCTTTATTAAATCCGTCAATAGAATCTCCAAGATTAACTACATATACAGAATGATATTCTTGTCCCACAAAAGATTCCACAATTCTAGATAATCTAGATTTAATTTCTGGAACATCATAAGAAGGTAACTGTACAAAACTACTATATTTAGCATTATAGGCTCCAATATGTAAATCAGATAACCATATAATTAAATCAGGATATTCTGCTTCTTTATTATTAATGTTTACTGGAAGCTCTTTATAATCCTTTACTGTATTTTTAATAGTAGCTTCAATAAGTTCTTTATTTAAAGACTTAGAGGTTTCCTTAGTTAATTTAGTAACTAAAGCTCTTAAATCTTTCACTTCATCTTTCTCTATTCTTTTTAAGAAATCATTCTCTTTTTCTCTGAGATGCATTTCTTTTAATTCATCCTCAGTATATTCTTCATACATATGAGGAGCAAATGGAGAAGATGCTTTAGTAATATTAAAAGCTCGTAAAATTCTTTTAAAGTCAATAAGAGAATAGTCTGGGAAATATCTGCTGACAATCTGCTGGGTTAAACCAGAACCGTAATAAGTATACATTCTATATACACTATTCATTTCGTTTCTAGTAAAGACTCCTGTGATTGCGGGCTTATTTCTTCTGAAAATCTCAAACTTATATCCAGTAATTTTACCAGTCTCTTCGTCTCTTATTTCCCAAGTATTAGAAGCATCATCTGTGTCTTTCTTTACTTCTTTTTTCTTAGTATTCTTTAGTCTATCATATAATTCCAATATCTTCTTATCATCTTCATCCTTGTTTTCTTTCTTTCTAAGATTTCTCATTGTCATATATACAGTGTTTATATTTCTTCCTGATATAATACATTGATCTTTTAAAGAATGATTGTAATTAATTGCATCATTGAAGAACTTAATATAAGAAGATTTTGTTGCTTGTTTCATACTTTTTTAAAAATTAGATAGCTGTTACGCCTTTATAAATAAAAGTATCTAGTAAAATAAAAGGTATCTAAATTAAAAAAGGCAGATACTCTCGCGAGCACCTGCCTTACTTTAAAAATTATGAATAAAATTAAAATTCCAAACCAAAGAACATATAGCGACCATTCTTAGTACTCTTAGATGGAGTATAAGTTACAGTAGCTACTACTGGGTCAGAACCAATAGACTCCTTACCCTGAACGATATCGATCTGACCCTTGAAGCCCTTCTTAATAAGTTCCTTAGCCATTTCCTTAGCTGCGGTCTTAGTAGGACGAATAACCTTTGTATCTGGCTCAACACGACCAGTATCGTTACCATCCTTATCAAGAATTGCTTCACCAGCCTTCTCGTTCTTTACACGCTCAGACTTCAAAGTCTTCAGTACTTCCTTTGTATCGTGGTCTACCAAATCAAATTTCTTCTGAGTATCACGCTTACCCTCAGTCTTAATATCAACAACCTTCCAAGGACGCTCACGTGTACTTACAACAGCACTAGAAAGAGTTACAATGAAACCACTACCAGGAGCATTCTTAGTCTTTTTCTTCAAATACTCTAGCTTAAATTCCTTCTCATCATTAGAAGTTACTTTAGCATTCTTCTCATGGAACTTCTTCCATGCCTGTGTTGCATCACCATTAATATGAAAATTCTCTTTCTCTACCTGTGCTACTGCTGCTTCCTTTGTTTCTGCACTTACTTCAAAACTCTTAAAATTAAAAATTTCACTCATTTTCAAAAATATATTAACATTAATTCTTATTATCAAATCATCTGCGATGTTTTTTCTTTATCTTTGTAATGCTAATATAATCTATATTTTTTGCCTCCAAAAAGAAAATTATAAAAAAATTAATTTTTTTAGAATGGAAGAAATTTTCCCATTAATTCTCGTATTTTTGTTGGCATATCTTTTGGTTGCACGCCAAATGTTGGAAAATCGGTACATCCATATGAAAAATCCTCGGTGATGATAGCAATAGCTTGTATTGTATCCTCATCAAGACCTGTTTTTTCTGCTAATTTAGCAGTTACTTCATAATAAGTAGTTCCAGGTTTTTTCTTCTTCATAGAATTTACTACATATCCAAGTAATGATATAAGTGCAAATTTTAAATTTATACTTTCCCCTAAAGACCCTAAACTAAAGTATTTACGATATAAATCGGAAAGTTTAGTATAATCAGGTCTCTTGAGTAATTCCGAATCCCTCATAACCATGCATACAATAGAATGCTACTAATTTAAGAAGGTGAGTAAACTCTTTAAATCCTTTATTAAAAAGTTCTCTAGTCATAGGAACTACTTTAGTATTAAAATTTGGAATAGTTTCTACTACTAAGAAATTACTTCTAATTTTAGGATTTTCAATGTTATAATTCTTCTTAGCAGCCATAGTTAATAACCAACTATATAAAGCCATTTCTCTATAATAGTGATAATCAATAAGAGCTCCTTTAGCAAAATTATTTATTAAATCTCCTGTGGTTTTTAAATCATTTACAGTGATTATTCCTTCTTCTTTATCTATACTATAATTATCAAGTTTAGACTTAATTTTTAGTATAAAAGGTTTATGCCCTGGAGCCTCTACTAAAACATCTATAAGGAAAGCTATTTCATTACCAATAATTGGCTGTTCTAGTAATCCTTCAGGATTTAGTAGAGATTGAATTTGTGTATCACTATTTAGAGCTTCTAAACATATTTTTAGTTTAGCGTGATTTTTAGGGTCTGTAAATATTGGTGTTCTAGTATCATTATTTTCCTCTTCAAAAGCTTTTCTATCACACCAATACTGAGCACAGTCTGCTAACACTTTTTCTATCTTTTTATCTGACATTTTATCTTTATAATAATCACACTTATCAGATGCTTCTAATATAATATCGTTAGTAACATTGATACCTTGTGTTTTCTTATAAATATAATCTGCCATTGATCCCATTTTAGCAGTAGGTTTACTAACCTCTGTTAGAAAAAAGTCATTAGGTTGTAAAACTAAAGTATGTAACCAACTACCAAATTTTAAGCTAGCTGTATTTAATTTAATCTTACCCCAATTATCAAAGAATTCTGTTGGAGAACCATCTTGATCTGGATTTATCTTAGATAATCTAGAGTTTGAGATATAATTATTATACTTTTTTGAGAAATAAGTATCATCATCAATATCTTCAACTCTCAAAGTCTCTATCAGAGGTTTAATAGAAATTTGACTTAATTTCACGTAAATAATTGTTAAAGTCTTCCGACTCTTTTATACATTCATACCCATATTCTATCTCTTCTTTATCTAAACTATAAATCTTACCATAAGGACCCCATTTTTCATTAGATTCAGAAGCTATTAATAAGCAAGGTAATCCTGCTAGATTCATCTGAATAAAATTACTAATAGAATCATCAATGAAAATATCAACTCTACCTTTTATATACCGAGCCTTATTAGCACGTTGACATAAGACTTGATAAACAGGTTTACTAGGATACCCATTATTCTTTAACCATGTTTTACTATAGTCTTTATTGCACACTCTTTTAGTACAATATAATTCAGGTATAAAGTTTATTTTATTTTTTATTGGAAGATTTATCCACCATTCTCTGTCTTTTATTAAAACTTGTTGTACATTTTTTGTTATTTCTCCATCAGACTTAGGATACCCAAATCTTTTTAAATATGGATTCATAAACTCATTTAATGTATCATCTAAATCTAAACCAATTCTTAATTTCATAGATTAAATAATTCCTCAATGTCTCTTATATATGTTACCCCAATACCTTTCTTAGCCAATTCAGCTCTGATATTTATCCAGCTATCATTGTTATCAAGAATAGCATATGTATCATCGTCTAAATTTAAGTACTTATCAACTTCTTCTTTAGCCTTTTCAACAGCTTCCTCATATGAAGATGCTGTTAACTTATGAAGTTTATTTTTATTACTCTGACAAATTGCAAAAATATAATTATTCATTTGGTATTGTTATATATAATTATCATTATTAAAATAAATAATATCATTACAGCAATTGGAAGTGATAAAAATATTACCATTATTAATATCATCCAACTCCATAATAATACTCCAGAAATCTTAAGTAAAATTAATATTATACTTATTATAAAATCTATTACTCCTAAGGCTAATAGTTCTCTCATATTAAATTATTACTTTTAGAATAACATTCTAATAAAGTATAAAAGAAATCCATAGGAATCATTGCTATTGCTCCTGGACTAACACTTCCTTCTGTTGGAGCCTTCTTCCAACATAATACGAAGGGTTTATCTTTATAGGGACAAGCATCTTCTATCTTAAAATATGCTGGAGTATTAGCAGTATGTTTTGCTTGAATATTTACAGGTAATTTTCCCGACCTATCAATTAAGTCAACTTTATTATTATCTGTAAACTTACTCTCTCCTCTAGCACTTACACACTCAGTGTACCCCATATCTCTAAGATGATGAATTATATCTGCTTCCCATGCACTTCCCTTATTTCTAGACTTTTTAGCTTGGTAACTCTTTTTAGTATGGATATCTATCCATTCATACAAAGTGCCATCAGCCATTTTTCCAGACTTATTACATCTAATTTTAAGAGCTGCTTGACTTATTTTAGTTTTCTCGGAGCATTCCTCTATAGATGTATAATCATGCACATCGCCGTTCTTATATGTTATTCTAATAGCAGTATTCAGATTCTAATTACTTTTTGACATAATTACTTAATTTTTTTATATAATACTTTATAAATTTTAAAGTATTCTGTCGACCATATTTTTTATAAAAATCACTTATATCTTTTACTTTGAATTTATGAGGTATAAAGAAATAAAGTAATTCTGGATGATTTCTTCTTATCTTAGCCATATTAAACATTCCAGGTCTATCATTATCATAAAAAGTTACTATATAAGTAAATCTTTCTTTTAGATCATTTAACATATTTTCAGATAACCATTGTGTTTCACTATTTGGAGCACAGGCTGTTACACCTAAACCTTTTAAACACATAGTATCTTTCATACTTTTAGTTATGACTAATAAATTACCTTTTTTAGGTAACTGATTATAACCTTGAACCTTTTTAGAGGGCCAATTTGTTAGAAATCTATACTCCTTACGTTTAGGATAATAAATTCTCCACAATTCTTTACCTTTCATTGTCCCACCATAATACCCGAAGATAAAGTTATCTTTGGTCTTTATAGTTTGAATATTACCATTTAAAAATATAGTACGACAAGAATATACTTTATATTTATTTAGTAATTCTAAAGAAACTCCTTGCTTACCCCACCATTTTAATTCATCTTCTGAGAAGTCTTTTATTTCTACTCGTATATCTGCGGGCTCATTTGTTTTAACAAAAGAAGTGTTTGATTGTATTACAGAATGATAATTATTTTGTCCTTTTAATAAGCCAAAATCTTTAGCTATAATGTCTAATGCTTGATGGTATTTACAAGCATATTTAGTCATAACTACAGATATAAAGTTTCCATAAAAACTTCCATTAAAATCATGGAATATAAGTTCTCCTTTAGAGTTACGAAAAAAGGAAGCCGTGGGATTTTTATCTTTACGTAAAGGATTACAAATTAATTTTTTTGAAACTTTTACGCCAAGATAATACTCCATATAGGCTTCCTCTGTGTTATATTTAAGTAAGTAGTCCTTAGTAATATCTGGTTTATAAGAAAAATCTAATTCCATAAAAACTACTTACTTTATAATTACTACATATCTGCCAGCATAGCGTCGAAGTCTTCATCTTGAGCCTCCTTGCCTTCAGTAGAGTCGATAGATTTAGCCTCTTCTGAATCAGCTGCTGGCACAGGAGCAGTAGGCTTACGCTTCTCCATATCCTCTTTCTGCTTAATCTCATAACTAGAGAATGACAATTTATCTTCCTCTAAGCTAGCAAAATTATCACGGATATAGAACTGTCCATCACTATTAATAGCTCCAATATCAGGAATCTTAGCAAATACATTGCCAGTTTCCTTTGAAATTCCCTTTTCATCCTTTTTCTTTTCCTTACGACCACTAAGCTTTAAATAAAAGTTTTTATTCATACAATGCTTAGTCAATACTGCCTGGAAAAGCTGCATGAATTGGTCAGTACTTTTACAAGCAGGAGCTTTAGTTATAAACAATTCTTTAGCTTTATCACCTCCCACTACTGTTATAATATGCAGCATAAAACCCTTAAGCTGTTCAAATGCTGAAGGAAGTACATATGGGAATTCTACACCCTTAGAATCCTTTCTCTTACCCTCATATCTTTTAGCGGAATTTTCATTAGGGTAAAACAATGATTCCTGATAAGTTCCTTGCTCTCCTTCAAAATGAAGTACCAGAGATTTCCAAGTTGTATTAGGGTCTTGCTTACCTTGACCCTCTTTAACTTCTACACTTTTTAACTGAACGAGATAAATTCCATAAGGACGAAGACCTTTCTTACTTGTAGGATTAATATCACCAAGACCACCAAAATTCAAATTCATATTGCTATATTATTAAAGATTATCGAAATTAAAATCATTATCTGAGATTTCTGTATCATCTGCGTTGCCGTCAATAAGACTAGCCATTTCGTCATCTAATTCATCTTCTGATGCAATATCCTCTGCTTCAGGAACTACATCTTCTTTAATCTCAGGCTCTCGATTACCTGTTAATATAAACAATCCATCAATTTTAGGATGTGGAGTGAAAGTAAACTCATTACCATGCTCAGCAAGGTTCTGGTTATTCTTTCCTCTATATGAAACTGCATTCTTCTGAGTTAATTTATTACCTGACTGCGTACCAAATGTTTCAGCAGCTCCGATAACTAAGCATTCCTTCTTATTAAGTTTCTGCTGTTTAATATCTACTTTATCTCCTGGTTCTACACCAAGAGCCTCAACAGCTGCCTTATTAAGAATATACTTATTCTCCTCAAGAATTAATAGTGGATTAGGATTTGTGTCATCTACTTCTGGGTCTTTCTTTTTAGAAGAAGACTTACGAGTAGACGGCTTCTTTACAGAATCATCCTTCAATTCACGTGTATCAGTAAAAATTTCTCCAGTTTCTTCATTAAGCCACTCGGACTTAATTGTCATTTTAATTAGCTTCATTTAAAATATTGTCATCATTATTGGTTTCATTATGGTCATCTGCGATTTCTTCTTCCTCACCATATTCAAAGTTATGGATAGTATCTAAAACCTTTTGCATATTAGGTTCAATCAGTTTATCTTTAAAACATCCATCAACACTGCGACAAGTATCGTTACCATTGGTTTTAGTTCTAAAGAAATAACTAATATTGCCCTCATCATCAACCTGGCGTTCAGTATATAAAATATAAGAAAATAAACCATCAATATTTACGGTTCTATCCAACATTTTACCACTAGAATATAACTGCCAATGTTCATCGAGGTCAGTACCAGCATTAATAATATGACTAATGAATACTACATTGAGATCTTCACGCAATTCACTAGCTTCCATGATTAAATCATAGTAATTTTTAGCAAACACAACGTGTTTATCCCAGCCCTTCTCAAGGGCAGAGTCCATTATATTATTTGAAAGACAATAGTTAGCATCATCTACGACTACTGTCTTAATATCCGAACGTAATTTATCAATAATCTTCAACCACTTACCAATAGTAGTATAATCATTAGACACCAGCCAATTTCCAACTGGCTTTTTATTTACAACTTCAGCTTTCTTGTACTTACGTCTAAATCCAGGAATTTGAAGCTGCTTGTTAGTACAACTAATAATAAATGTTGATTTATAATCCAAATAACGTAAAGAAGTGCTTTTTCCGGTACCACTCAAACCTGCTAAACCAATAATCATAAACTATAGTCTAATTTACTTTTCACTTTTTCATCTTCGATATTATCTGTTAAATTATTATTATCTGTAGCTCGGTATTTAGAATAATCATAAATCTCGGAAGGGGGAGGTAATTCTACCCATTTATTTACCATGCCATCAAAGAAACAACAATCAGCTACTTGATTTTCTCCATATCTTGATTTTAACACAAGAATACTTCTGAATCTATAACCCATTTCTTTTACTTGATATCCTCTATAAGAGGAGCGTTTATCAACTTGAGGATTATAGACAGCTAGAATCAATTCTGCTGCTTCACTTGGAGTACCAGTTTCCTTGATATCCTCAACCATTGGTTCCATGAAAGCTTCATTTTTCTTTCTTTCCATGTTAGCCACACTTCTATTAGACTGCATGATGAAAAGAACAGATAAATCAGTTTTATTTCTAATAACTACAAGTTTATTAGCACATTCGTCAATCTCTCCTTTTTTAGTGCGTCCATTAGCAGGTATTAAAAGTCCCGCATGGTCAATTACAGCTAAAACAGTTTGTTCAGGATTATTAGGAGTATAATGACCATCTTCAAAAGTACCCTCTTCTTTAAGAATCTGCATAATTTCAGATATTATCTTATCAGAAGTATGGGCACCATCAAATATAATTAATTTTTTATATACTTTTTCTAGCCATTCATATCCTAATTTTACATATTCATATATATCATCTGGTAAAGTATAATCTTTACCTATAGAAAGTATCTGTTTAGCAGATATTCTAATATGATAAGTATCATACAAATACGTACTTAATAGTTTAGCTATAATAAAGGATTCTTTCATCTCAAGAGCAAAGAAGATAATCTTAATTTTATCATCTTCTAGATACTCTTTTAATGGAATATAAACATATGAATATAATGCCGCAGAACTCTTACCAATACCTGAACTAGCAAACAACAATGTGAAGGTACTTTTAGTAAGTCCACCTGTTATTTCTTCTAGTTTAGGTAATCCTATACTTAATCCATGATTTCTTCCTAATCTACCGTTTTCTACTTCTTTCTTAAAACTCTCTAAACTCACAGAGTTGCAACAGTATTACAATCCATTCCAGTGTCTCCATTCTTTAAAGCTTCAAGGTCTTCCCATTTTTCATCCACAATAAATGTAGCTAAGCTATAATTAATAATACCATTATCAGTATTAGCTTCCCAATCTAGTAAGTCAATAATCTTTTTATGAAGTTCTTCGTTCCAATGAATTTTCTTTCCATAAGTTCTATAAGCATCTTCAAGACTATTAAACTTTTTAGAAACACCTAGCATACTAGTTAAGCACCCATTAATATTTCTAAATCTAGGATAATGTTCTCTAAGTTCTTTTCCCATTTCAAAGGAACTCTTAGCTAAACATTTTAGGAAGTTTTTATTAAATGGTATCTCTTCAGGAACTAATTTCATTCCTGGAATAATTTTATAACTTTTAAGAATAAGACCTTTATCTTGTAAAGATTTAAGTACATCTATAAAACTTCCTACATACTTTTTATCAATAGCCAAATACCTACGAAGATAATCTTCTGAATAATCTTCTATATAAGCATTTATAGCTTTAACAACAAATAATTCAGTAGGAGTAATATTATATTTTTCTAAAATTGTTATTTCTTCATCAATGTTTAAATCAAACATACAGTAATTCGGATAATTAAAAAGTCTTCCATACTGTAATTAAGTTAATCTCTTTTCAGAGCGATATTAATACATAGATTCAGAATCTAAAATCAAATTTAGGAACTATCTTTTCACCTGGGGTAAAGTCTTTACCTTGTAATACTTTATCCAATTCTGATTCGTCTATAGTTATAAAAGAATCTCCTTTATGAGAATCATAAAACCACTTAGTCTCTTGAGTCCTATTTAATACTATATTGAATATCTCTGCTGTCTTACCTTTTTCAAATCGGATTGATCTTCCTCTTCGTTGACAAGCTCTAGTAATTGAACTATCTAATCCAAATATAATTGCTACAGAAAGACCTTTTACATCAAGTCCTTCATCAGCTTTTTTTACTGTAGATAATAGAGTTATCTTTCCAGAGTTAAAATCTTCAATAGCTGTAGCACTTCTCTTTTTAGAAGTTCTACTAGAATATACAGTAGCATTAGGAATTTTTTCTGCCATTTTAATATTATTAGCAAAAGTTATTATTTTTTTATCCTTTCTAGCTTCTATAATTTTCTTTACTATTTCAATTTTCTTTGGATGATTGTTTATGAAAGCTTTCTTTTCATGCATAGTAGACCAAAATCTGATAGCATGATAATTTATATTTTGTAGTACTTCAGATTTCTTGTTAGGATCACTACACATAGAATCTCTTAGGAGCAGTTTATTTCGCCAACCCATAGGACCAGCTAATTTATTAACTAACTCCCAAGAGAATCCGAAGAATTCAAAATGAGAAATGAATTCTTTATTTATTTTTTCATATTCTTCTAAATCATCAACATTTACTAAGACTAGATATTCTTTATATGGGCTAACCCAACCATTTGCAAGACAAGTATTAATATCAATAGTATCAATTACTGGACAGTATTTTGCTAATATTTTATCTCTACCATCAAGACGCTCAAAAGTAGCTGTAAGACCTAAGATAAATTGGTATTTTATTACTTCAAATAGCCTTACAAAAGTCTCAGCTGCATATCTATGCGCCTCATCCAGTACTAAAAGATCATATTTGGCAGGATGTTTTATTACAGTGTTTATTATTTGTACATCACAACTTAATCCTAGCCCATTAGAATCTATATGACCACACCATTGTTTTTGTAAAGTTTCTGTTGGTACAATTATTAGTACTCGATATTGAGGGAAGTGTTTTAGCACTGTCTTAATACAGTTTAGTCCTATTCTGCTCTTACCAAATCCAGTAGATGCAACTATTGTCCCTACACAACGATTTTTTATCCATTTTCTACGACACTCTTCTTGTCGTTCATCTCTAGTGATTTTATGAAATAATTCTCCTTCAATCAGAGAGTTTGTAGCCATTGTAATCAGCTACTGCTTTGATTTGCTTAATACGCTTCTCCCATTCTGAAGCTTGCCATCTAACCTTATTTTCGAGATGCAGTAAAACTTTATCTCTTAAGGTTTCTAATTGCACTTTAGTCAGATCATTATAACGCTTATCATATTTATCCTTACGGAATGTAAGCATTGCACTAAACTCTTTTAGAGTTAAGCCTTTTCTATCATCAATTTTTAAAACAAGACCCTTTCTATCTTCAGGATTCTTAGGATCTCTTAGTTTAATATTTAGAAGTTCAGCAACTTGCTTAATTCTATCTACTAAACGACCATTCTCATCTTTCTTATTTAATTCTAGTAATTCAGAACGTGTAAACCACAATCCCAGCTCAGTAATGAATGTAAGAGTAATATGTTTACGGATACACTTACCTAAAGCAGATAAACAAGCTTCTCTAACAATATATAAAGGCAATGAAGCAAACATAGTAAATGAATCTTCATCACTATTCATAATATCATTAAGAGTCCATTCTTTAAAGAGAGTCTCTGCAATAGCACTAACATTTGTTTCTCCCTCACCACTTTCTGCATTCTCTTTAGCAAACTGTTCTGCCTGAGCAGTAATCTGCTGATTGAGCATATTAAAGAAACTAGTTCTTACAATACCTTGTCTAGTACTGCCTTCACCTGGATATAATAGCCAAATTAAGAACAACTCAGCGTTGCAGCGAGTTCTTTGGTCTTCAATTTGTTCCAACAAAACTCGTCGTCCAGGATTTTCATAGTTGTCACTATAAAGCATTGATTCACAATGTTTATATGCTTTACGTAATTCCTCTTCAGTCATATCTACCATTTTCATGGAAGACTGAATGCGTTCACCATCTACAATTTTTCTGGAACCTTTCCAGAGAAATGTTTCTACATCATTATTCTTAGCTTCAAAAGCTTGATTGAGTTTATCACCTAAAACTGTTGTCATAAATCTTAAAGATTATTTATTGTATTATTATATCATCTACGTTTTTAGGTCTTTGAGGGACAAACTTAATAAACCAGATATTATTATATCTGTATTTCTGTTGTGTGTCTCCATCGTACCATTCATCTATCCCTGCTATTACAGGCTTCACTTCGAGATAACCAATATCCCCATAATTTATAGTAGCAGCACTCCAATTAGGAGGTTGGGTACACATAAGGTATTTAGTCTTTTCTCTAAGCTTATCCTCATTATCTAACAATTCGAATACATATATTACATAGCCTAAGCTATCATTAAATTTCTCAAGTAATTTACTATAAACAACCATTAATTGATAAATAAATTTCCGCAATAATATGGTAATCCTTTTTCAAGGCGTAAATATTATTTATCAATTTTTAGTAATTTTAGTTATCTAGGATTATAATTTCTGCATCCATACTTAGCAAAATTACATTTAAGCATGTCCATATTTACTAAGCATTTATATCTTTTACAATTCTTACAATCTCTATCTGGAAATTTAAATTTCTTACCGTCAGTATCCTTTATGTAAGTATCTAATGTATTAGAGCACATATTATAGATAATATACTTATACCTCCAAATAAATAATTCAATTTTGATAATTTTTTATTTTGCATATACAATTCATTATTTTTATCAGATTGAATCTTTATTTGATAATTTTTATATGTTAGCGTACTATCCAGCGTATTTACTAAAGATTTGTAGTTATTTATTTGAATTTTTTGTAGACTATCATTTACTAGTAAATATTTATGCTCATTAAAAATAAGATTAGTTATTTTTAATTGATACGGTGTCAATAAGAAGTTTTCCCCCGACTTCTTGAATGTAGTTTGTGAAAAACTGCATGTCGCTATCAGGAGACTGCTTAATAATATTGTCCTTCTCTTTAACATAGATAGTTTTATTATAGTAGATAGCAGTATCACACTTATTGATATCAACTTTAATAGAATTTTTCTTACTATTTAATGAGTCTATTTTTCTTTCTAATGTATCTGTAGACATTACAGTAGTAGGTTTAAATCCTCTATATAAAAAGATAGTAGCCCCTATAATAGTAATAAAAATTAATATTAAAATTAATCTATCTAAAAGTTTCATTAATCTGCTACTGCCTTATTATATAAAGCTGCTTTCTGAGTTAAAGCTTCAGCTTTCTCTTTAGATTTTTCATATTTATCTTTAGCTTTAGCATAAGACACACTGTACTGCTCAGGATATTGCTTTACGTGATTGACTTCGTTATCAAGTATGTATTTCACAGTCTCAATATTAAGAAGTCCTGCTCTACCTAATAGTACATTGGTATTTCTATCACTAACACTTTTACCATAAGCAATTTTCTTACCAAGCTCATTGTTATGTTTATCTACTGGATTACAGAAAGATACTCCAAAACTAAGAATTCTAGTAACATTTTCAAATACAGTACTTTCTCTAAGAACAGCACATACTACGAAATAATGATCTTTGCCTTCAAAGTCTACAAAACTGCCTTCTCTGTAATCTACAAGTTTCTGTTTTACGTTTGTCATAATTTTTTAAATTTGGAATTATTAATAATATAATCTAGAGGAGCTGATACTAAATCAATGGATTTTATAATTCTATATCCAATCTTTTTAGTAACTTGCACTCTCTCTTTAAGAGGTTTACTTGAAGATATAAACTTACTACCTAGCAATTCTTCTCTATCTTTATAGTGAGCATATGCTGTAAGTTCATAGACGAACATCTTAGAAACCGTAATGTCTCTATGATGTTCGTCTCTCCAAGTAGTTATAGGAATGGATTTAATCATTCCTCCATCAAAGTAGTATTATTAGGAGTTTCCCCCACAATATCATATAATCTATGAAGTTCTTTTGTATAGGAATCTAAATATTGTTGCATAGTTAAAGCTTTTTCAGGATTAGCTTTAGCTACTCTATATCTAGCAATTGATGCCATAGCTCCAGATAAGGTTAATCCATATCCTGCTAAAGTAAGTTCCTCTCTAGCCTCTTTAGTTTTAGATTTGGCATTAATAGTCTTTATAATATATAAATCCCAATGAGGACAACTTTCATCATTTGTTGAAGATTTTAATTCAAAATCAGACTCTTTAATTATCATAGATTATTTTGATCCAATACCACCAGGTCTTGTTGTTGCATTCTTTACTGTTTGAGGGAGCTTATCCCACCATACCTGCTTCTGACGAAGTCTTTCAAGCTTTGCCTTATACTTCATTTTAACTAGAATTGAAAATTAAAAGAAAATTAATCATCTGTGTAATATTAAAATTATCTAGGTAAAATACCATAATTTAGTTATAGACACATCTAGAATAGCCTACAAACTTCTAAATTTAGAATCATGAACAATTTATCACTCTAGAAATGAAAACGTCTTAGAGAGACTCTGAGACATTACCCTCAAAGTGCTCCTCAGTATACTTACGAGCATCTTTGATATCATCAAAATATCTACTTGGTTTTAATCGGTCACTACGTTTTACCGCAATTTTACCACCAGTAGTACGATAAATAGTAATAGTGTCTACCGTTGCTTTTACAATTTCTTTAGCCATAATTAATTATTTTTAAAAATTTTACTTAAAGTTTCTGTTAACTCAGGGTACAGATAATACAGTGCTAATAACGTATTTATAATTGGACATACTAATATTAATATTGTTATTATATTAGTAGGAACATTAATTTCAGTCCATCTGTCTATAACAGCAAATGCAGATCCAATATAAATAGTTATACCTGCAACAATTATTATTGATACAACTAAATACATTATTCTAATAATTCTAAGCTAGCATTACTAGCTAATTCATCCGCTAAATTATTACCAAAACAATCTTGATGTCCTCTAACATGGGTAAATTTAATATTTTTTATTAAAGATTTAACTCTTTCATATTCTTTATCTAAGATATTCCAGAGTTCTACATTCTTCTTTTTCTTCCAACCTTTAGTAAGACATCCTAATACATATTGACTATCACTTATAAATTCTACTTCATCCATTGAAGTTTTAATGGACTTAAAAGCACATAGCATAGCAATTAATTCCATTTTATTATTAGTAGTATGTTTAAAGCCTTTGGAGTACTTTTTAAATACTTCATCATCCTTCATCCATACTATTCCAATACCTCCTTGGTCAATAGAAGATTTATAAGCACCATCAGTATAAATCTGTAACATAGTTATAAAGATATGTAATCTGCATATTCAAATACTATTCCATTCTTTTCAGGATCAAAATACGTTGTAGACATACAAAAAGTATCAAAATTATGAGATTTTCTATAACCATTCAATAAATCTCTGACGTATTCTTCAGTATCACTTATTGTGGAAATATAGCAATGTCCCTCACCTTTAATAACAATTCGTATATCTGAAGCATCATCTAAATCTCCAGTACTAGAACTAATTTCCCAAGTTCTATTATCTGTAAATAATGCTTCTAACTCTAAATTAATGTCATGAATTAAGTCAGGGTCTAATTCATTTTTATTTATAATGATCATTTTTATTCCAAAGTATTAAATAACAACGTTCTCCTTCGAAATTTGAATACCATAATATGCATTGGTTATCTGTAATATCTAATCTTGGATCAATTATAATTATTACCAAAATAATAGTTATAATAAGTCCTAAAACATACATCAGATAACATTAAGCATTGTAACGTTCTCAGGAAGATTATCCCAATCTTTGTAAGAATTAGTAAACCATACGTGGTTAAAGTTTTCTGACAGATTCTTTATACCATTAGGATTTACCATATGAGTAACTGCAATATTTAAACGCTCTTTAGGAATACCTAAAGCATTAAATGCTTTAGCAATACCACAGAAGGTTCCACCACCATCACATAAATCATCAAGAATTAACAGAGATTTATCCTGTATACTTTCAGGATTATCTATTTTAATCTCTAAGATTTTCCCAGTAGTTAAATCTCGAACTTTACTACAAGTAATTGCTGTACTATTATATCTGAATTCATTTCTCTTTACAGCTCCGGCATCTGGGAAAACTAATTGAAATTCTTTCCAAGTATTATTAGATGGATTCTTTTCACCATAGAGAGGCATAAATTTAACTCCGAATCTAGGATCATAATAAACATCAGAATGAGGTTCTAAAATTTTAATAGTCTCTGCATTACAATTTTTTAATATATTTAAGACTATTTTTAAAGTGAATGGTCTATTGAAATCCATTACTCGGTCCATTCTCATACTCATTAAGTAATAGATATTTAACTTATATAGAACTTCATGTCTATCAAGAATATCTAAAACTTGCATAAGTATAAATAAGTCTTCAGCATTAGTAACTCTACATTTTACTAATACTTGTTCCTTATGACTGAATTCTTCTAAGGAAATTTGAACTTCCCCATCAGGAAATCTAGAGATAGAATATTTAATATCACTATCTTCTAGATGTACTAAATTTAATTGTTGCATAATTTATAAATATAAAGAGTCATTGTTGTATCATTAGCAAAAAGTTCTTGTAGCATAGGATAAACTACTCCATCCCAATCTCCTCCTGCTAATCCACATCCTAATTTATAAGGAATACCTATCTCTGTAATCTCGTTATCTTCACAAAAGTCTTTTAAATCTAATAAAGCTTTTTTAAGAGCATCATAATCAGTATGTCTATTTTCATAAGGAGCTACTGATTCAGTAAAAGAATATTCTCCAAATAAATTAGCTACGAGATTAATAGGTTCATCTCCTGTTATACATACTTGACATTTTCCTAATAATTCTTTAGAATATTTAAGAAGTTTACAAAAATTAGCGTATTGTATATACACACTATTCCATTTATTTTTAATAGCTTTAGCTATACCTGCTCCCATTACTCCCAAACAATTAGTTTGATGAGCTATAAGAGGTAAATTTGATTGGAGTAAATCTCCA